ACCAGTCTCTGACCCAACTCCAGATGGAATCCATTAGAATGGTTGGGCTTTGTAAGAATCTCAAACTCAAGGTTCACCGGACCAACAGCATCCGCACGGTTATCTGATGTAGCAATTATGACAGCTTGTGATGAGAAGTTCGCTAAACTATTTTTTACCGTGACACGAGTGACATAATGGATAGCACACTTCACTTGCTGCATAGCCCGTCCTATAGTCCACATGAAGTGCATTGGCCCTACAATAGCAAGTATGCCACACTCTTTTAACGCTACCTTCCACGATTCTACCCAAGAGAGTTCCCTCCCCCATCGCTCATCACCATTACCGTGTACACTCGGACCCGAGACTATCAGATCAGCCCAATGTGGTTCTAGGATATTGATAATCTCTTGAAAGTCACCATGTATTATCTGATCTTCAGCAACCCCTTCAGTCGTGCCGTCAAGGAACTCCCTATGTAGCCGCCCCGAGTTTGTTGGCGATGTAACGTAATGTAAGTCCATGTAATTGGAAGTCGCTCCCCGTCGTGCTCGATCCCGCGGATTGATAGGTAAAAGTGAACCCCATCATGTCTCCCACCGCCGGTGGGTCAACGGACGCCGTCAACGTAGATACCTCTATTGCATTAGCATCCGATGCCGTTGCCAAGAACTTTGTGGCCGCTATAGAACCTGTCGTACCTGCAGTCGCCTCACCATCCCCATAGTGTTTCCACTTCAGGTCGAGTTCCGCCGCCTGTGACGCTGCCGCAGTGTCCGCACTCCATATGGCATATGCTGTCAGGCAGGCGGACGTGTCAAGGTCGATTGGCGTTCTCTCCCATACGTAGACGACCACGTCAGCACTACCACTCTCTGTTCCTGTCATAAGGATGGCAGGATAGAGGGAGTTGTACTGACCCACCGCTGCATTACCATCCGTCACGTCAAAGTCTTTGGCCTTGAAGTTGATTTCCTTATACACTCGCCCGGCGTTTGTGAGCGTTGTGGAGCCCGTGATGTTTAGTTTGCCCCGAACATTCACTTCGTCACTAGACTGATCCCACCAGAGCTTGCTGCCTGTGGTGGTGCCGTGTGCTGTGAAGTCCTGACCAGCCCCAATGCCGGACGCCCCGACTATCAGCGCCCCTTGGATATAACGATCTCTAGTGTCTTTCTCCATTACGTTGCCGTCCCTAGCTTATTAGCTATATACTTCACAACTATGCCATTGAGTTGGAAGGTTGACCCCGCACTCGTCTGAGCTGTGTTCGGGATGTAAACCAGTTTGACGGTCATGAGCTTTGTACTCGCTGCAGGGGCTACAAGTGCAGCTGTCACATTTGCATACTCGAATGCAGATGCGGCGCCCGCACCAGATGCTTCCACCCCAGCCAGAGCACCCGTCCCACCAGGAGTACCACCATCACCTATTCCAAAGTAGTTATATCCGATAAGCATACTTGCATTTGCGGCAGCAACACACCCAGAAGACCATAGAACATCTATACTGCCTGTAGCAGTTATGTCCATGTCTGACGGCACGCCAAAGTCTATAAACGCACTTCCTTCAGTGGCTGAGTTTGTGTATTGCCACGCGTATGTGCTAGCAGAGTTGTGTGAGCCCGCTGTCCAGTTCTTGCCTGTGTTGCATGAGATATTCTTGGCGGGGAACCACAGTTCCTTGATGACCCGCGCTGTTGCAGCCATTGTCATTAATCCATCAGCTGCGAATGCAGTATAGTTCGTGCCATCGCCTACTTGTGTGACCGCCAAAGACGTTGAACCAGTAACACCTAACAATCCGGCAGTCGTACATCCAGAGATAGCCAGTGAACCCGTTACATTTAGTGAACCAGTGATATCTAACGCCGCCACCGGTGTCGGCGTCCCGATGCCGACATTGCCGTTACCCAGCACTGTCACGAGCTGAGCTGAGTCATCCCAATCTGAGATCTGGAATACCGTCTCGGCAGCACCGAGTGCGACACCAGTCGTGCCAGTCTGCTTACCACCGCGAATTTGGACGGCAGGCACAGTGTCCGTCGGGTCAGTCGCCCCGATGACACCCCGCAAGACGAGCGCAGTCGCGTCCGTGTCCGAGTAGGCACCAAGCAGCAGCCCACCACCGGTTGCTGATAGTTTCTGCATGGCAGCATAGGTATCAGCTTCGACGAGTGTGGTTAGCGTATGCACTACATCGCTCGACTTCAGCGCTAGTATCTCATCGTCGGTGGCGGCCTGGTTGATCGTAAGGCCCTGGGTCATATTGGCGTTTGTAGTGTCACCGATGAGGAAACTACCGATTTCGTCGAAGAGTGCTCGTTGTGTGCCACCTACAGTTATGTTATTTGCCGCAGTATAGATTTTTACGTTAGTTGCTGCGTTATAGTCAGTAGTTCCCCCACCAAGCTCTAGTACGTTATTAGTTACTTGAGCTAATACTCTTACCCCCAATACTGACTCTTCTGCATTTGTATAGTGTGGGACTGAGTAAATACCTGCTTTTTGCGTGGCATCGGTCCTATTTTGATAATCGGTTGTATCCCCACCAAGTTTTATTTCCTTGGCCCAAGCATCTATAGCCTGAGCGGTATCTACTATTTTCACTGATCCTGCGACATTTAGTTCTCCAGCAATGTTAGCGCTTGTGCTTACAGTGAGTGAACCCGTCACCGCAAGGTCATTCAATGCGGCCACGGGGCCGGTGAGAAGCGTCGAGCCCGAGACGTTTAATGAACCCAGATTAGCGCTTGTCCCAACGGTAAGACTCCCCGCAATGCCAAGATCATCCGCTATCGCTATGCACCCACTGATGTTAAGCTGACCAACAGCGTTGATGGACGTTGCCGTTAGAACTATGGTGTTGTCCGCAACCGCATCCAATCGTCCGTCAATAGACGAATTTAGATAGATAGACGAATCGCGGAACTGTAACTTGTGGGCCGCCTGAATCTCCGTGGTAAGTGATAAGTCTAACTCATCTGTGGACTCGTCAAGTAGCAGATTGCAGCCAGCCGTAGCTGTGTACATGGTCACATCATAGCCCGATCCACTCCACCCCACTGTGAATGGACCGTTTTGCTGAGTAGACCGCCTAAACTTATTCATACCCATATTTTATACTCCTATTGCCTTGGAAACAGACCGCCAAGGCCCGGTCCGATAGGAGAAGAAACAAACCGCTTCTCATTCGGTTGTTGATAATCTATTAGCTAACAGCTGTTAGGAAAAAGTACCCACAGTCCGTTGAAGTCAAAACCTGATCGTACCAGGAGAATCCTTCTACCACATCAGTGTGGCGCGCACCATCACGCCTGTTGCTGATTATCTGAGGGCCGTTCCCGCCAAATCCACCATCCCACCAGAAGGTGTACCCAGCAGACGGTTCCATGAGACTAGGACGCGGTGCGACGTAGGCAAGAAGTGCATTCTTCCCGAAGATAAAACTGTACGCTGCGATAGTGTTGAGTTGAAGATCAGTCGTGTAGATAGGTCGTGCTACTATGACACGTTCGACACCAAATACACGCGCCATCAAGTCCTCGGTGACTATGCCGACATTAGTGTACTTGATTCTGTCTAGGAAGTCTGGATGGTCCTGCAACTCGTTGAAAACCTGAAACCCCATTAGCAGTGTATTAGCAACCTTGCCCGTATTCTGCAGGATGGTCTCAACCCCATCGTGGACATCACTGATTGGGTCTGAACTCGCGTACGTGTCCCAATAGGTAAAGCTGGAGTTACCCGTGACTGTAGTTCCCCAGACACCTGTTATAAAAGCAGTGGCTGCAAATTTTACATCTCGCTGTAGCTGTAGACGGTCTGTGACAAAGATGGTTGCCTCACGATCAAGGGTGTAGAGGCTGTCCGCCCCCGCCCTAACTTCGTCAGGAATATCCTTCCCAAGCGCGAAGTTATCACAGTAGAAAGTATTGGTCTTATCAATGTTCCACCCGGACCGCTTCGCTTCCTCGCCAGGAGCGCGACGGGCCGCCTCATCTCGAAACCACAATCTGTTACTTAGTTGACCTACTTTTGTAGGCGGGTTCATCATTTCTGTGAACCTCTGCAACTTCATTTTTGTTGCAGATCGGATCATGCCATATACTCATTTGAGTATGCTCCCGTCTGATCTCTACACACTTCTTAAATTGTACCAATTAACAGATTTGACTTAATCCCCAATTTGTGGTATAATGGTTTAGAGACAATTGGTTTAGTGATATAGGAGATTAAATATGGGCAGAAAGAAAAGTGTACCCACTCAAATCTTAGCTCAGAGAATTGAGGCTTATGCATTTTTTGGTTCCTTTGGTAGAGCTGCTAAAGCATTAGGTGTTGCTAATGGTACAATAGCAGCAACCGTCTACGTTGCACGAGGACTTTGCCGATGTAGTCGTACCCCAGAACCAGGTTATACATCCTGTCGTACTTGTTTAGAGCGTGCTAAACGTGGTAAATCTCAAAGATATAAAAAACGAAAATCTGATGGCGTTTGTGTACGTTGTAGTGGCATTCTTTCTTCTGTCTCTACTGTCTATTGTGAAAAGCACCTCAGGATAGAACGTTCCGAAATGAAGTTGTATAGACAAAAACGTATGGAATCTGGATTCTGTTATAGTTGTGGAGATCCACTTTCATCTCATTCAGATAGATATTGTGATCAATGCCTTGAAAAGATAAAATACCAACGAAATCTGAACAAAATGAGAGGAAATTATAACAAAGTTCTTGAGCGTGATCATTACCTTTGTCAAATATGCTTTCGTGACCATTCAGATGGTAAAAGATCAAGTCTTGCTGTTCATCATCTAATTGGCCGGAGTAACAAACTTGATAATCTTATCACTCTCTGTTCCTCATGTCATCGTGTTATAACTGCTCTAAACAATTGCCCCAATCCATCTGCTGCGATGTCTTTTTGGCTGTCAAAGTACAATTAAGGTTGGCTCGGCGTTGGCGGATTATTCTATGATAATCTCTTCTCAGCGTTCGCCGAATTTGAGAGCTTTGCACCTATAGATCACTCTATAGGGGGACTGATTCTTTAATCCGATTTGTCGTACTTGATATAGATATCACTTTGCTTGTTTACTCGCACCAGAGGAAAAACTGTATCAGCTACATAAACTGGGTTGCGATAAGCAATAGAGATATTTGTTAGTGGTGCATTTACGTGTAGCTTGCTGTTACCCCATCATTTCTGATGTGACTAGGTCATTTCTGCCTAGTTCCTATGCTTGATTTCGTCATAGGTTCGGAGCACCGCATCACCCTTTTGGGTGTCTCTCCGCTTGCTTCTCTGCGGCTGCACAGCTTGCGCTTGCTTGCCTCGGGTAGCCATCTCAGGCGTTCCCGTTATTCAGGAGAGATTTTACAACGACCTACATTTGATCGTTGAGAGTAGGTTCTGCCATTTTATTATCTCCTTATGGCATGGCCTATCCGTGTCAATACTTCTGGAGGCTCACATCATCAAAATGTCAGTCAGGTACGCGTATGGAACGATGATGGTTTGGTTGTCCGCCCATACGCGAACCAAGGTTGGTTCGTTGTCCTGTGGCCCAAGCTCCTCACCTCTAGCATTGCAGAATTTGTAGCCAACCCGCTCACCCACTAACTCTTCCGTTCGCCTCCCCGTTTCCCAACACCATCCAATTCTAATCTCACTCATTATTTTCTCCTCTATCAGGATAGGTAAAATTCATTAGACGTTGTGGCTCCCAGTTGTCATAATCATCGGACCCGTTATCATAACCGGAATCACGCCAGAAGCCGTTGTAGTCACCAATGAGCGCGCAAAGTAAGGGCAGCCCGTTGTGACCTGTCTGATTACGCGCGCGCTAGAGTCAACCCACAGTGGGTTCCAGCGCGAGATGGTGCATGTACTAACTGAACACAGAGCCTTTGTGATATCCCCAGGCACGTACACGACCTGTGCCGTCTCACCGGACGCCGGCTCGTTGTTCAGAACGCCAATGGGGGTAAGAGCGGGTGTGGCGTCGCACAGTGTAACAGCAGTGTCGGAACTCATGTACACGACATAGAATTGCTTGGCTGAATAGTCAGCCGCGGCTGTCACATTCGGGAAATAGTCAGTGTGCCGTTCGAATGCTCCACCCATTAGGACCTCCCCATTATTTCTCTACGATAGCGGGCGTACTCGTCCGGACTTTCAGCAATGACCTCGTCCAGATTTTTGCCCGTGGCCTCTGCTTTAGCCAAGGTTTTCTTGACATAGTCAGTTGTGCCGGTTTCCAAAGCACTTCCAACTTCCTTCCAGAGACCCGCTTCTTCTAACTGCTTGTCCTTTGCGTCCAGTGCTCCGGTTAGTGCGTCAAACGCATCCCTGTTAGATTTCTTGAGTCCGTACAGCATATCAGCATCCAAATTAGCAGACTTGGCAATGGGATTGATTTCAACCATCTCAGCGGCTTTTTCAAGCTCCTCAATGCGATTGTCCCGCTTTGCCAATTCCGTCTGATATGCCTTCTCCACTGCCTCTACTTGGTTGGTGGCTGCCTTTGCAACGGATGCCAACTCAGACCTCAACTCCTTGATGTCTGCCATATCATCCTGCTCTTCAACCTCTTCCTCCTTGACTGCCGGAGGTGTAACCATGTTGTTGACAATTCCCTTGATCACGTCCATAGCGCGATTCCACGCGTTACGATCAAGGCCGTCTTCTGGTAGAGTGGAAAGTTCCTCAAGAGTATCCAACACGTCCTCTTGATTTAGATCCATGTTATCACCTTTCATTAAAAAGAACGGGCGTTTATTCGCCCCCTTACGAACTAGCCCAACGGAATCAATTTCTAAATCAGTTAACTCTGTTACCATACCACCTCCTTTTGTGCAAAACAAAAAAGGCAGACCTTGATGTTCCAAGGTCTGCCCAGTTACCCAAAATCGGCTATTAAGTTATGAGAAAAATAACCTACCTACATTATACACTAAAATGTTGATTCTGTCAAATAGTAGTCTTCTAGGCTTGCCATCCTTAATTATAGCACATATTCCACGTTTTGTCAAATCGTGTCAATCAGCATATCCAATGGCTCTCAGACGTTCCAATACCACCTTCTCATCATATTCTTGCAATGCGTCTAATTTAGGCCACTCCATATCTTTTACAAGTAATCTAGTAGTTCTTGGAGAGCACTTAGACACTTCATGTTCTTCATAGGGGTCGTCTACTACGCTATACAACTCCGTCTCCCACTCGTCATATCTCTTTTTACAGTAACATACCCATACACTGTTTCTAATGGCTCGATAGGCCCATAGTTCTGATAGGTTGAACTCAGTGCGGCTCTCAGAACCAAATGAGAACATTATGACATGATCACGATATTCCTGTGGGCCACCACCAATCAAAGTGGGTGTCCAATCTAGCCCATCCAAAGGCCCAAAGTCATTGTTTGTCATTACTGCCAGAGTATTAGAAATGTCTGTGTGTTGAAAGAACCCGTGGTGGTTGGACCTGATAAAATTAGGGCCAGACCATATCACAGGCACATGGGTCAAAAATTGGTAAAGGCTCTCTCTATGACCGCTAATTCCACGCTCACCCAACCCCTGTCCATGGTCAGCCATTAGAATTACTACAGTGTCAGGAAAGCGATCAAATGTGCGTTTTAGTAGTTTGTGCAATTCCACATCTAGTAGCTCTAAAGCCTTCATGTAGCCGTTAGGCCGGAAGTGCCCATGTAAATCCATCGGCCTCAACATGGTGAACCACGGTTCCTTCATATCCTGTAAGTTGGCATTCCATATTCTATCACCAGGGAACACTCCATGGAAATCCAACCAATCCCACCTGCCAAACCCACGGGTGTAGAACGATGCCAATCCATTGTTTGTCTTAATCGCCCCTGAATAACCAACACTCGACCCAAACGTTTCCCACCCCGCCTTTTGCAGAATAACAGGCAATGTCGGCAGCATGGTATCCATGCACTGGGTCAGCACCCCATGTGTGTCAGGATGCGTCCCCGTCAGGATGGACGCAAAATTGGGATCCGACATAGGAGCTACGTTCCACGCGTTGTGGAATGTGACTTTGTTGGGCAAAATGGACAGTGTACGCTCCAAAAACAGGTAGTGATCGTAGCGCAGGCAGTCAACCACAATCATGAGAATGTTATTCATCTACAGTCCTTTGGTGGTTCTGGCATATCCAATGATCGCCAGTGAGTTATTTTGTCACACATACTGTCTTTCGTATTTGGCCACATCCATCCAGTCTTTTTATACCATGCTAAATACGGAATTTTGTGTGTAGACTTCTCAAAAACCACCCACTTTATCTCTTGTGTCAGTGGCAGTCTATCTTCTACACTAATCCATCCATCATCTTCTTGTTCTTTTACTGGACTATGGTGCTGGCATCCTTCTCTAGTAGATGTTGTGTATGTTCTTCCTTCATTGTACCCCTTACATTCTCGTGTGTCATGTACCCAATTAGCACTTTCATGACTCCATGATTTGCAACTTCCACATGTTGGTTCTACTGGTTTTTCTTCGTGGAAGATGCAACCAAATGTCGGAGGACAATCACTTATTAAAACTGCTTTCCTTCGATCTTCCGACTTACAATAGCGTTCTTTCCACCATTTACATGTCTTACAGTATCTCATCATTCATTCTCCTTTTATCTTGCACATCCATACAATTCTCTCCACTCCTCAAAATCCAATATCTGAGCGTCTATAGGTTCAGATTCTGGATAATCAAACCATTCTGATGCTGACTGGGATTTTAATCCGGTGCCACCACATTGGCCGCACATCTGATCAAAGTCACTATCTATTCCTGTACCATTACATGCTTTACAGTCTTTCATTTATCGGCCCGGCCCCTTCTCCCAAAGAAATAGCCAATGTAATAGATGAGCACGTTCATCGCCACACCAATCACAAAAGAAACAGGATCTGTTTCAATTGCCCTATAAAGTTCCTCAAGCATCTTTCCCTCTCTTTCCTTCATTAGTGGTTTACGGTGTGACAACCCGCACAGGTTCAAAAAGCCACTCATGGAACCACTCTATTTGATGGATGAGATGTTCCTTGCAACACCAGTATTGATGTCGTTTCCGATAGGAATCACGCCAAGAAGACTCATGGCAAATCCCTTTGCAATATTGGCATGTGCGTAGTCCGTAGACTACTGCCATCTTTCTCTCCTTTCGTGTAATTAACTCTACCTACAATTATACACTGCTTTTATGCAAAAGTCAAGCATTTTAGAAAACTGTTCGTAAATTCTACGTAAATGTCAGGAATACACAGTCTCTATGTTGCCATCCGTGGTTTGCATGTCTATGACTTCAGGTATTATTTGCCTGAACACTTCCATGTACCGTTCGTTCTCTTCGTCTGTGAACCAAGGGACTATGTAATCGGCCCGCCAAGGAGATGTCTCTTTGATGATCTCCCTGTCATTTGTTGGCAGGTTTACATAATTGACCAATTCCAAGTCCATGAATCCTTCCAACGTCGTAGGTTCTTTGTATCCGTGCTGCTTGGCTATCTCTGTCATGGTACATCCAGGATAAGGAGTAAAAAAGTTTACAGTATAGTCTAACCCAGAATCCTTGTCAAGCATCCGCGCTAACAGCTGCCCGGTTCTCTCCAGGTCTGCGACGGTCTCTGTCGGATTGCCTAATAGGATATGGAACCTTAGTTGGATACCGCTTAGACGTGCTCTGTCGATGATGTCAAAACAATCTTCAGCGACTATCCGCTTGTTCATCATGTCCAGTATCCGCTTTGACCCGTGTTCAAGGCCTATGTGCATCAAATGGCATCCGGACTCGCTTATCTTGTTCCAGTCCTTTTGTGCAAAAGACTTCAGTGCGTCTATTCTGGCATTAGCACGCCATTGCACGTCCAGCTTGCTAAGGCCGTCCGCTATCGCCATCACTCTATCACGTCCGACAAAGAACGTGCCATCGTCAAAGTTGATGTTCCTAATGCCATAGATGGCTTTCATCATTCCAAGGTCGAACAGGACTGTGTCCACAGGCAGTCGTGAGTACTTGTATGAATCATGCCAATAGCAGAATCCGCAACTTCCAACACAACCTGTTGCAGTGGCATAGTTGATGGCAAGTGTCTCAGGATTCAGATAGTCCGCCACATTGATAAACCCATTAAAATATGGCAGTGGTTGGAGATTAGAGATGTTGACCGGCTTTGGGGATAGAATTGGCGTCTTAGGTGGTGTCCCTAATCGTATCAAGTCACAAAGATAAGTAAGCGAATATTCTCCCTGTCCTTGGATGACATAATCACAATACTGTGTACACAATTCAGGTTTAGCCGATGGGAATGCCCCACCAAATACGATAGGAATTTCAAGGCTGTACCACAGTTTGATATGCTTTGCTAAAGCCACCGCATTTCGCAATTGAGACCCAGTGACTGTGGATATTCCGACTAGCAGCGTGTCATCAATATTGGAATCTATCCTGGACAATGTTTCACTTCGATCAAACCTGTCATCTATCAAAATCGGCTCATATCCCCTCCATATCAGAGTCGACGCTAGGTATACCAAATTTGTTGGAATCCACTTGCTTTCAAAACTCTGATAGTGGTTGGGCTGTATGAGTAGTACTTTCCTCTTCTCATTCATTCGAGTTCCTTTCAAAAGACGTGTGGATAAGTCCTATTAAGCAACCATTCAGGTTCTACAGCAGATATGAATACTACTAGCGGTGATGTTCTTTCATCCAAAATAGTTTCTAATTCTAACATAGTCGTAGCATGTGCTATCACTCTTTGACTGTCGATAGCCACCCACTCGTCACCATACTTACTACGTAAGTCTAATAGATTCGCTCCAAACCATTCAAGGTCTGTATCAGACCCAGGATTTTCCACTCGATTCCTAAGACTTCGTGCCAAAGACCTAATAGCACCATACACACGTTTAGTAGCAGAACCAACAAGATTCACATCTATAGGTCCGTGATTATCTATACAGGATTTGACAGCACCTGCTATGGCATGCTCAATCTGATGGGAGTACTTCAAGTCAAGATAAAAAGTCATTGATGTAATTCCTTTCTAATCACTCTCCAACAGTCGATTTTCGTCTTTCTAAAACACGCTTTGCAGCTTTAGTTGATTCATTCTCAGGCAGTCCTCCAGCATTGTGCTGTATTCTCTCTTTGTGGGTAGGTGATTTAATCTCTCCAATGGCTATCAATCTATCATACTCTGCGTGAAGCTCTTCTACTTGAATTCGGTGCTCCTCACATCGTCTTAGCATTTCTCTGTCGACACGTCGTTTCGTTGCCCGTGTGTGGCCAGGCAGTCTGTGAAGGTCCTCACCAAATGGGATTTTGGGTACACCACGCTGCATTCTAAACTCATCAAAGTGTATAATCTTTGGCATTCTATCGACCCTTTCTAGTGACATGTCGAACTCATCAACATTACTTTTGCGCAAAAGTCAACTATTCTTGAACAATCCCAATGGTCTTGGCTTTCTATTCAGCAAATCAATCAATCCATCATCTTGTTTTCCTAATGTCACTTCCTCCCGATACCCTGATCCCTTAATACTGTAGAAATTTATATCACCACTTTTAGCTAACTCTCTCAGTTCTTCACTCTTTAACTGTGTCACCATCACCCAGTCCCCTTGTTTGACAATGTGCTTTTCCCCATTGTATTCAGTTTCATAGGTGACAGGACTGAGATAACTTTCCACCACACAGGCCTCAGAGTCTTCCACAAGACGTCCATGCTGGAGGTCCAATCGGTGTCCACGTTCCATAAATCCATGAGCTGCAATCTCAACTTCAAGTTTTGAAACAACATCAGCCTGAGAATCTACGTCATCCTCTGTTGGTACTTCGTCATATGGACTTAGTACGACCCCATACAAAAGGCCCTGAAACTCACCGTCGTCGTCGTATTTTACGATGGAGACTTGGTGCTCACCATCCTCCGACTTCTTCAAATGCCACTTGCCATCGTCACCCTTGGCGTACTTGTTCTTGACGGCAGACCACGCTATTCTACTAGCAGACTCCTCCCCCTTGTCCATGCTTGCGTTGAATGCAGATGCCCATATCTCCCTGGCGTGTTTAGGCAATCCTTTTACACCTTCAGGCACAGTGGACGCGGTGAATGGTTTACTGATTTCTTCCTCTTCGATTTCTAATTCATCCTCAAATTCTTCCAATGCCTCGTCACTCAGTTCTAGCATGGATTCTAGCAGCAAGGACAGCGACTCTTCCGATGCCTCGAGGTCTGACATGTCCACCTCATTCAACTCTGTGAATCTTGCCTTGTGCTCATCAGTCATGGATGACAGAATGGAGTTGAATGACTCTTCTACCTGTAGTTCTTTTGTTTCCAATTTTACCTCTGTATTCTCTTGATGGCTATTACTTTACCCATCCGACAAACTGTCGGAATTACTAAACCACTTTTAATGAGATACGATGCCGCCACCATCACCTCAGTGAGCTTCAATCCGGACTCCTCTGACAACACGAGGAAGTTCTTGTAATCCTTGCCGAGCGCCTCAAGCAAGGAATCAGCATTCCCTGCATCAGCCACCACGTCCTTGTGCAGGTAAGGCATGAAGACTATCTTGCCGTGTGCTTCCCAGTTTGACCATGGCACACCTGTCTTCTCTTCTAACTCTGTGGCCTTTGACGTACGCCACTCTGACAGTTCCCTCGGCGACTTTCTACTTATTGACCAGACTGCCTTCATTCTAATCTCCTTGAATCAACTCTTACACTTAGGATTATACACTACTTTTGCACAAAAGTAAAGGAGTTTAAGAAGATTGGTCGTAAATTCTACGTAAATATCAGTCTAGGAATATCTCTACAGAATCTCTTTTTGGAGTCATGTCTTTGCTAAGGACTGTCTTTGCCACTGCATCGTCACCCACTAACCATCCAACATGCCTGCCACTCCTATCAAGAGACAAGTGCCACTGCTGTGTCTTGCTGGTGGGAAGGACTGGTTGCGACTTCAACGCCTTGATGGTCTTCCTTACAGCCTTGTAGCCCGTTCTCTCACTCGCGCGCTCCCACACGTGCTGGGGAACTTTGCTGAGTGATGTGCCGACATGAGTACCACCAGGGGGTCCATGCCACCCACTGCCAGGTCCACCCTTCTCCACATGGCCCATCCCTCGCCGCAGCATCTCCTTCAGGATGTTTTCGTGAGCCTTGTCTATCCAGTCCATTGGCTGTTCAACGTGCAGGTCCGACATGGATGGTTCCGCCTTTGAGAATAGTTTGAACATGTGGTTTAGTCCTTATTTAGCAGTTCTAGCAATGACTTTTGCACAAAAGGCCTATGGCAGGCGTCGTGCAGCTTGACAATGTCCCCATCGTCCAACTCCTCCAAGAACGACCCGTCCGAAGAGCACAATTTAAGAATAACCCTCTCCTGTGTGGACACGGGGACAGGTCTCTTTGGCGACGCCATGCCTCCCGCGTGCCCTCTAGCGCCTTTGTGGGCGTCGTTCCACGCATAGTCTGATACGTATGGTCTGATGCGTGTCAAGAAGTCGTCGTAGTAGTTTGTAGAACGTTTTAGCAATTCCAATAACATATATAGCACCTCTGATTATACACCACACTTATCCAAAAGTCAAGGATTCTAACGTAAAGATTGCGTAAATGTCATCCTCGAACAAACTCTGCAAAGCCCACGTCCTCCAATCCAAAGTTGTCTCTCAGCAACATCCCCCACTCGGTTGTCCAGAACTCCTCAACCTCTTCCTTTGGATTGCGGAACATGAGAGACTTGGCAAATTGCCTGGCATCGTTCGTCGGATGGCGAACGTCACGCAGTGCCATCAAGATGACTGACGCCGCAAGGCCAACTTCTTGGTCATTGGTGAACTCGTCCAAAGTAAAATAGAATTCCTGTTGACGGTGGTCTTCATTCATTTAATTGACGCATCTTAAACATTTATAAAATTACCTATAGATTAGATCGCAGAGACATCGAACTTTGCAGATTGTTTGCCCGTCCCTCGGGACCATCCCAAACGATCCGACAGGAACCCATCCCATAGCTTCATTATCTAAACACGTTTGACATGAATCCACAGGCGATCTAGACCAGCGATACTCAGTCGCCTCTTCATTTTCGTCCCTCAGTGCATCCATAAGGAAGAACTCTACACCCCCAGCAGCACCATACATCAATGCTCGATTGAGGAACTTCTTAGACCACGGTTCTCCATCATTCGCCGCAACATCCTTTACGAATCCATCCAAATAGTCGTATTGATCGCGCAGGTTGCGTCCGATCAACCCGAAGTCAGCTGACGTTAGCTCTTGCCAGTCGCCCTTCCCAATGGCGGCGGCCATCAGGTGCATCTGTTTTATCTCGCTCTTCATTCCCTTCAGCCAAATCAGTAACGTTATTATGCTGTCCCTCAAGTCATCCGTCAATTCTTCTATTCGTTCGTTATACACCTCCTGCCGCAACAGTAGCATAGCACGCCTGTCCTCTGGCGTGCGTAGGCGTGCTATCTGTTTGATAATGTCTGTATACACGTTACTCACAAGTCACCCACTAATATAACCACGGCCATGTTTTTATTTACTCTAGAATATCAATACTACCTTCTCGAAAAGCAGCTGCTATCCACTCATTGACTGCATCTGTAAATCCACCATGCTTAAACCCTCTGTAATGGCATCTAAAACACAGTCCAGGCTCTGTGGAGGCATCCCTAAACTCTGTTGATTTAAGTAAGTGATACAGCTCTCTATCACACACAGGACATTTTACACCTACTCCACCCCATTCACCCTTAGCGTCAAATGCTGAGCCTCCGATGTAGTTTATCTTGGTCATTCTACTCTCCTATCTAAATATTCTCTCTCTCTATTCTACAACATCATAGTCCAAATTTATCCATACGTGATGTCGCCCTGTCAATTTTCGTTCTACGTAGTTACTTCGTCCTACCATATCAGCATCTGACTCTAACAGCATATCGAAGTTACTAATTTCTATAGTACCCTGTGCTATTGTATTTCTAATCGTATCCAAATATTTAAGCGTACGTTCCTTGTCCTTTGTTCTAAATGTGCCCATTCTACTCTCCTATCAAACGCGCAAACTCGGTCGCCACATTCTCTATGTCCTCTGTCGTTATCTTCCAATCAGACTTGACTTCTCTCGTTGACGGGACCTTTCCTTTGAGTCGCCAGACTTCTTCTTCGGCCTTCTCCATCTCCTCTTCCTCAATTTCCGGTTCTTTCTCAGGCTCTTCTTCTTCTTCCACATCCCCCTCCTCCCGCATTGGCAGGTTTGCCATAGCTCTAAGTGGGTTCTCCAAGTCATTTAGTTTGAATCCAAGTGTCCCCATGGTCATGAGCCACTTCGACAGTTCCTCCAAGTTCGCCTTGGACAATGATGTTGGAACTACCTTGGGTGACTCCTGCTGCGGCCAGTTGTTGAGCCTCATCAACTTGGGGATGGCATGTCTGTTAATGACTTCCGCTATCATGGTAGCCCATCCCTCCAGTGCCATCAAGAACAAATCACTCTGATCCTGTGACAACGCATAGGAGCCGACGCCACCCGTGCCCAACAGAAGGAATTGTGCCAAGAGGGTCATCGCCATGCGCTGGTCGTAGTACTCCAGTATTTCGACCAGCTGGAACGTCATCCGCCCAGTGCCGGATACCAACTCAAACAGCCATCCACCATCAGCGACAGCGTCTGAGGTTGTCCCTTTTGGGCCAGGAAGGACAAACCCGTCGTGGGCATCCACACGGGCCTTCTCTACAATGCCGCGGGCAACGTTATAGTCCGCATCCGTGGATGACTGTGGCAGGTAGATGACGGGAATACCAGACAGGTTCCGCTCAACACCCACACCCATGATAACCTCAAAGTTTGAGTGGAAATACCATGGACGGTAGGAAGTTCTGAGCACACTGCGCCCCTCTGGGTTGTTTTTTTCCACCCGTGTCCTGAACAGTAATGCTTTGTCTATGGAGATAAATCGCTCTGAATAATCTGGGGGAGGATTCTGGTACATCCCTTGGATGCCTCCGTTCTCATCAAATTCCCATCTTAGCAGTGTGTCCTGGGCACGGATAGCGAATTTTCTCCAACCGATCTTACCATCATCAAACTTGCTCTTGGCGGGGTCTTTAGTGTATTTTGGTGGATTGTCCCCAAGTCTCTTCTTGTAGTTTATCTCAAAATAGGCCCAGCCCTGAGATAGGAATGTCAGGCACTCAGAAATGAAATCATCCCACGTTGAAGACATGTCATCCTTGCACTGGCGGAAGAACTCGGCGCGCTCCTCGTGTATCTCACTCTCCTCTTCCCCCGGCTCAATCGGCCAGTCAATTTTGCGGAGCGCCTGTTCAATAATGAAGAGAATAGCTCCAATGACAGGACTGTTGAGGCGCATCTCCGAGTAGATTTTATGGCGTGAATCCGCCCTCTGAAGGTCTTGGATGAACTCCTCAGACACAGCCCCGCCATACCTGTTGAGCCCTGTGGAGCCGTACTCACGCCACAGTTTGTTCCCCCGTGGATTCTCTTGGTCCCTTTTCTGCTGTTCAATATCTGCCATATATTATATCCCTACAATCAAATAGGGCAATCTCCTGATCTTGCCAGAGATTGCCCAATTCCCTAATAATCGACTATGTAATACGTCTCTGCCTGGTTGGAATCGCTCCTTCCTAGCTTGTAGTTATCAAACTACAGTCTGCCACTCTACCTTAATTATACACTAAAATGATGATTTTGTCAAATAGCTTCTCCTATCCTGCTATTCCCCAATCTTCTGGCATAAAATCCCCGATGCTATATCCTTCTGGTGGATCAGCCACAAATATCCATGCGTATTGTAGTTCATCCCACTTGACTACACCTCCACCTTGTGCATGAGAAGACCCAGTCAGATATTCAGCAAAACTAGTTAATCCACTCATTCTTTCTTCTCCTTTACCGATAGATTACTGCACCTTCTGAATTGTAGCAGGGAGTCCCTATCACTCCATAGACATTCCCCCACCGGCGGATGCCATGCCAAGATGACATTGGGACTGAGTCAACTACCACGTCAACTATCCTATCCAAGTCGGACCGCATGGCCTTTGCTTCCGGGCCGGTGATGCTCTTCAATGGAAGGTCAAAGTCAACCGTGCAGGGCATACAATGATGAGCAGCCTTTGGTGAAATCATGAAGGCAACCATCCGCCAAACGTATGCTGTCTTGCCCTCAATCTCGTCCTTCTCGATTCGAGACCCATATGGACTCGACAAGTCTGTTACTTCTGTGCGGGTCACTCTGGGCTTGGATGCCCGAAGGCATCCTTTGTTGTCCCCCCGGGTGGCTATGATTCCCTTGACGAGAACCATATCCTCCGCTGAAAGAAGTGTGGATAGTTTAACTAAATCTATTCTTGGCATTGCTGGCATTTGGCTCATCCTTTCGTAGATACAAACTCTCTATAGTGGGGATAAACGTCCCCGCTTCCTCACCCCCTTGATATTGTTGAATCTATAACTGTTAACCGTGTCTGCCGGAACATAAATGGGACTGTGTCCGTCCCGACAATATTGAGTACGGGGGCGGAAACATCCCCATCCCCCTACCAAGGAGTAGTACATGCACGGGTCACCGACGCAATCCCCGGTCCAGCATCCCACCTTAATCATATCCTTCCCACATCCCTTGCAAACTGAAGCTGTTGTCATTGTTCTCCCCCTTCATTAGTGGCTAATTCCCTTACACCACTAAGTATACTACACTTTTGCACAAAAGTCAAGCATTTTAGGAAACTGTTCGTAAATTTTGCGTAAATAACTATAAAGAGGCGGTGGTATCGAACCACTCCAAGTGTCTTGGCTCCAGGCTAAAGCAAATATAGGAGTCATCCTATATTCGGATATGACTAGTACATATCAAGCCTCTGCTTATAGCCATTGGTTGACAGTCGCCAGCTATTACAGTCAGCCCCAATTTATTAACTTGTAAAGATTGTAAACTTGTCAGGCTGCATCCGCTTCTCAGCGGGTGGGACTCTCTCGAATCCCTTGCAGGGAACCATCGCTACTACCTGACCAGGAAACGCCTGAGCCGCTATGATGCTACCGATGATGATGTCAGCACCATCTGCCCTCGCCTGCCCCACTATTTCCATCCCCTCATCTGTTGCAATGAACTCTGTTGTGACAAATTCTACTCCAGGGATTGAACAAGGGACAGGAACTTCTTGCACTCCTGCGTTGATCTTCACATCCGGCTCTACTACTACTGAGTTATCCCACCCCTCATCCCAGAATGTAATGGGATGTGGTGTTGCATTGAAAAACACAATTCCATTAATCGCTTTCATCGTTCCCTTCCTACCTTTCTTAAATAAGGATCATATAAGATTGCATCGCACAGAGGGCAAACCGAGAGGCCCGCCTGCAATCGTCGAGGCTGGCTATGGCCAGGTCTCCCAGACCAGCGTGTTCTGTGTGAGTGCCATGCAATTATTATCTCGTGGCAGTCCCCACACCGAACTGCTGTGACAGAAAAAGTAGGATGGTGGTGCTCAGGCTTGTACTTTCCACCAATCATCATCACATCTACAACTGAATACAGGCCTGAATTCTCATGCCATAGAGGGTCAACTATCTCTTGTGAATAGACAGCATCCTCAACATCGATATTAGCTGTCCTAAACACATCATATCCCTCTATATGATTCATCATTCTTTCTCTCCCTCTTTCTAGTTAACCACCTACGCCGAATCCACTATCCCACTCATCATGGGTTTTGCTCTCAGTGTCTCCAGCCCGCGTTCTGGCACGTCGATAGGCCTCGTCTCTCTCCCCCTTCTCAATGACATAGAGATCGGGGTCTTCGACGTACCCGCAGGCATCGCACTTCTTGCACTGGCGATGCATGATGCTACCCCGTCGCCCCCGCGAGAAAGAATGGAGTTTGCCACCACACTCGGGGCAGCCCGCCTTGTCAACAACTTCCTCAGTCTTTTCCGGCACATAATTAGCTATGCCTTCCAAGACTGCTGTTAGAGCATCCGTAGCGGTGTCATACCGCAACTGAAGGCCCACGTAGGCTCGATTGCCCTCAAAGAAGGCTCGAACCTTCCAGTCGTTGACATAGGTCTCCATCTCCACGATCCAGCCTACCACAGGGCTGAAGGAGACTTCGACTTTACCCAGCCACGCCAGCCCTTCAAGCTCCATGGCTGTTTCTGTACTATACTCTATTCGCTCCATCTTTCTCCCCCTCCACCCATTCTTAACTACCTACAAGTATACACTACCTTCACTCAAAAGTCAAGCATTTTAGAAAACTGTTCGTAAATTCTGCGTAAAGGCCGCTAATAACCTGCCTGAACCAATAGAAAAACATGAGAGTCATTTCTCTTTACAGTCACATCACAGACAGAGCATAAGACACTATCCTTCCCCCACCCAAATGCGTAACCAGCGTTGCCATAATCGTCCCTCAGGTTCGCTATGAATTCATCTTTACATAACCCACACAGGTACACGTCAGCACAGAACGATATTATCCTTCCATCTTTGCGGATGGCACGCCAGCTAAGGTTCTCTATCATCTATGCCATCGTCTGTTGGCTCCACAGATACACGTTACGACTGTGGCGTCTCTGATTATGTCTCCATTTGGCCTGTGAAGCGCAGAACTGTCAGGAAGAACATATCCGAGATAGCATAGTTTCTTGTCACAATATGCCGCCTGCACTCCCTGTGGCATAGACCATTCGCCATAAATCCTGGCCCACTTCCGCCTGTACAGTTCCGTTGGATACGTCAGCACGGATTCCGTTACCGCTGCGTTGGCGGACCGAATGTGTGGATTCGCGTTAAGATGTGCCACAGCTTCCCTTAATCTAATAGGTCTCTCACCATTCAACGCATCAAATATGATATTGAGGAAGACCAAATCCTCTGCTTCATCCAGACACCAATGTGTGTCCCGCGGCCTTCCGAGGTTGTCCTTGCACAACTCAAAAAACAGTTTATCCTCGAGGAATCCAATATTGTATTCTTCGGGGTACCATTGGAATCTCAGTGTTGGATGCTGTTCAAACGCATCTTGCGAATCACTCTTTGGTATGTACGCAACCGTCTTTTCCCACCACGAACGCCTGACAGGCCATGCATAGCAAGCTGTGTGTTCTATGGTAAATCGCCCATCAGGATTGTAGTGGACAACGCAGTCCAGAGTTCTGTCTGTTCTCAGATATTCCAACGCAGGCTCTAGAAATTCCATGTAGCACAGTGGGGCGTCACCGCTCAGCCCTTCGATGATAATGTCACCATCATTCTCCTGTATGGCATCCCACACGCGAGTCGCCACGTTATTCTCAGAACCGCGGTGGACGACATAGAACGGATTCAGACCAAAATGGTCATCCAGTGTATCTGCCAGTTCATCATCATACGACCCACCAGGAATGCAAAACACCACTTGGTCAACGAGATTTTTGACGAGGTTGACTCGTTCCGCTACCCTGATTATAGCAGGAACATCGTTTATAGGTTGCAACACCTTAGCATGTAGACGGTGGCTTCTAGTTCTAGCCCTTATTACAACTATTACTTTCTCAGTCATTCATTTCCCATTTCTACCAAAGGCCCGCTGTTAGACCACCCGCACCAACACGGTTTTAGTTTCTCTTTCTTGGCAAAGGTATAATGACATTTGCGACACTGAAACCTATTTGTTACCGCATTTGAATCATGTATATGCCAGAAGCCATCTTCGTCGGAGAACCGTGGACAGTACTTCAATGTTGCAGAACTCATTCCTTGTGTCAATGCGAACGAACCACACTTTGGGCATTTTATTTTAGACATTATTTTCCTTATTGGGCCATCCACACCAATCAGGAAGATGGTCACATTCTATCGTGTGTAAATTACAATTATAGCAGTCCATGACACCATTTTTGTCAAAAATGACATATCTAATCAAACTACCACCAGTACTTGCCTCATCCAAAGGAGCACCATCTCTTCTATAACATTTTAACTCTAACTTAAACATCAGCACACACCTCATCGCTAATTAGCATCAACAGATTCCTATAATATTTGTAATCACCAAATGATATTGATGGCGGAATGGCATGGTCGATGTGGGGGATGTATCCACCTGCTCGAACCAGCTTGCGTATGTCTCTTAGTATCAGACTGTCCATGGAATACCTTCCCTTTGCCACCCGTTCCTTGTCCACACCACCTAGCATTTTTAGGTTCTTGCCATACACCTTCCTGTATTCTAATAGATTATTGCATCTAGCCTCCATTGGGTACGGGCAGTTTATGCCTACGTCCAGCCACAATGGAATCAACTCACTTATGTCCCCATCACAGTCCACCATTACTATGTCAGTCCCTGAGTTGTATACCACTTCCAACACGTTCCTGTAAGGCTCCGCAAAGAACTCCTTCCACACTCTTGGTGATACGAACGAACCATTAATGTATGCCATATCCTCCCAGAACTTGACAAAGTCAAAGTTTATATGTTGCAATAAGAGTGAGAGATTGGCTTTTGTGAACTCTGACAAGAACTCCAGTATCTCGTGTACCAGTGTAGGATCATCATATAGCATATAAGATATGCCCTCCAACCCCATCAGAGAACGCAGTTCACCAAAGAACGAACCCGCCATCACTCCATAGGGGTGGGTTCGCGTCTCAGGCATTGATGTGATGACATGCTGAAAGTTCTCTAGCTGCGGATTGAACACCCCCCGTTGCTCATATCTGCTGCGAATAAACTTCCAGGACTCCCTATCCGTCACGGGGAACTCTTCCCACCCAGGAACGCTAGTCCCCGTCGTCAGTCGAACACCTATCCGCCCGTACTCGTCGAGAAACCGTTCCCTGTTTCCCTCTGTCTCCAGTACCCTGCTGTCAAACAGTCCAAATGCGCTACTTGCTATATTCCATATCGGATAGGGCCAATCAAGGCCAATGCTCCGGAATGGATACTCTTTATCTATCTCAAATCCATCTTCCACATACCAACGAACCAGAGTCTCGTCCCAGAACCCCATCTCCCATAGTGGGAACCTGTCCGCAGGCTTGAAGTGCATGACAGCGTTGAAGCGTTGTCTGCTATTCATTTAGTGCTCTTTCTATACACAGATCCATTATACCACAATCTATGTCCCTTATTAATATCTGGGGCACGTTGTTTCATTCCCACCTTAATTACCCTTGTTGTCAAGTCATCATAGTAGAAACCATAATGATTAAATATCTTTTCCCAATAACTAAATGATTGTAGGTTCACATGGTTCTTTCCTTTTTGCTCCGGTGAGGCAGCCGTAAAATACACTAAATCACTTAAATTCGTTATACATCGAATAACACCAAAAGCGTACTCCGACTCTAAATGTTCTACCACCTCAGTACAAATACATAAGTCATATTTATCAGTGACAATCCAAGGATTACGCAAATCCCTATAGAAGATACTTCTCTCTGGTGCTTCTGTATTTTTAATGGCGTCAATTGACTTTTCATATCCAATTACTTTAACGCCTTGCTTGGCAAATTCACGAAGAATGATACCTAAACCACAACCTAGTTCTACCACACTTGTTATATTTTCTATACCTAGTATTGTCTCAACAAACGCAGGAGCTTGTAGTTCTAATTCATGCTGATAATAACGATATTCCGCTATAGTAAAGTCCTTTTCGGCTCCTAAATTTAATAAGTCTCTATCAACTACTATAATTCGATGTGGGTATTCCGGAAGTCGAACAAAAGTTAGATTTAGATACCTAACCACCTCTTCTAAACACTCAGACACAATAGGAAAGACTATTCTACTTACTATATGCAATTTATTATCGCCATCGGCCCATCTTGTCCTGCTCTTCCACTCTCTTACAATTCCAGATTTCTTTAATACGTCAATTAACGAATCAATCTCGCCCCTTTGTAAACATACCTGTTTTTCCAATTGTTTTATTCTGTGTAATTCCTGTTTAGACATTTTAAGCTTTCCCCACCTCAAACCCATCTTCCACGTACCAACGAACCAATGTTTCATCCCAGAACCCCATCTCCCACAACGGGAATCTGTCTGCGGGCTCGAAGTGGAGAACGGCATTGAACCTCTCCCGGTGGTTCACCACCACCCCAGAATTCTACCGGCCATCAATACCACTAGGTCCATCTGTACCAATCCCACAATAACATTCCCTGAATCCTTTTTCTGGTCAGTGAATATCAATGCCAGTATAAACGATATAGACTATACTATTCCTATCCACGCTACTACTATCATTCTTCTTCCTCCTCCAATAATTCTTCATCCATCACCACCGAGACAGTGTAGTCCGGCCCCATAGCAATCAATGCCTCGTAGTTGCCCCTGACAAACACTCTCTTTACCCCATCCACACACTCGAATGGTGTACCCGCAGGAATAATCAAATCATGAACCAGCAGTCTTGTAGTCATTTACCCTCCAATGTGTTGACGCATAACTACCACCACCCTAAGATATGCCCAGATAACGACATTAGCACGCTAACCCATAACAGCGCCGCAAAGTCGCCAGGCAAGACATGGGCATCCTCCTCACGACAGTATATCCTCTTCTGCACACGACACATAGAACACACAGACAAGACCACCCCTGTCCACGCTATCACCTCAAAAATCCACGCCGTTTCCATTAATCATCCTCCTTCTATAACAAAATATGACTATTCACACCAGTCAGACTCTGCCCAGTGCTTAATCTTAAACTTGGTAAGTGCCAACCATTTTATTCTCGAAAACGGGGACAACAACTGCTCCGCCCGCCATCTAGACTTGATATTGGGAAGTACACAAAGTAGATCGTCGTGTGGACCAGTCCAGTACCCATAGCCATATAATGTTGGCACTCCAGGACCACCACCTGCTATCCACAGCACCGGTTTATGATCTGTACATTTCATCTTGTCCTCCCCTCTATCCCCCACCCCAAACAACCCAAGCTTTGGGGAGACCTAGTTCCCAGTCGCCAATTAAATATGATGAATAGCCTGATCCCATATCATAGACAATATCTCCCCTCGTTCGACGGGATACGGTCGATTTCAATGAATTTTCCTTCTCGGCAATCTCTCTAGCCTCCTCTGCACTCCTAGCAACAGCTACAATCATGCCACAAGTGTAATCACAAAGTACACCCTCCCATACATATAGGTTCCATGCCATCAGTCCCATCCTTTCTTGGATAAGCAGGTCTCCACCCCCTATGCGTTGACGCATTCCCCATACCTCTCCACCCATTTTACTAAACAGCCAAACGAACACAATTCCACATCCATCCAATTGCCATCCCCAATGGATAACACCCACATATCCACCGCCCACACCTTACCACATACATCACAAACCGTCATACAAGTAGTTACCATATCCCCTCCTTATAGTCATGCCAGTATGTACCCCCTTCCCCGACAACTACGACACCTCTCCGGCACCGTAGTTGCTCTCCATGTATCCCCATCGTAAAACCCTGCAGGAACAGCTCCTCTCCCCTTACATATAGGACACACATGAAGGACACTCGGACGCTCTAAGGAATAGGTTGAACAATATCCCTTCTTCGACCAGTACTTACAACTTGCTGCTTCCACCATCCTCATCCTTCCAATTCTGTATTATCTGTCACTTCGTATACTGTGATTTGAAGTTCAAAGTAAAGCCCCCTGCCACACTTAGGACATCTATAAGCATGATCCCTATAAACGCTAATCATGAACTTCCAATGACCAAACTCTGCCCCACACATGCATTTTGTTATTGGTAAACACTCATCATCGTTAAGCTCAAAATCCACTAAACTGGTTACATTACGATCTGCCATATCTCCCTCCACGCTCTACATTCCCCACATTTAATCATGGTGTCACATCATATCCCTTCTTGACTGGCCGTCGCGGGGCGCAAACCAAATCTGTGCGGCCATAAGTAACAACTGTGCCGAGAGGTGCAATCGCAGATAAGCCTCTATTATAATAGGTCTCTTCCTAAACTTCGCCATCCGTCTCCTCCTCATTCAATTCTGCCCATTCTTTAGGTGTTAGCGCCTTAGACATCTGTTCCGGTGTGTAGTGTAATGCAAACGTGCCCGGTAGTCCACTATATTTGTTATCCTTGGCAGAATCATACTGCGGATATTGGGAGCTATATGCACTTGGTGATGTAATCCACCACCTTGAATCATCATAGTTTGGACTGTTTATTATTTTTACTTTTATTAGTTCATCATTACTGTAAGTTACCGGTGGAGATGGCTTGTTCAGCACTCTATCGGCCACCAAGTCCGCAAACTCCTCCGATGTCATTTCCTTCTCTTGCGTGGTTAGTCTTATTGTAACACCAATCACACTTGGCAACAATCGTTTTAGAAAATCACGTCTGTTCATCTTTCCTCTTTCCTCTCTCCTAATGAGAACCAGCTGTAATATAAGGCCTATGTTTCTTAGCTTCCCATACCTTCTCCACCCTTAACTTAGTTCTTTCCTCCCAAGAGACTTTACAATATTCTTCATAGGCACTATATTGCCCTTCTTCTATTTTCCCCTCTTCCCCCAGTTCACAACCAAATGTGGGTTCACAGAGCAAGTAGACCTCAGAACATGCCTGCGCGTCCACCAGCCAAGCATACCTAACATTCTTATAAGCATTTTCTATCTTTACACACTTTCCAAATTTTGGGGGAAGTGGAAAGATATAGTGTTCGTTCTTTGCAACTTCATGATCTTCATCCCAATATTTGCATTCTCCGCATTTAATCATGGTATCACATCATATCCCTTCTTGATAAGCTGATAGCATTCGCTGCACAGAACTTCTTCTAGCAGATACACAGGAACAATTTGCTCCCACTCTTTATCTTCCAAGAAGAAGAAATCTGGATATGGCTCGAGGCATCTTGCACAGTGTACTGGTGTAATGATGTATGGTGCCCTACCTCTATTGTTCAAAATACTGAGCCACCTGTCAGTCTGTTTTTCTGTTAACCCATTACTGTAACACCATGTGCCCTTCGAGCAATCTATACCCAAATGTTTGTAACAACAACCACAGGTAATGAGAGGCCTGCCACAAAACGGGCATTTCTCCATATCGCATCCATATAGATGTGTTTCACCCTCAGAGACTAGGCAGTCATGGCATCGTCTATTAGTATACATCTCTTTCTTGTTCATTTATCCTCTCTCATCCTTATTCACTTCTGACAATAAGTTTAACCGACTCCGATTTTCCTCCTCTTGCTGGTTGACTCTTGCCAAGACAACCTTGGCATGGCGTTTGCAGTAGGAGCTGTAATGATTTTGTGCTTCGCCAAATACATCTACCGAAGCCCTTGCTTCACAGCCAAGGGCATTGCAAATCAACTTGATTGCCTTCAGGTAGGCCAATGTCGTGTCTCCTTTTTATCTTTTCTTTACAAAAGCATACCCAATGCAATATGCTATAAAAAGTTCCCAAGTAACTATAATGCCTATTATGAACTCATCAGAAATATCACCAACGAAACTTCCAGTCCATTTTAGAACGCAGACAACCACCAGAGAAAGCAACGTCAACCCCACGGCTATTGCCAAACCGATTAACATTCGTTTTATGTGTATCATCTTTGTCATATCCTATTCGTTGACTTGTACGCCACCACGTACATCTGACTGTCTTCCTCCCAAGGCAGCCACGGATACCATCCGCTCAGTTTGCCAACCTGCAAGTTCTTGAATCCCACACCCTCCCACATCTCCAATATTTCCCCTTTGCGGAAACAATGAAGTATGGTGTCATTCTCACGTTCAAATGTCCTATCCTCAATCATTTCACCAGCACCTTTTGGTATGTAACTCTCCCACAGCACATGCCTCGATATGAAGCACCCACCAGGCTTCATCACTCTGTGTATTTCCCTCAGCAGCTCTTCTCTGTCCAATTTGATATTGTGCTCTAAGACGTTAACTGCTAATATCAAATCGAAGAAGCCCGATGTGAATCTCAAAGGTGGAAACGTGTCAACCGTTATCGACCCCCTTGGCAATCCCAGTGCCACAGCTATGTCTCTTGCTGTTATTGAACCGTCCACACCCCGTGCTATAAATCCCCTATCCCACAACATCTTGAGGTGGCGACCACTGCCGCATCCCACGTCCAACGCCTCACCCTGATGCAGTTTGAGATGATGTAATGTCTGCACTATCACTTCATCCGGATATACCATCGCCCCATCCCCTCGTCTGTAACACTGCTCCCACGTTACCATGTCAAATTACTCTCCATGTTCTATTTTCCTCCGCGCAGTTACTCCATCCGCCGACATAGTTGGTTCGATAATAATTCGTTTTTCCCCATTCAAATTTTTCTCCATTTTTACATTGTGGCATTTTGGTAAAATTATGTCAAATTCACTTTTGTGCAAAAGTAGGCCATTCCTTGTACAGGTGAATCTTGAATACTTTCCATTCATATATCTTATCGCCGATTGGGAACTTTAGCTTCCGCCTGTCGTTCTCGCTTAAGGAGTACAGCATCCCTTTTGTTGGGTCGTGGTTACGTCTGAGAACTTGCCTTGCCAGTGCTTCTTCGTATCCGTGTGGGATAGTGCGTCCATTCCATTGGTTTGGCTGTTCTACCACTTCCGTGACTGTGTTGGGGAAGAAGTCGCTAGACACACGATTCATTATCACGTGACCTACTGCAAGCATTGCTTCTTCCCCTAGTACTCCGGCTTCTCCTAGCATGACCGACGCCAAGAGAATTACTATGTCAGACTCCACGATGAAGCCCTAGCGTCGTATGTAATACCGTTTGTCCCATTTACAACTATCCTATTATTAGCTTTAGCTGCAGCACCGACATCATCTATATATATTGGTGCGTCCTGCCAAGAACCAAAGGGCTTAAGGAAGTCCAATGGATCTGTATGTGGTATTTTAGAATACTCCCCTTCTACCCAAAAGGGAATGCTTCCACTTCCAACCTCTCATCAGCTACCAGGTCAGGAATAGCGCTCTTCCTCAGCACCAATGTCTGCGCGTGTGCTTTGTCCCTTGCCACAACCCATTGTGGCCCGTTGAGAAGCAGCCTTGAGACCTTGCCAGTCTCCTGCTCTTCTTTTGTTGGTCGTTCTGTGACTACTACCAGAAACAGTTTTCCTATCATTGTACTTATCTCCTTTTGTTTAGTTTGCCCTTCCAATTACTCTTTCTTCTTCATCATATATAGCCACAGCCGGCGTCTGAACCTTTGTAACATCAGGCATTTTTACCGTAGTTAATCTTGAAGTTACCTCTTCTAGAAGCTTATGCGATTCTTCTACCATGTCAAACCACCAACCCTTTAATACTAAGCTTTTTGTTATATCATCTATTGCCTTGGCTCCTGCCACTATCACCCCCCTCTCATCACTCCACTCATCTTCGAGTTGCCGCCTTGCAACCCCCCATCCGATAATTCCCTCATATTCAATTTTTACTATCATGTCAGGCTTTATTTTTACCACCTCCACCACCTCAAACCCCCGCTGTACTTTCTTTCTGATTCGCTCTAAGTCATCATTCATCCGCCATCCTCCTTAATACCATGTGTCGCTGAACTCCTCCAAGGCGGTGCTTGTCTCAATAGTAAACATAAACGATAGATAGCTTCCATGTACAATACAGTCCCCACCAAATCACTTTCTGTGTTTCCCGGTGTTACCTCATACCTGTTGTGATTTTTAATTGCCTGAAAGTTGTTGAATGAAAATGCACCATCATCTCGTAAGTTGCAATCTTTAATAGACTCTAACATATCATGTGCCATCTTCCATATATCAAATTTGCGATAGTTTGGATTAAGACTTTCTACTCTTTCTAATAGACAGGCATGGTCTAAATCAAAACAAGCATCAGTTAGAAAGGACTCAGACCAACTCTGTAAGATTGTATCAATAACCTCTTTTGAATTTAGGTACCTTAATGGGAATCCTACTCTTATGATGTGATAGCCTGCTTGCACTAATCCATTTAGTCCCTGAGCATCTGGATTGCCCCATAGCCCCATGGCAAAATGCGTTTGATTTCTTAACCATCGCCACATATTACTGATAATAGGTCTATATTCTTGTTGTCCTAACAATACATTGTATCTCATCATCATCACCCCATGGTCTATCATGTTACCAGCGCCCATCGGTTTGGTGTCCCATGGCATGGATTCAAGATAGTCTTCTATTAACTTATCTCCTAAAAACTTGTCATAAAACGAGAATGGATAAAGTGACTTCACCCCTGTAGCAAGTGCTAGTCCGGCCACCTGAAATCCAAGGTATGTGGCTGACATCTCCCTTGCCCTTGGTTCACTAGAATCCGGTTCTCTTTCTTCTTCTATCAATCCATCACAATGCTGACATCTAGCCAAGTAATCCCACTCACATTGACAGATAGGCAAGTCTAGCATCCACTTAACATCCATTGCCAGACTCGTTGCGTCCACAGAGTATTTGTCAAATGCGGAATGCGATAGTCTGTATAGACCAGTCTCTTCGTCTTTCAATGTCTCTAGCCAGATAGGTATTGTCTCTCTCAATTCACCATACCACATTTCTGTTCCTTTCCTAATATGGTGTCTTACCATCATACCATACTTCCCTGTCGTCTCCAACATGCTTATCATATCGTTCTTTAGACCATTTGCTCAGACATCTCATAGAACAGAAGAAACGAACATTACTAAATGTCCCACTCCAGCCACTTTCTGTTTTCCATCGTAATTGTTTCCATCCAGCAGGAAGGGATTCTTGGTTATCAAACACCTCTTCCAATTCACACTCATCACATTTATATTGTATCCCACTCGGCATTCTACCACACCTCCCCTATTAGTTCGTTATACCACATCTTTTCCCCCCAAGTTGTCTACACTTCGTTCTACGTTCTTCATAACCTCTCTAAGTTCAATCAATCCGATACGCATCTTCACATCAGGATTGCCGTCATACCCTATCTCCACAAACAGTTTGTTATCACGATTCCTGTACACTTCAGAAATCACCTTGATGGACCTAAAGGTCGTTCCGTAGAATGCTATCTCCACAGCTCCCCCAATGTGGCAATAAACCTTACCCATCCACACAAAACGTAGTAAGGCAGATACTTCCCATCACCCCGTCTAACCGCCTTTAATCCACGCACTATTGGATACCTGACTAGCTGATGATAGATTATTTCCCACTTCTTCCAAGGATACTTTTTGATAATCCTGGCATCGCCGCGCCCGTACTTATTCAGTTTACCACAAAGTTGCCTAAAAGTCAAATCATCCATCCGCCACGCTACACCAGTTCCGATGCCCTGCCTGCATCCAGCAGCAGACAATCTGATTGACAAGTCCGTGTCTTCATCACCCACCCCATCAAAGTAGGAATCGAACCCATGAACTCTGAGTGCTGATGTCTTGTACACCGCAGGGCGACCTACCATATTGGTCTCTTTTGGAAAATCATGAATTGTTATAGCTCTGTTTGCCGACGCTCTTCCCCTTGACCAATAGCTACCATTCCACTGTAACCCGTCAAACTCTCTGGCCTGTAAAGCATCATATCCACCAGCGCTTAGCTCATAGAGTAGTGTCTCTATACAGAAGTTCTGAGCGTTTAGAATCAGGGGAGCAAGAAGATGGAAAGCATCCACAAACATTACATAAAACTGAGTGGCGTTGTCCAACCCCAATTGTCTCTGCGACGCCAACCCAGGTTTTGTGCAAAAGACAATAGCGTTATGTTTGCGCGCTATCTCCACCGTCCTGTCAGTGGAACCGCCGTCCACCACTATTATCTCAGATGGACTGTTATTCTCAATCGCCGTCAGACATCTGTCAATGTACTTCTCTTCGTTTAGCGTGCACACTATTACTGTAACAGGTAGTTTTTTATCCATATTTACACAAACACCTGATAAGTATCAGATTGTGACCATACACATCTTTGACACCAATATCCAGGTGACGCACCAGCACATGGTAATAATCCACCCATATCTTCAATTTGCATTTTAATCTCGTCAGGCAAGTCTTCATGATATAATTCTGTAAACACCTGCTCCGGAGCATTACATCTTACATGAAAAACCCACTTCGTCTTCATCTCTCATTCTCCTAATTATAAACAAGATGATAATATGGGACTACGATGCCACCAAAACTCGTTTTGAAGTGTCCTCTATTAGGACTATTTATTCCTTCCATGTCGCACTCTTCCATACCCATTCTTTGTATTCCTTCCCACACACATAGCGAACCTGCGTGTCTGTCTTTGAACTCAGATTCATTGGCTCCGAATAGATAGTAAGAACGTTTGTTATCCTTGACAAACATTGACATACTTGCTATCTCCCCAGTCAGTAAATACGCTTTGAACATTCTACCCAAATCACATCCTAATAAGCATAGAAGAACATTTACCATATAATCAGCAGTTTCTGAACGAGCATTGTAGCCCATCATTCTACAATACATATCAACAAAGTAATAGGGATCAGACTCTTCTGCTTCAACTACCTCAATCGCATCTCTTAGTCCATACATTATCTCCTGGCGCCTTGAGTTCCCCATTCCTTCCAAAGTAGGATTTGTCAGAATAGAAGTGTACCTAATATCGGCATAGTATCCATCTTCCCATTTGTCATGGTAGTTCACCCACAGAAACGGCCTGATGTCTATGACGCTTGGATGGAGTTGCATCTCAATCGTCCTATATTCCCTTGGTAGCCACTCTGCCACAAACTCAGTGATTGAGAATCTCTCCGCGTTTGCCTGCGCCGTGTTCTTGTTAGACTCAGACCCAGTGAACATTAGACCATTGTATACCACAAAGTCATTCAACATTGTGTTTTTGAGATCACTGGTTAGCATCAATGACACTGCAGCCTTCTTCTCTTCCCCCTTCATCACGTACCATACATCCGTTAGCCTGTTGACAGCATGAAGATAATCTGAATATGAGAACACAGTTCCATTGGATGACTTTTGCACAAAAGTGTCCCACTCTTCACCTAACTCTGCTCGTTCTATACTATACTTGCTCATCATCCACCTTCTCATATGTAAGCTCAAAGATGTCACCTTTGACAGGGTAGTGTTCCCCTTTTATTCCTGTGATAATCCAGTCCCCAGGCGTGCACTTATGATATCCTTCTAGCGTCTCTATTAACCATCCATCATGTCTTCCATACCATTCAGGGTGCCCAGGAGAAGAACCAGGCTGGAATTCGATGTCAGGATCGAACTCTTCCGGCGGCCACCACTGCCATGCCTCTATAACCATTGGCTTCTTTCTATACTTGCTCATCTAAGAACCTCCTCACTTCATCACTCACACCTATAATATACTCATCATCCACACTATCATCCACCCATAGGTTGATAATCCTGTCACCCACCCAGTCAGCATTTGGCGTGGGCGTTGAATCATCCCTAGATCGTTCCTGCCAGAATATGTCACTGGGCGGATGCCAACTGCTTGCCTTGAATCCCTTCTTGTGTAGTCGTTTTAGAAGTAGTTGCTGATGCTCGGGTTCTACCAGGAAGTTGTATCTCCAATCGACACCAATATTATCAGATATTTGAGTGGTGTAGCCACCTAGCAGGCCATCCAACTCCTTCCACTTGTTCCATCTCGACTCTACATTCCTGTCCAAGTTGTCTAGCTTCTTCTCGAGGCTTAAATAATCCAACCCAAAGTGGTCTTGCACACTCAAAAAATCGTAAGGGCATCTCAAGGCCGCAGCACCAAATACAAATATCTTGCACCAATCATCCCAGTAATAGCTGTTGTAGAGATGTGTATGGACGTTGCTCAAACGCTGGGTATTCTGATGAAGACTCCTGTCACTCATGGGCAGAGCATATTGCAAAACTCCTACACTTTTAGCCAAATCATAGTCATCAGTTAGGATAGCCCCATCACCGCCATTGTTGATAATCTTCCCTTCACCGAAACTCAGTATTGACACATCCCCGTAGTGACCAACATCCCCAGCACCCAATGCCACAGCACAGTCTTCTATCAGTGGGATGTTCTCTTTTGCACAAAAGGCAGCTATATTGATAATGTCACATGGAATGCCATAACTGTGAACCGCTATCACAGCATCGCATTCACCAGCATGACACTCCAACCACAAGTCCTTCAGGTTCATCCTCATGTTCTTCTTGTCTATATCCACCCACACCGGCTCGTTGCCTGATAAATACACAGCCAAAGGAACACTGTAACACACGTTGTTAGGAATGGCTATTCGTTTGTTTGCGAGGCCCAATGCCCACATACTCAATACCAATGCCGTAGTTCCGCTGGTTGTCAATACGGCATATTCTCGTTGGTGCATCTGTGCTAGTCTATCAGGTAATAACATTCAACAGCCCTCTCTCTTTTAGAATATCATATACTTCACTCACTGATATCCCCAACTTCTTAGCCACATCGAATGTCGTGCATTCGCCAAGATGATGCGCCCACAGTATAGCATTCAATTCGGTATTGCACAAGTCAGACGTGTCTGTGATGCCCATGTTTGATAAAAACGGTTCCCCCGAAGCAACCAACCCACTGACAGGCACGTTCTTGTCCATATTGTCTATCACTCTGAGATACCGATTTAGCATCTCATTTATCCTCGGCATTGACACAAATTCAAGATTGTCAGCAGAGGTATGATACTCGGGATAATCATAGTACATCTCAGATGACAATGTCACCATGTTAATCCTAAAATCTGGAGAAGAGTATTGCCGCTCATCACTCCCATGACAGTCATGAGGATAGCCTCTACGTAGAAGTCCTCTATACCATAAATCTAGTAACGCCGAACCGGCAACATCATTTATCCAATGTTCATCGTCCCACGATTCTTTATAGTCTATGTTAAGCCCAGGCCCACCCACACACGACACCACCAATCCGCAATCTATCTTCTTCATCGCCTCTTCGTTGTGTGCCATGTACGCTATTGGACCTATAGTCTCAGGAACGAACAGGATGCGATAGCTGTAGTTCAAATCCATCTTTGATAATTCCCTGGCAAGAAAGGCAGTCATCACCACGCCACTGAGATTGTCATTTGCCATTGATGGATGGCAGATGTAAGTTGAGATTAGATACTCCTGTGATGACCTGCCAGGTATCAGCAACTCACCTACTGTCAGACTTCCCGGTTTCAATGTGGAGTCGATGTAGACCGCCCAAAGACCATTACGGAAATCATCAAAATCATGCATGTATTGCATTTGGCTTATGCAAAATCCCCAATTCCTTTGATAATAGGACATTTTGTATGGAATGTCAAATGGCCTTGTTCCGCTATAATGTAAATGCGGAGCAAGTTCATCAAGTCCAACTATCTTACCAACAGGCTCACTATAGCTCATCACATGTAGATTATTCTTGGCAAAATCAACAATCCTGCCAAAGCTTTTATTTTCTACTATGTGTGCGCCCTTAATATTCCACTCATCAGGAATCGTCCAATCATAAACCTTAGTTCCTGACGGGTATTCTATCAGCCTTAGCTCAGGTATCAATTCCTGTAGGATATGTAGCGTCTTTCGATTGCCATCTCCTGTGATGCTGCGACATATGGGGAACAGTCGATTCATGTAAGATTCTATTTGCTCCACACGATCAATACCCATTCAGATCATCCCTCACCACGATAGTGTCCTCTGGCAGTTCTCTAGTCGTCTTCCGACCTCTTGCCCAGGCTAAATGGTATGGCATCAAACCATGCGCTGGCCGTTTCCAAGTCAAGTCACCATTCCCTATGATATGGCCCATCGGCAATGTCTTAGTAGTGACTAGACTGCGCCTGGCGTGATGACGTGCTAATTCTTGATTCTTCGTTGGATCTATCTCACCTGTCCCAAGCGTGTCGCACATCGCTTTCCATTTCTCCCTAAACAGGATAAGATCGTCCTTGTCCATTGAATGATAATGGTCATTGCCTGGTAGCGTCTTGTCAAAAGTAAAATGCTTCTCGACTATTATAGCTCCCAACAAGACGGCGGCTAGAATGTTCATCATTCCATCAGGAACAGTATGGTCTGAATAGCCTATCGGACAGATTGGGAATTCACGATGGAGTGATTGAATTCGCTCCAGATTAGCATTCTCGTTTGACGTGGGGTAATTCAATACACAATGAAGCAATGCCGGAAAGTAGCCTAGCCAATCAATAGCTATCTGTATTTCCAACAATGATGCCGCCCCTGTCGACATTAGAACCGGTTTCCCAAGAGTTGATACGTGTTCTATCAGTGGCCTACACGTTATGTCAGCGGACGCAATCTTATGAACATCTACCAGATCATTGATAAACTCAATAGATTCCGTGTCAAATGCCGTGCAAAGAAAGTCAATCCCATTGGCGTCACATCGCAGTTTAATGTTCTCATAGTCGTTCGGACCGAAACTATCATATTTCCTGAATAGATCATATTGGCTTAATGTCGTTTCTTCTGTCGTGTCCCAATATGCAGGTGAGTTTACCGATGCCAGTTTGCCAGCCGTGTATGCTTGGAATTTTATGGCATCAGCCCCACCATCCGCTGCTTCATCCACGAGTCTATAGGCTAAATCCAAATCCCCTTCATGATTTACTCCCGCCTCAGCGATAACGCAAATATCCCGCAGGATCAGCTTTCCCGGCTCATAGCCTCTAAATACGTCTAATATTCGCATATGCTTTTACCACCTCCAATGCATCCATGTCAATTGTCACTCCGCTTTCTATGGCCTTTTGATAATCGCCCATTGTGTCTATATCCAACCGCATCCAGGGGTATATCCGCCTACACATTGATAGTATTCCTGATATTCCTAATACTCCCATTCTGAAATTCTGCCAATTGTCCCATACATAGTTGAATATGTGTTCATGCTGCTCCTTTGATAGTGTATCAAATCCTGGATGATTGAGATCACGCAATAGATCAATACAAACAATCTCTGCGCCCAATCCATTGGGATAAGTATTTCCTATGGGTATATGATTATAAGCATAGTCTAAATTACTTTCCTTGTATTCTCTGACAAGATCATCCACCACAGTCCATGACACAAATGGATTATCGGCACAGACACGAACTACATAATCAGCTTCATATGACCATGCAGCTTTGTATACTCTGCCCAGTACATCCTCCTCAGAGCCATATATAACATTAGCGCCTATATGTATTAAATGTGAGTACAATGGTAGATTATTTGTGGAGAGGGGAATTGCTACCACTACCTCATTAACCTCTCTACACTTACTGATTCGTCTCCAAGCCCATTCTACGATTGGATAGCCATTCAGGTGTAACATCATCTTGTTAGGTAGCCGTTTGCTACCCATTCGTGCCTGTATGACTGCAACAACTTTGTTCATTCCAAATCCTCCTTTACAGCCTCCCCAACCATCCAAATCACAAACAAGAGCATAGAACTAAGAAAGATAAATTTGATAGAGGAAGAGACCACCACGCTTATTGTAATCATGTCCTCTATAATATCTGCTATCCAAACAAATGTATAAAACAACACTGTAATTGGAATAAGCGTAATTAAGCCAAGTAGCATAGATGGTAACTTTACAAGTCTCCTTCTCACTCTGTCGCCTCCATAATCTTCTGTACTACTCTCTGTCTGTTAGGGGTCAAATCGTAATCCATCATGTTCCTGAATAGCATATAGCGATGGTCAGTTCTTGATAATAACGCATCAAACTCCGCGCCTATCCATTCCTCAGTGTAACCATGTTTATAAACCCCCAAATTCATAAACCCTGTTTGCACATGAGCAAAATCATGAGTGTTCTCCCGCTCGTGATGTGCTATCACCACAGATGGTACATTCATGTGCAATAACTCATACACCGTCCGACCATTAGAAGTAAACGCGAAGTCGGCGTTGCTCATTAAACTCGCCATGTAACCGGTCTGCCTGAAGTGCATGAGTTTACCATAATTGAATCCGCGAATCCACGTTTCTAGCTGTTCGTGGTGGCTATACCCAGGCCCTACCACGACATATAGATTAAGTCCCGCATCCCTGCACAAGGGTCCCACTACTTCTAGCGTCTTTTGTGTCAAGTTTGTCGGGTCTGTACCGCCAAATGTAATCAGCACAGTCTCGACTACCTGTGAGAATCGCCTTGGTTGCACAGCCAAAAACTCATCTCTCAGTAAATAGTAGTCAATCCCCCACAACACGTTTCCTCCTTCAAATTGTGGAGATTGATAAAGTGCGTTGATAGTCAAATCACTCTCTATAGCGCCACTGCCCAAATCCTCGAAGTTGACCACTTTTATACCAGAACCTTTGACTCTCTTTAAGGTTTCTGCGTCTGTGTCAAGCATGTCATTGATTAACAGATCAGCACCTATGGTTCTAGCATACCCAACATCAATTTGTGGCGGTACAGTCAAGATATGGAATCGTGATCCTACAATCTCTTGAACCAACTGAATATCATCTTCAAGACAAGCAAACGACACCTTGTTGTTTTGTGCAAAAACGTTTGCTAATGTTAGGGCTCTGTGCACATGCCCTGTGCCTACTTGGTTGTTGGCTATTACTCGAAAGACTATGTTCATACTTCATCCCCCATTAAATTTGAATTTGACAAAACTACACATTTGTGCTATAATTAAGTTATGCAGAGACAAGAAACTGTTATCATTGCTATCAAGAAACCAACGGTTTGCAAAGCTGACTTCCTTAATACAATGGCACATGGATTCTCTGATGCTGTGCAGATAGGTCTTAATATGGCACAAAAGATGCATACCAGTGACCGCAATCGTATTCACCATGCCAGCTATTATGCAATACGTGCTGAAACTAAGTTGCCTTCTGATTATGCTCGTGTGGCAATTGCTCAGGTTGTAGCTCTGGTTCGTAGCTATTATGGCCTTCAAAAGTCCAAGCACCAGAAGCATACATCGTTCCCCACCGTGAACAAGACAAATAACATCGGACTTGGCGTCAATGCCTATGCCATTATTAAAAGAGACAATAATTTTGTTCTCCGCGTTTCTACTGGCAAACGTGGTCATTATATCTGGCTTCCTCTTTCTGTTCCTGCCAAATTCCAAGATAAAATGCAGTATGTCTATGGTGATGCTAAGATGTTTCGTCGTAATAAAAAGTGGTTCGTGGTGCTTCCACTAAGAATCTCCCACATACCTACCGTCTGTGACGGTGAACCTGCGTTCATAGGTGTTGACTTGGGCATAGTGCGTATCGCTACCATATCTACTCCCGATGGGGTGATTATCTTCGATGGTAAAGCAATTAGGCATAGACGAGAGCATTTTGCAGACATCAGACGGCGGTATCAAAAAGCAAACAGGTTGGATAAAATCAAGTTCATGCATGGCAAAGAAAGTCGATGGATGTCCAATATGAACCATGTTATCAGCAAACATATCGTCGAAATTGCCTTGCAATACAAAAATCCTATCATAGTTTTTGAGCGATTGGACGGCATTAGAGACAGAATATATGCCAGTAAGCGATTCAACCGCATGTTGAACAGTTGGGCCTTCAGACAATTGACAGATTTTGTTGAGTACAAAGCCAAACGGCATGATATCCCTGTTTTGTTTATTGACCCTCGACAAACATCCCGTACCTGTCCAAGATGTGGTCATGCAACTCGTTCCAATCGTCCATCTCAATCTCAATTCCGATGTGTCAAGTGTGGATTCCAGGATAATTGTGACTCCATAGCTTCGGCTAACATCGCTGGTGGTGGGGCACGTCTTCATCACCAAGGGCTTTCTGACAACGCCCTGTCGGATAATTCCGATAAGACTAGAACCGTTGGGTTCTGGCCTGATGGGGTACATGATCGTAGAGCATCACGATTAGACCCTAACCTTTCTAGTTCCTTGTAGGAACTTTCCTATTTTAATAGGAAAAGGATGTCAGATTCGCCTATTCCACAAACTCATTGCACAACCATAAGAAAAACAAAAATCAGTACAGCAACCACACATTTTACATTTGATCACAATTCTTTCACCCCCATCAGTCTCCTCAATCGTAGCAGCTCCTCCACAATGAGGACATGGTTTAAGCGCATCATCTTCTTTTTGTTTACAACAATCCTCCATAGGACGTTTCATCAGGCAGCCTGTCTTGTCTTCATATATCCCAATGAACAAAACCTCCCATCCCTGCCGACCTTTTCGATTTAGCATTTCTGTAATTTGTATAGAATCTGCTTCAATTCCATGAATAAACCACATCCATATATACTCCCATTTTGTCATTCTAGGCTCTCCTTCACACATCCAAGCATGTAGTCTATCTCACCATCATTCAGCGAGTGTTGGAATGGAAACGACACCATATTGTCATAGAACTTGTCTGTCACCGGGCAGTCAGCATCCCCCAATCCCAATTTTTGATAAAGTGGATATCTATATAGCGGCATATACTGTACTACACACTGTATACCATGCTCATATGCCATTTTACGCATGAACTCGTCTCTGTCCCCATCTACCATCTCAGCGACCAACAGATGATAATTGTGTCTCTCTGTCGGTTCTCTGTGGAATTTTAGTTGCGGATAGTCAGCAAGGGCATCAATAAATTCTATAGCTCTTGTTCGTTTTTGATAATTGATAATGTCTATTCGTTTTAGCAATTGAGTGCCAAGGGCACACTCTACCTCACCCAGACAGAAGTTGTGGGGCATGAGATATTTGCCTTGCAGCATTGGCAGGTCTACATTCCCCATAGCAGGAATCCAGTAATCTTCTCGTTCCGGATAGCCACAATGCCCATTATGGCGTAGCATCGGTATGACTTCATCATATCCCTTATTGTCTAAAAGAATACCACCTTCACCCAATGTTGTGATATTCTTGTGTGAGTGCAATGAGAATGCCCCAAAATCACCAAAAGTGCCAGCCGTCTGATACCAATTCGTAGTAATCTCTCTACGTCCGGACGACATCACCTGCTTGGTCCCCAATGCCTGAGCAGCGTCCTCTATCACAAAAGGAATATCTCGCACACTTTCAATGATATTCCGCATGTCAGCCATGTACCCATACAGATGCACCACCACTACAGCCTTCGTCCTATCAGTAATGCATTTATGTATAGTATCCGCAGTGACAACGTGCGTATCAGAATCTATGTCCGCCCATACGATTTTAGCACCATATTTGACAAACGGGTATGCCGTTGACGTGAATGTGTGAGCAGGAATGATAACCTCATCACCATCGTCAAACTGACACAACTGAGCAGCCAATTCCAAAGCCGCAGTAGCATTGCATACAGCATAGCTTCTACTGCCTGTCTCTAGGTAGTTTGAGAACTTCCTCTCAAACTCATTCCTATATCTTCCTTGCGTGAGTGGGTCTGCCAACCGCATAGTATCGACAACAGTATCAATTTCTGAGTTTGTGTATTTGTGGCTGCGCCCGCTAAATGGTATTTTCCAGTTCATTCAATCTCCTTTTAAGATATATCTCATTTTACAAGAAATTGCGCCAGAAAGCTCCCTGCTTTAGCGGGGAGAGCAGTCACGTTCTAGTACGTAATAAGACCCATCTCTACAAACAAAACGAAATCCCAACTTTCCCCATTTATTCAATTGGCGCTCAAAGTCCACATGATTCTTATCACCCCAAAGAATAATCCTAAATTCATATGTTGAAGATGATGTCTTACTACACATAATCACATTCCCTCAAATATGCTTCGCACTCGTTCTCCCGTTAAAATGTCCTTCCAATCAGGCCCAAGGGCATTGGCAAGCGGCTTCTCATGCACTACTGTAGCTTCATAGAGTTGATTATGCTGTTCGTCTGTGAGACCATTACATACCCCTACAGGCAACTCTACGTCTAACTTCCCCATAAAAAACTGTGTTGCTCTCCTATATACCCTAAAAAGATCATCGTTAGAACAGGCAGCAATACAATTCGCTAGTCCATGTCTGATACCCAATACCATGCTCAGTCCCGCCGAAAATGGATGTACAATCCCAGTACAACCAGCCGCCGTGCCTCCTAAATAAGAAGCGACCATAACTTTTTCCCTTACACGGAATTCGAGTATATCTTTTTTACCCCAAATAACGTCAAATAAAAGAAGACTTGCCTCATATGCCAGAGAATCAGTGATCATGTTCCGTTCCATACCACTCATATATTCAGTACAATGATAATACGTGTCCATCATCGTGTACACAAACTGGTCTCTTGGCACAGTTCTAGTCAAGTCAGGGTCCAGTATAATCTCGTCAAACATGCTGTAATCGCTGTTTATTCCCAGTTTTAGATTTTTCTCTTTGTTGGTTAGAACACAGGTTCTTGAGGATTCGCTGCCTGTGCCTGATAGCGTGGGAATGCCGATCTTGTAAATAGACGGATTCTTTACCAAATCCCATCCTTGATAATCTTCCGCCTTGCCTGGGTTAGTAAGTAGAATGCTGACAGCCTTAGCGGTATCTAGAGTTGAACCCCCACCTATACCTACAATACATCCTGGCAAAATTCTATCGTGGCCTTCTGGACGATCTAAATAGAGCTCTATCAGTTCATCAATCCTATCAACAGATGGTTCAACAGATGTATCGATGTAGTGAAGAAGCATATTATTACCACAGATAATACCTCCTAGTAAGACAGGATTAGTGCGAAAATAGTCATCAACTAAGACTAAAGTCCATCCTCTTGTCTGTGTCAATAATGGCAACTTATATCTGCTTCTTTCACCGAACGTCACCTTCTGTACATTCCTATGTGTCGTTATCATTCCTTCCTTCCTTTTGTACAAAACCCAAGTGAGGACTGAGACTCGAACTCAGGTCGCCTGGGCCACATCCAGGTAGTTTGCCACTAACCTATCCCCACACCATTCTCTCATTTCTCCTTGTCATTGTCACTGTCAACTATTCCAGTAAAGCTGTCAGGAGCTCTCCTAAATGACGTTATAGTATTGGAAGCAAGATTACCTGCCATTATAACACCGCCCCTTGTGGCAGCAAAACTTGAAGTGGAAGCCACAGGAATACCCATCCCTTGTCCTGTAGTGAAAGCATCTTGGTTAGCCCCGAGAAAAACAAACTTCCAATTCTCCTCATCTTGAATTTGTGTTATCTTAGATTTGATCTGATTAAACGTGTATTCACAACTGGCATTTTCCTCACCATCGGTCAGGATAAGACAAATGATTTTGCCCGTTCTCTCACGTTCTGGGGTATTCATTAGCCTTTCATAGGTTGAATCAATTGATGTGCCCACTGCATCCAGCAAAGCAGTACTCCCATTAGGGATGTACGTCTCCTTGGTAAACTTCTCAACAGCCTGAATATCAACACCTTCGAGTACTAATTCACAAGTATTGCTGAAAAATACAAGGGTCAAATTTGCTCTGCCGGGGAGCTTCTGCTGCTCTTCCAAAAACTTGTTGAGTGACTCAATTGCAGAATCTCTTATATTCCCCATTGAGCCGCTTCTGTCAATAACACAGATAATCTCAGTAACATCCTTGCCCCTAAGCTTTAGAGATTTTATATCGCCATCTATGCCACCAAACTTCGGTCCAATAAAAACTCCTGCTGCTGCTAATACCGCATCCTTAAGAAACTCGCGTCTATCCATTCATTCTCTCCTTATATGTAAGTTTTAAGCCTCTGACTACAGTATACACTACTTCCATCAAAAAGTCAAGTGAATCGTTACATTTTCCACCGACTTTGGCCTGATGGCCTTCTGTCAGAACGTTTATCAGCAGCCCCCCACCTACTTTCCCCACCTGGTTGGTCTCGCGCTGATTGTCTGTTGGGATGTGGTTCCCAAAACGCCAACACAACCGCATCTCCCACGTCAGGACTTCGTTCCAATCGTTTCCTAATTTCCTCTTTTGCCTCTACCTTCAACGCCCCACTAGATGTGTACTCATAGTGTGGAGCTGTCAGGTCGCCAGTCAGGTCATCGTCGGGTGGCAATAAAATAGCGCCCTCGTCTGCGGGGTCCAATCTCTCCCTCAGTCCCCACCACGCAGCAGCACGAACATTCAGCATCTCCACTTCCCCACTTTTGTCCTTCCGTCTCGTGCCCTCAGCAAAGTTTACCGCCTCGACATTACATCCCTGCTCCCTCAATCTGTCAAATACACCTGAACCAATCCCAATAACATCGACATTCGTTTTTCTATCACCTATCTTGTTTTTAACCTTGCCTGCTGTCTGCATGGTGTCGAGCATCCCCCATTTCTCTATAGATGTCACAGCCCTGTCAGAACGCTCAACTAAGGCACTCTTGTCCTCCCCATATCGTGCCACATCCAACCCAAATGCGTGGGCACTGCCAAGGTATGGCCGCCCGGCGTCATTCCATTCCTGCCATCTAGAGTTAGATTCCTCTACCCATGCCAATGGTATGATGGCATACTCACCACCGGTAGCAAATTCACCTAATACGCGATTCTGATAGACAGTAGACTCCTCACCCCATTGCCGTTTGCGATCCTCAGCCCATTCAGTGGACATTCTGCCGGCACTGAGAGCCTCCTTCTTTGTGACATGCCTTACCCACCAATCCTCATACCCAGGAGCACGTCTATGGATGTCGTAGAATCGCCCTATTGGCTCACCAGGTGTGCTGACCGCCAGAGCAAATGCCTCAAAGTCGGTATCTTCCCCAGCAGATGAGAATGCCCCTTCGGCAGCATCCCATGTTTCTGGAGGAATAATTTTTGCCTCATCATATATATAAACAATCCGTTTGGCATGCGCACCTTCAATCAACGCAGCGTTATTTGATGCGACAGCAAATGACTCACAGATGGGACTGCGTTTCAACGATAATGCCAATAACTCAACCTTGTCCTTGAATGGCTCTCTGCCAATCTTATCCCATCTCAATCTTACAGCCCACTTATGCACTTCAGGCCAAAGGAACTTTGATAATTGTCTCCAAGCTGATGCTGTTGTGGGTACTTTCACATCATCAGCCGTCAAAATTGCCCACAGAACTATCCATGCTGAAAGGCTCGTTTTTCCTAACCCATGAGGCCCCCTAACCGCAATACGTTTCTCTGTTGGCAACCGCCCAAGAATCTCTTCTTGATAAGGTGTAGCAGAACCACCCTTATCAAATACTATACAATCACGAACAAACCCCAGAGGGTCATATCTGTACTTTTCTTGGAAGTCAGTAAATTTGGAACTGCCTTGTTCCACTTGACCTTGTAGACCACGATGCTCAATTAGTAGTTCTAACTGTCTCTTCCGCGACAACCCGCTCATATTCCTCCAATAACTCCTCGTCTGTCATACCACTGATTTCCAATAGATAGTCGGGCAGACCCCTAGCCCTACGTTCTAAGTCCGCACCGTCCTTGATAAGCAGTCTTGCATCCCCCATACCAACCACATTCTTCTCATCCCCTAAAGCCTTTCCCCCCACATCCTGCATTTCCATTCCTAATTCTATGTGGCGTTTTGTCATTTCCCTGATGGCATCTTGTTCCTGACTTACCCGCTCCTTCCACACCCAATTGTCCCACTCTGCTGCCCGCTCTTTCCACTGCCACTGTTCCGCCCGCTCATACCACTGTGGGTGTGGATGGCCTGCTACATTTGGTTTATTTTTCCGTTTGTTGTCCCTCTCGTTCCATATCTCGAAAGTGCCCTGAAACGTTCTGTCTGGTCCCAACAGTCTGTAATACTCAAACCGATTGAACCACATTGATGGTTCGTTTGGCAACCTATCCCAAGGTTGTCTCTTCTCCTCCATGTTCGCCTCCTAACTTTTGTACAAAACTACATATTTAACCATACCATACCACCTACTACTAACCCAACTGATATAATGATAATCCGCTTAAAATGAAACCACGTCAATCTGCGTTCCATCTCCGTCCTATGCATAGCGGACCGTTTTAACTCACCAATAGAACACATAGAATGCCACAATGACACACCTGCTATTAACAGAATCATTCCAATCGCTATTGGCTCTTTCATGTTTGTTTCCTTAGATTAAGATACTCTTCTTTGGTCAATGAGAATGTCCAAGCGTGTGCTTCTCTCGCGTCATTCATACTATCCGGCACTCTCAAATTATAGTATTCACCTTTACCATGTGGGTCTTTCATGATTAAGAATCTTTGCCTACCTACAGCAAAAAGAACCAAATCCCCAGATTCACTGTCAACATTACTGTCAACTATTTCCCAATTTTGATGAGATGCATTATTTGATTGTCTAAGTCTGGGATCACGCATAGTAGAACTATGAGGGTGGATTACAAACTGGGGAGATTCTCGGTGTGTACTTCGGAACATTGGCAAACTTACCATCGTAAGGAGTGATAATGCCATAAGCATTAACACCACCCTAACTAAAATTAGAAGCACCCCCTGAATAATATTGCTATCCATTACAGTTCCTTATTGATGAAATGGTAGTAGAAATTATTAATCCCCACTACCATTTTTCAATCTAAGTTTGTTTCCTCAAATTTAGATACTCCTTCTTCGACAAAGAAAATGTCCAAGCATGTGCCTCAATAGCATCATTCATTTCGTTAGGAACACGCAGACAAGAATATTCACCACCTTCATGCGGATCTTTCATGACAAGATACCGCTCTCTTCTAATGGCCAAAAGAAATAAGTCACCATCTTCACCGGAAAGTCGAAAATCACGTACCTCCCATTCTCTGCCAAGGGAATCATTACGAGGAGCTACCCTTGGATCTCTTTGGTGACGCAAAACCGTTTCTCTGCCAAATCTGCCGGAAAACTCAGCACAAGCTGGATTCTCACCTATTATCAAGCCTTTGGTTAATCCATCGGGGGTCAGAGTGAATTCTGGAATTCTACATGCCCAAACACGTCTTCCATAATTCCCTACATGAAAATCAAAATGTCCACATTCACTACATGTGTTTAGTGTTCTCTCTCCTCGTCTATTAAGAACGATTTCCGATCTTATGTTCAAAACCACCAGAATAAGAAATATTGAGAGGGGAGGTACTAAACACCATAATTCATTATCCATAACTCATCACCATACAATCTAGATGGTGGAGACTGTTAACCTCCACCACCTTCTATCAATCCTAGTCCCAATTGCGCTGTGGGGGTCTCTTTGGTTCTATGAACTCTCTTTGGTGAACAACCTGATAGGCACCGGTGTCCAACTCGATTGGCCCATGCTCATCGTGTGTCAGCGTCGTGGGAATGGCGACAGTGAAGTACAAGTCCTCACCCGTTTTTGTGTATACCCTAGCAGCATCACTATCCAATTGATGGGTGTGTCCTGTGTGCTCCCCATATGCTATCACCTGTCCATCAAGTTCCTTAGAACCATTTGGAATCTTCAAAATCGATTTTATTAGCAAATCACCTTGTCTGTACATTTTCTGTTCTGGAACTCTTCGTTTGAACATTCTTTCTCTTCCTCTCACTCATAATTAAAAGTATCTAGGTGGTCCAATTCTCCAAGGCAAATCAAAATACCACTTCTTTACCACCTCCTCTCCATATCTTTTGCATAAAACTGTCCAACATTCTGTCCTACTAGGTGGACTGGGACGGTGGCAGTCGGGGCACAGGAGCATAGAATTGTATTCGCTAAATATCCTTCCCTTGTCAGGATATTTCCATCCTCTCACATCCTGTCGTGTCACAATCCCCTCATGCACCTCAGCACCGATGAGAATTTTCCCACATCTATCGCAATATCGCCTGGTCATCAGCAGATGGTAGCGTAATCTCTCACACCAAACCCATTCTTGATCCTTTTTCATCATCTGTACATTCATCTCAACAGGGTCAAACATAGTATCATCCCGTCATTTGATGTACGTCTGCGATCAATTCCTCATACTCTGTGTTCATTGCCTCTGCCATCAATGCTCGTTTTTTCCAATCCTCTTCGTCAGACAGTAGTTCTAACACAGACCAACCGTCACCAGGGCAATCAGTAGGCAATAGTTCCTTATGGCCTACAACTCGACTATACTGAAAATGTGTACGCAAGTCCTTTAATAGCTTAGTAGCTGATACCATCTGTGCATCTGTTGGCCTATTTCCATTCATAAAATTGCCTTCTATTGCTATTGCTATAGATTTCATATTGTATTGCTTAGCATGAAACGTAGCAATAGTAAGGTCATTCATGTAATATTTCTTACCATCAGGTGTTATTAGAAAAGTATATCCAGGTCCAGGCCATCCTAAATCTTCAACATGATAACGCGCTATAGGATCAGGACCAACCGGTTTCCAACCTGTATGATGAAAAATAACTGTATCTATATCTGTTAGTTTTCTGCTTTTGTACAAAAACTCATCTGTCTTTTCTTTGCCATAAGGATAGTTCTCATGCACTTGAATGGTATCACGAATGTCAATCCAATCAAATTCAGGTTCTTCCACGAGTATGCCATCCTTTACCAACACACCAAACGCTTCACTCGCTCCCCTTGGTTCCAACCAGTCAAACGACCCCCAGTTGTGCTTATCCTTTGTCCCCCACAAAAAAGGAGTAGCGCCGAACACACCATCTGATATTAACTCAGCACCATATACTTCTAACTGTGCTATCGTATCCTGTATTTTTAGATCCATGTTCTCAGAACCAAACGACTGCCACCCACCCTGAGCACCAGGCCAGAAGTGTGGTGCACCCGAGTCTATGCACGTCTCGGATATAATAAGGTGAACCTTATATTGAGCAGCCAATTTGGGATACCACTTTCTGTAGCGTTGCAGCCACCATCCCGTTCCGGGTTCACCTAGGTCAAGGTTCCGCACATCGTCCATCCGCGGTGCGAAGTATTCATGAATTCCATAGGCAAAAACTACCGACAGGACTTCCAGAAACGGCTCATATTTATGCAATGGAACCGCTCTTGCCCTATCTTCTGGTGAGAGACTAGGATCATTTATGTCAATAGGCCAGTAATCCTTATAGTGTAGTGCTGGATGCCCTACCCCTACACTGCCGGCACAGTACAATATTCCTTCTCTTTTTAGCAATCGTGCAAGCTCAACATCCATTGCGCAAAGTTTGTTAAAGTCTTGACCATGACCTGTGTTTATCTCATTAAACCCCTCGCAGGCAAAGTAAATGCCAGAATCGCGCATGTATTGAACAGCCGCCTTATTCATCAATCTGTCGTAATGTCTCTGTGCAGCCTTTGCTGGATTCTCCACAGACTGATCTTCCGTGAATGCCCGGTACAACCAAAAGCCCACATACTCCTGACACGCTTTGATAAACTCGGAATTGTCTTCCATGTCCTTAACGATCTTTGGTCGATTGTCCTTCACCCACCCCACCATGTAATCATATTCAGTTATATCCTGTATGTGCGGCCCATAAATTTTTATTCCCATTAGTTCTCCTTATTCCCAATAAACTCAGGATGCCCTATCTGCTCCAATACACCATTTAGGAAATCATGCCATTCATGCAACCTGTGATTGTATCTCTGTGAGAACATATGCCGGAGCGATTTGTAATTCATGCACACAACCCTTCTCTGCATAAATCCTTCAGGCAAGTTCGCTTTTACCCGTTGAAAATCACCCCTATTTATTAGACTATTAAGCCAAGAAATGTGGTCTAGTCTTACAGACCCACTAAAATCGGCACCCGTCAAATGCCGACGCATTATGGTGTGCATGGTAGATTCAGACTGTGTAGTAACACCAACGCGATAAGTCGAAAATTGCTGAAACCAGTATCTTGGTGCTCTTATCTCCAACCAAATCACCATACTCTCAAGAAACTTGTTCTCCCCGTTATCCCTAATTGATAATCGCTCAGCCACCTTTGGCATTTTATCTACATCTACATTATAGCTTAGACTCAGTCCTAGCAGTGCGTGTTCGTATCCCGCCTCACCCAATACCTTCACTCTAATCATTAGGGCCTCACTATTCCCGATGCTATCAAAATATGGTCGATGCCTTTACGCACCAATGGTTTGTCTATATCATACAAGTACAACTCGCCAAACGCTTCACTCATGCTGTTCTCCACTATCATCAGATGCACCCCATCAAGGTAGAATCGTGTCATTGGCTTGCCCGACCCAAGAAGGCGTTGCTCACGTAGGCTGTTGTGCATCTGCCCAAATGTCACTCTGTCGTTGAACAGCTGCCCCAACTGTATGTCTGTAAGCTCACCGTTCTCAAATGATGTGGCAGTCAGTATCAACTTGGATATGGGAACTGATAATGTGTCAGGTGTGACTGATACGATAGAACCTATAGTTCCGTTTATCAGCTCATGCCCTTCTTCATCACACAGAACGACCTTTGGTAGTATAAGGTCAGGAGTGTACCACACTCTAGCAGCGCGAATGTAATTGTAAACTGTGCTATCGTCATAGCCCGTTCGCATCCGCGCCCAATCCATGTAATCATGCCATAGCAATGTTATTTTGTAAGGCAGTCTGCCCCACAGTTCTGATATGAGCCACAGGGACAGCGCTTGTATCTTCCTTGCCTTCTCTAACTGCTCGGTGGCAAGGGATGTGACGCTGTCAAGAAATGTGAATGTCTGCTCAATCGACCCGCTATCATCACTGTTCAACACACTGTGAAGTGACGTGACAAGATTCGGGGTGAATTCAATGCTCTGAATGTCTAGTTTGTTTTCTGTCATTCATCTCCAATATTCAATGATAATTGTTCCTGTTTTTGTACAAAAAGAGGTGGTTGTGTCTGTACTACTCGTTGACGGGCAATCTCAGCAGTTTCAGGATCTATCTCAAAGGCCAGATAGTTACGACCTAATACCTTACATGCTACAGCAGTTGTACCACTCCCAACAAAAAAATCCATAACTATAGCACCTTGTAAGCACATTTGATTTATAATATAAACACAGCTCTCTAGAGGTCGTGGTGGTGGTATCTTTGCCCCATTTGTCAACCACAATTTTGTATCACGACTCTTGTGGATTGTCCTAGACGTATTCGCTCTATGCCAATCCCTACACATACCAGTAAGCGCAAACAGGCCCAATTTTTGCCAAAACACAATATAGTCTACAGCGAATTCAACCGGAAGTCCCTTGAGTTGGATAAAAGTTTTGCAATCGGCAAATAAACGACTCCCACTTGGGAATATTGAATACGTATCTTGCAAACGCTTTGTTCCTTGATAGACAAAAGCAAACGCACCGGGTCTCAGAATTCGTTGGCATTCTCCTACAAGCCATTCCACAAAATCCTTATATCCTTCCCATGAATCTACAAACTCACTAGGATATTTATACTCCACCCCCCATGGTGGATCGGTGAATATCAAATCGACAGACTCATCAGGAATTGCCTTTGACAACTCTCTCGCGTCACCTGTGACGATGGTATTCAATTGGTATGGTCCTAACATGTCTGTCATTCTGATATATGTACTGGCATCACAACGTGCGTCAGGTCACCACCATCCACAGGACGAATCACCATTGGATTTGACGGTCCCTGCATGTCTATCGTCACTTTGTCGGTTCCCATCACACTCAGTGAATCCATCAGATACTTGCCATTCACCCCTATCAGCAAGTCACTCCCTTCCGAATCCACGTCTATCTTGCCTGAATGGTCACCCGTCTCAGCGCTCTGAGCCGACACGACGCAACTGTTCTCATCAACTGCCAATTTAATGATGTCTGACGAATCTCTCGCAAACACACTCGCCATCCTGACGGCGTGCAACAAGTCCTGAGTCCTGAGTTCGGTCCTTGTAGTCCAATCCTTGGGTATTATCTGGTTATAGTCGGGGAACTTGCCTTCTATCAGTTGTGTGACCAACAGCACACCCCCACTTCTAAAGAATGCCCTGTTCTCACTCAGTGACAGTTCAACTTCACCATCCATCTTCGCCACTTCTGATAATGCTTTAGCGGGGATGATAACAGATATGCTGCCGTTAACGCCTGTATCCACATTGCATACCGCTAGTCTGAATCCATCTGCCGCTGCCATGATGAGTTTGTTGTCGGACAGTTCTACCAACACACCTTCCAACACCGGCCTTGACGTGTCCGTTGCCGCTGCCATTGCGACTTGTTTAATTATACCACCGATTCCCAACAATGTCAAGGAGTTGTCTTCGGGGAACGGATAGATGTTTGGGAACTCAACAGCAGGTATCCCTTTTATTCGTGATCTCGACCCGTCACACGTCAACGTGGTGTTCTCATTCTCACTCACCGACAGTGATATTGGTGAGTCGGGAAGAGCTCGGACAAGGTCTGTCAGAGTCCTTGCCGGTATCGTGGTTGCACCTTCTTCTCGCACTTCCGCGGTTACTCTGCAACTTATCATCAATTCCAAGTTCGTAGCTGACAATGTCAGTCCTTCGCTACCGGTGGACACCATCACATTGCCTAGAATTGGCAAAGTTGACCTTCCTGCCACCGCCCTGCCAACGATTGATAATCCGTGAGCTAACATTCCTTGATTTACTATTGCTTTCATTTTATAGTCCTTTCAATCTGATTTGATTCGGAATGTCTTTCTTCTTTTTATTTGACTTTAATATCTCTTTGACATCATGTAATCCTCTGTCATATCTTTCTTGCCACCAGCTCATTCTTGCTTTACCAATCTCTACATATTCACTTTCCTGTTCTATCATTATTATTTCTTCCCATCCAGCTAACATGCAACCAATGCCTTCGGACGCTACACCAGCAAAGGGGACTAGGACACAACAAGGTGCATAGGATTTGGGTGGAAGGAGCAAAGTGGCAAGCCAGCGGATTAAGGCAATAGGTTTGACCGTGGGATGGGGATTGCGGAATGGTGCAATCTCTCGCTTTGGTTCATCTGTAGGTCGTTTGAACCCTCCCTTACCATAATTTGGGTTGACTGCTTTTAGATCAAACTCTTCAAGCCCCGCGTCCCTCTCCCCCCGTCCCGCCTTTGCCATGTAAAGTACCGGATTCACCATCGCCAGACGTTCGGCGATCTCGTAGGACCAGTCAGCGTTGTGGTAGAAGCGGGTGCAGGAGCCTGAATCTGAATAACCACGTTCCCCCTCAATATAGCTACCATCATTTGCACCAAACCACGTTGTTTTATTTGTACTTGGGTTTACTCGATAGCCTGACAATCGCTGTCCACTCTGCTCCCCTAGCGCCTTTACCGCGCATCCCTCGACACACCTCCACTCCTCGACCTCTTCTAGCCCATCGGCGTCAGCGTACTTATTGTTATCTCTACTGCCACCAAATCCAACATCATACCCCCCAGGGCTAGGATTGTCACTAAGACGACCACTTCCCTTCACCCGTTTCGTCCCTACCCTGATACACCCAGGCGAATGTAGAAGGCAAAAGTTGGCTGGCCAGCGGCCTTGATGTGGCGTTTCATCTACGACGCCACTCCACGAATCGCCAAGGCTTTGACTCTTGGCATGCTTTTCATCGGATCGGCCAGTTGTTGCGACAAACTCTGTCCCAATCCTTCCCCCATCCACCCAGAGCGCCCCCGCCCCAGTCTCCACGATGCAATCGAGTCGTGGCGTCGTCCAGAGCTTCTGTGCGCAGATGATGGGTCTAACTTGTCCTGGGAGAGGCTTGTAGGCCAGAACCACCGTAGTGGCTGCATTTTTGAGAACCTGCCCCCCGTAACGGTGGCCTTGCCAAGCTTGAGCCAAATCAGTCACGGCATTGTATTCAGTAAAGCGATCTTGTGCTTTAGTTTCCCAATCCATTGGATTAGGATTTGTTCTGTCAGGTGTTGGATAGTATTGGTTACCATCACCATAGACTTTGCGACTTCTGTTGCCTGTTACGCCAGCATTTTGATCCAGTTTTATGTCAATCCTCGTCGCTTTTGGGAAAGATTGCCCCTCCACATGCAGAAAAGCCAGTGGCAGCTCCAGCACTTCCCCATTGACGAAGATACTCGGTTGCAATATCAACCCTGCGTCCTCCATCGCTACTGCCATCCTGTGCCACCCGCGCGAGCTTGCAAAGGCAAATATCCATGCACCGGGGAGGAGGTGCTCGGCTAGAGCAGCCCAGGTCTCAGGTCGAAAAGAAATCCCATACTCACCAGCATCCCAGCCCCTGTTCATGAACCCTTTTGGCCCTAGATGATAGGGTGGGTCCATAATGGCAGCATGAAATTTTTGGCCTGTGTATGCCTTTGCCCACTCCATAACGTCAGCTTCTACGATTTCCCATTTTGCCATATTTGCCTTCTTTCAAGTTTCGTGCTATACTATCTGATATGAACAAATTGACAAAAACTCAGAAGTCACAACTGGAGTTTCTCTATCTTGTTGAGAAAAGAACTCTACAAGAGATTGCTGCTCTATTCAATGTGTCAAGGCCAGCTATTGGGACGTGGCTTAAGAAATTGGGTATTCCACGTCGTACAAACAGTGAAGCGCAATTACTTAGTAATGGCACAGAGAATATCACATGTGAACTCTTAGATGATCTATATACCAACCAAGAGCTTTCTCAATCACAAGTTGCATCTTATGTGGGTTTATCACAAACTGGTATTTGCTACAGACTAAGCCGATGTAATATCAAAACTAGAAGCAAGGCTAACTTTGGATCTGCCAATGGAATGTTTGGGAAAACACATACACCAGAAGCTAAAGCAAAGATTCGGGAGGCCAACCGACAACAGTTTGAAGTTCCTGGGGCTAGGCTCCGACAAGCAAGGATTACGACTCAACAAATAGCCGATGGGCGCACTGGGAAAGCCTTTAACAAACTCGAAACAAAGTTCGCGGCCATTCTTGACAAGATGGCAATTTGCTTCGTTTGGCAATATAGACTCAACCGTTATGTATTCGACTTTTTCCTCCCTGACACTAACACCCTCATTGAAATCCATGGTACCTTCTGGCATGCTGATCCTCGATTCTATGACCACGCCTCTCTCGGCTCTATACAGCAGAAAAATGTAGCCAATGATGTCAACAAGAAACAAACAGCTCTTGATAGGGGATTCAACTATACTTGTGTCTGGGAACACGACATTCATAACGCTCCCAGTATGGTTATCAAGATTATGAAAGAAATCAGTATGACGTGATCATGGCATGAAACTGTGGCCCCTCATACGTAGCCGCCCACTCTATCACGTCCATCTCTTCGATCCGCCAGTCAGAGATCACCGACTGTCCCCCATCACCACGAAATTGGCAATGATCACGAACAGCACTACCACCAGGAAGATTATCAATATCGTCATGCACCCACCTCCTCCAGCAAGCCCAACACTGCCAGCGGGTCCTCTCTGAAGTTCCCTGGCATGAGCTGACCGACGATACCCGTCACCCATTCGATGATGATTGGTCCGTCCGCTTTCAGTTGCCGGTATCGCAGGTGTTCCCCGTACAGTGTGATGAACAGGTGACGGTATAGCTCGTTGACAAACACCCGCCAGCCATCACCAACAAACAATCGCCAGATGATATTACCTTCGGATTGATGCAATATATCAGTCGGGTACACCGCAATACCCCCATCAAAGAGTAACGCGTCGCAATCCGGTATGCTGCTGTAGTTCTGCTCCATCGGGTGATCCCAGCCTGCATAATGCCCTGTCTCCCGGGCTATTTGTGCATGTGGCCCTATCCACAACGCAGTGGTGATCAGCCGAGATTTCTCATCAATGTAATATGAATCTTCTCCTACTACTCGTTTGATCAGTGCCTTCTTGGGGTAAGATATTTTTACTGTGCCTACCACTTTCTACTCTCCTTTCGACCATTCTTTTGCCATTCCTGCTTCTACTACCACAGGTACTCGGTCTATCAACTTCTCACCGGCATATTCCATGCATTGTATTATGCAATCCTTCACAGATTCGGCATCGTCTTCATCCACTTCTACTATTATCTCATCGTGGATTGTTGAGATTATCTGTGCATAGCCACGCAGCATGGTTCCTATCTCGACAAGGGCATATTTGATGATGTCAGCGCCACTGCCTTGGATGGGAGTGTTCTTAGCAATACGTGCATACTTTACTATCTCATCGCTTCCTTTCGCGCCCACAAGCCATCTCCTGCGCCCTAGAAGGGTTTCTATGTAACCTTTCTCATATAATTGTTTTAACTGCCGTTTGGCCCACTTGTCAACCATCGGATAGGATGCCGACAGCTTTGCCAACACGTCTCTCGCGTCACTTACCGATATTCCCGCTGTCACCGCCATTGTCTCAGGCCCGCTACCATACAGCCACGCAAATCCAGCGTTTTTGGCAATCATACGCCTTTTGTCGTTCTTGTCGATTGAATCATCCTTGTACATCACTCGTGCGTTTTCTGCATGTATGTCACTCGCCGTGCACACGTTTATAAGGTTCTCATCGCCAGATGCCTGCGCCATGAGACGCATCTCCTGTTGGCTGTAATCAGCCGTTACCAGTAACTTGCCATCATTGGCAACAAAACAGTCTCTAAATCGCTTTTGCGCCGGAACTTGTTGCAGGTTTGGGTCCGACGACGAGAACCGACCAGCGCGTGAACCCAGCTGTGTAAACTTCGCGTGTATCCTGCCTGTCACCGGATTGACGTAGTCGTGGTATGCGAATGATAGCGCCTTCGTCGCGTGCCTGTAGTCTATAATGTCCTGAAGAACTGTGCATTCCGGATGCTTTGCCGCGTATGACTTTAGTGTTTGATCTCTGTAATCAGGAAGGTCTATCCCAATCTTTTTTAATTGTGACAATACCTGATCACGCGAGTTAAGGTTGATTCCCGATATATTACCGAAGAAGTCAGTCATCGTGTGTTCCAACCCAAGGTTTGACTGAATCCTGTTGTTCACTTCCTGACTCTCCCTTAGCAAACTATCCGATAGAATTTTCCATCTGTCGCCGTCAAATCCCATCCCCGCAACTTCCATGCCTGCTACGATAGGCGCTAGGTCATTCTCTAGTTGCATCACCTTCATCAAACCGTTCTCTCTGAGTTTAGCCATCTGCATATCTCTGATAGCAGGCAGGACTTGCGCGTCCTTGGCAGCGTACTCTATCTGATCATCCGTAAAGGAATAACTGCCAAACGACGTTTGCAAACCTTTGTCCAAGTGAACCTGCAAATACCTATCAGCAACAGCCTTCAGTGAGCATTCCAACCCCGTCCCATTGGTCAGCACCCGCTCAGCAAGCATGGTGTCGAACACGTTATTGATAATCGGACTCCCCAACGCTATGCTCAAGAACCCCAGGTCAAACACAGCGTTGTGGAATACTTTCACTGTTTCAACGTCCGCTAAAAGCGACTCTAACTTTTGTGCAAAAGGACGAATGTCGTCAATCACGTAGACATCATCACCACAGGCAATCTGCACCAATGCTATGTCGTCAAGGTGCAATCGCGACAATTGGCCCATATTTGACGTAGTCTCTATGTCTATTCCTACCACATGCGGAACTTCTGTTGGAAACTCATTCCGATGTATCACCATACCCCCCATTATATCACAGACTTGCCCAAAAGTCAAATACTGCTTTTGCACAAAAGTTAGAACAGAACAGGTTGCACAACACAAATGCGATTCTCCGCTATTTTAATATACTCCGGGTTGAGTTCAATGCCCAAAAAGTTACGCCCAAGCCGTTTAGCTACGAGTGCTGTTGTGCCAGCGCCCATGAATGGATCGAGGACGATAGCTGGTTCTGTATCACCGCCACAGGTACAGGTGGGTTGCCAGCCAATGGTGGCACTCAATGAATCTCCACATCTACCCTCATTCCTCATAGAAGGCCCATGAATACCTTGCGGGGTAGCATGTTTTGGATTTGATGGCCCCCAATCATCACGATTGATAACCTTTCTCTCTATCACCCTCTTCCAGGGATTTCCACACTCAGTGCAGCACCCACGTTCGCTTGTCCCCGCCTTGATCATCGGCTCTACCAGGTCGGGCGGATAGGTTGCGAAGTGTGCTTCCCTCAGAGGTTGGGGGTTTATGAGCCAGACGGAGCGTAGGGTGCGGCCTGCTGGGTTGAGAATATCACCGGCTTTTATCTTGTGTAGAGTGTTAATGCCGTCTTGAGGATATATGCCTTCCCTGTTCCTAGATTGTGTGGACGGCTTAAGCTCCCCATGCCATCGTTTGAGGCTCGCTTCTCGGTGTGGCTCCCTCACTGCATCCCCATCATAGTAGTATCTCGCGCTCTTACTAAGCATCCACACATGCTCGTAGGATGTCGTCGGCCTGTCCTGTTGTGAGCCTGGCATACACGATCCTGAATAGGTGGCCTTGTGCTTGTGGCCGCAGCGAGGACACTCGGTATTGTGTGTGCCGAACGAAACCCCTTTTGCCCAGATGATTCTACTACGTATCCATCATCCGTCCTCTTGAAGGGCAATTGCCAAGCGTTCGGGTATTAGCACGAGGTCTTTGGGCTTAAGGCCATTGCCGATACTTGTAGGTCGCATATTCTCCCAATAGCCAGGCTTGTTGCTAGGAGCATCATCATCCGGGACCTTGCTATTGCCATGATGTCCAGCATACGAATCCCCAATGTTAAGAAACACAGTACCATCCCCCCGCAAAACCCTCCTCACCTCCCTGAACACCTCGACCAGGTGCGCCACGAAAAGATCGGGCGTCGGTTCAAGGCCCAGAGAAGACACTATACCATCAGGCCATATTACTGGAGGAATAGAATAATCTCTCAGGCCCCAGTCAGTATGGCGGAGAAGTTACACAGCAGTGGATTGATTCATCAGGCAATTCTCTTAAAACATCCATGACATGCCCATTTATAATGCTGTTTACTTCATAAGGCCCTAGCCTATTCGCCATTTATCTACATCTCCTTTCTTTTGTGCAAAAGTTAGAAGTCTCTTCCCCGCAAATCGGACAATCCCTCGTACAAATCGGCCCCGAATGTCTGAGACAGTTTGGGGTCTGAGAATCGTGTAAATTGTGCTTGCCAATTCAATGGGAACACCTCGCCCGCAGGCCCGTCCCTGTACTTCTCCACCATCACCCACACAGCATCATCCGACAAGTTGTCAGGCGTGATGAAGTCAATTTGGTTTGCCCTCATACTGATTGGATTCCAAACCTCCATCTGCACGTCTGCCGCCTGCCATCCTGCACCACCATAGCGTAGCGCACCCGCACCCGCGATTTTACTTTTGTTGAATAACACAGAGTTGTTAAACTGTGACAACACAGTCCCACATGCGCCCGTCGCCTTAGCTATGTTCGCCACATTAATAAAAGTGGATGCAACTTGCCGTTCCCTTGAGTCTCGTTCGCCTGTCTCATTCATAGGCACTTTCTCCGCGTAGTCTACCACCAAGTGCAACAAAGGCCCGTTTATGGCGTGCAACGCCGACGACTGCCAATTGATTCTAGCCGATGTGGTAAGGTTCGAGTCGTCTATGTAGATTGGGAAGTCTTCTAAAAACTCAGTCCACTCAAACAGACGTTTGGCGTCTTCAGAACTTTCCTTGATTTTACCCGTTCGCAGCAATGATGAATCCACCCCCGCAAGGCAACAGGCCAAACGACTAACGATACGCCAGGATGTCATCTCATAGCTGTTTATCGCCACACACCCTGAAGCGCCTCGTCGTTTGGCCTGAATTATCTGCCCTAGCATGATCTGGAGTGCAAGCTGTGTCTTCCCCGCTCCTGGAAGACCTGCAATGACTGTGAGTCCCCCCATAAAAGGCAAGCTTGCACTCCTGAATGAAGGCCAACCTATTTCCGGTATGCTGATTGATCTTCCTCGCAACTCCTGTTCCAACCTTCTCCTAAAATCCCCAATTCCAATACTGATATGTTGATAATCCGAGTTTACAACCCCCTGTGCCTTCCACAGTTCCGCTATCAGTTCTGATATGAATGTGTCTACATCGTCAATCTCCCTTAATGCTCGTTCTTTGTCCATCAGCATGTCTGAATAGGAAGTCACCACTCTGCTCAATTCACGTAACCTGCCTAGATTGTCCACTACCCGTGCCCAGTTCCGCACGCTGTTCTCGTTTACGACCCGCACTCCCAGAGTCGGCAGGATGGTGACCAATTGACGTAGATATGATACACCGCCGGCGATTTCTATCTTATCAGCAAGCTCCCTTTCTACGGATATGGCATCCGGTGGAATTCCTTTGAGATGACAACTGACAGCCGCTTGGTATATAAGTCTATGCCCACCCCCTTCCTCTCCGCCTACAGACCATCCAAACTTATCCGCTGTTAGTTCAGGGGCAAGGATTTTTATTGTCGGAGGATGCTGCAAAATTGCTGATAGTAATGCCTGCTCGTACTCTACTAGTTTCATCTATCCAGCATTTCACGTTCTGCTACCAAATCATAATCATTTTCCAAATATTGTAAAATCAATGGTTTCGCCTTTTGTTCAATTTCAAAAGGGCCACGACCCCAGCCAATAACCAATCGTTTTAATTCGTTACAAGTATAAACCATAGCTTCCCATTTGGTATCATCAAAACCGCACAAAGATTGGTGATACCCCTCAACTAGAGTAAACTCATCCCTATTAGGCCAATCCTCAATTAACAAAATTCGGTGCATCTCATAATAGGGAGAAGTTGTTACAACAAAAACAATCTTCCATACTGGAATTTTATCTAACTTAAAATTGCTTACTTTCCTCATTATAGCCTCTCCTAAAAGTCAAATTCAACTGCCACTTGAGAATATTGATCAACTAACAGATTCAACAAATCTTTGGGCTTGGCTCCATTCATTCGCCCCTCGTTATAGTCTTTTCCAGGCCATCCATTGGATAGATTCAACACGCGACATCTAGTTGTGCCCAGTATGTCAGCCAATCTGTGCCCGAACTTCTCTTCCCCTACGTCTGGGATGATAATAATTCCTTCTTTGTCTACGAAATGCTCATTCCAAGAAGTATCCCAACTGCCGCAGCCATTGACAGGACTAACAGATGGTAACCCATCCTGACAGCACAGTTGCGAGTCGAACTCCCCGAAGTGGACAAAAGCTCCTTTTTCCCCATAGAGAGACCAAGAATTGTAAAGAGCAGTATCATTGCTGCCCCGAATCCCAATATACTTCGGTCCGCCATCTCCGTCCTTCTTTCTAAGCCTTATCCCAAGGCATTCACTTTCCTGCGGTCTACCTGCCCATACAGGTATTGAGAATCTGGTTCCCGACCACCCCCATCCTTCTCTGTCAATAGTTTCATCCTTGAATAGGCGACTGTGGAAGTATTCACGATGTTCATCCCTTAACATGGAATTGTAATAGGTAACAAGTTCTGGAATGACCGGCACGGGATTTGAATGCTCGTGCCTTACGACAGGAGCAGGTTCAAAAGTTCCCTGCCTCTGTGCCAGCCATTCCAATGCCTGAGGAAAATCAAGTTTATAAAACTTTTGCACAAAACTGAGTAAATCCCCAGATTCTCTGCACGAGAAGCAGAAAAAACTATCTGTGTACACTGTGAAACTCGCATTCTTTTCCTGATGGAATGGGCAAAGTCCTTTTAGCAGTCCACCCGCCTTGCTCAGTGACACCACAGACCCTATGACATCTGCTATATTAGTTTCTTGTTTTACCTTGGCTACATCTACTCGCCGAGGAACTTTTCTGAGAGGCATTTTTTCACCAGCTTGAATGAGAAAGGTCTAGTGGCAACTTGTGATGCGAAGTGTATAGCTCGTATCAATGTAGCAACATCATACTGCCTGAGAAGAGGTGACGCGTGCCGCATATTTATTCTATCCGAGAAATAGGGGACCCACCCCCTACGCTGATGAACCTCCAATAACCATTTAGCGAGTGACCAAGAAGTAACTTTCTTTTCCGTATTGTACCATTCAGGATAGACATAATGCGTAGAGAGTGGGTCATCATCATATTGATAAAAACTACCTAGTCCGTGGGTCTCACCTAGTTTGGCTCCGTCAACGACATTACGATTAAAAATCGTTGTCGTTATCGACATCTTCCTCAGCCAGATAGTCCTCTACCAAGTAAGGCCAGAAATCGTCAAACATCTTGTCAAACCCTAACAGATCGTTATCCGTCAAAAATATTGTCTCCAATTCAGTGTTAACTTTGTTAATGTCAGAATTCGTCATTTCCGCTACCCTCCATCCACTGAATGATAATGCTCACGTGCGTAGCATCCATATCTGCAAATTTGTGAGGTATATCATGTTTCTTGCACAATGCACTGATTCCTACAATCAACTCTCCATCTGATGGATCATCTCCAGGTAGAGTTTTCCACCACTCCACTGCCTCTGATGTCAATTTTCCATTTTGTGCAAAAGCCTTAGTAGGACATAATTTCTCGATAACCTTGTATAGCTCTTGAACTGCGTCAGACTCCATCTCAACCTCTTCCTCCTCGACTTCAGTTCCCATCAAGTCGAAGGAACCCCCCACTGGTTGCAGTGAACCGAGATTCAGAACAGACCTGCCTTTCTTGTCCTTTTCAATGATACCCATGTATACAGAACCATTTGCAACTGCAAGATCATGTAATTCAGGCATCACATTTGACTCATCCTCAAACGAGACACTGAAAAACTCATGACCACACAGTTTACGTGCAAACTCTGAGAATCGCCATGAGGATGCTGTGTAGGAACCGGACTTGGTAACATCCCACGTCAATTCCCCATCAACTACAGATAATGGATAGTTTAAGAAACTGCGTACCCTTACCTGGTCAAATGAGGAAGGGTTGCCCTGCGCATCCCCCACAATATCCATGGCTACAATAGCAAATGGCCCATATTGACCTGTGATCCAGCTTGGTTCCCCGAGCTGATTGTTGGTCATAATGCGGCCATATTTGAACCGGTAATAGTCTGGCTTCACCTGCATCCCAGGAACACTATTTATCCATCCATTGGATACATTAACGATAATGACCTTCTCTGAATCATTTATCAGTGTCTCTGCTACAGATAACCTACGATTTGGCTGATTGTATGGTGGAAGTTCTGACACATCCCCGCCAAACGCTCTCACCAGCAATGGAACCTCACCCCTGTCAACCGACCCAGGCGGGCCGTCACCCCCATCCTCCAGCACAGTCCGATACCTGGCAACCATCCTATTGCCTGACTGTGCCACAAATATCGAATTGCCACTATCATCCTTTGTAAAAAATGTTAGTCCACTGACGGGATACTTCCCATCAACGTAGGACTCGAATTGAGTCTCCTCCGGTTCGTAATCCGGGTCAATCAGTCTGATCGGCATTAGAAATCTCCCTCTTCCTCAATCTTGTGTGCTCGTACCAGAACCTGATACGAGTTTGAAAATGTCTCTAAAGTAGATGTAATTATACTCCCTAACTTCTCAAAAGTCAAGCAATCCGCCTCAGCAGGTATAGTGATTCTCAGTTTGCCGTCAGGAACCATCGTCAGCCCCTGCCGTGCCAACGAGTTGCGATATCCAAAATCCACACTACCCCACACCTTTGTGAGTAGAAAATTCACTTGCCCCTCTCGTATGGCATCCTTTTCCAAGGTTACTTCAATCCCCACTTCTTGCTCCATCACTTCTCCTCTACTAATCGCAGTTCCTTCGATTCAAACTCTAGGCCATATCCAAAAAACCAATCGAACTTAACTCGATAGAAAATTAACTCTCCCACTCTATCCACACTACAAATCCGACCTTCTTCCCCAAGACACTTCAGATATTCAGAAGTATCTTCACATGACACACTACTAAAGTTCACCATCCTTACTCTGACTCTATCCCCTATGTGAAACATCTCACCCTTCCATTTCTAATTCTATACCCAACTCAGTGATGAATCGGCTGGGCATCAACCGGTCTTTTCGATAGTTTGCTACTCCGCTAAGATGCACTTCTTCCCGCGCCCTAGATACTAAAACAAACATCACATCACGTTCATCCGAAATCGATGCCATATCCCCTGTAGGCAGCATACCAAACTGTGGGGGCATTTCCATTGAGAACCTATGGGGGAGCAATCGCTCACTGATTCCAATACCTATCGTGATATTTCTCTCTTGCCCCTTTAATCTATGAGCAGTAGAAATTACTAAGTAATCATCCAACTTCTTATCTTTAGCCGCCTCAGCCGCCTTCACCATCTCATCAACACTATCTAGAAAAGTGCTCAAATCATTAAACTGACTTGCCACAGTAACAACCGTCAACAAATCCTCTAATTTTCCATTCTCCGCCTCATCACCGCCAGTTATACCTTCCTGATCCATTAAGTAATCACGATAACACACATTAATTATCTCCTGAATCAAATCCGCCGGTTTCTCATGGAACCCATCCAGATGATACATCAAATCTTCCAAATCTTCTATCCCCGACTTAAATCTCCAACCATTCTTAGCTTTAAGAACTTTGAACATGCCCTTATAATATCCACCACACTGATCTATAAACGCTCGGCCCAACCATCTATGGGAACAATACTCTCCCTTGTGTTTAATCACCTTGTTGTCTTTGGTAACATCAAAAGGCTGCTCCATCCAAATGGATGCTATATTATATGCTCTCTGGAAGGCATCCTTGTCGTCTTTATCAAGAACCAACTTAGCATATGCTACTACATCTGCAACATGCTTACTAGCCCAGAATGAACCACCCGCTAGATTTACAAATGGAATCTTAGCACGAACTAATGGTCCTTCCAACCACGCTAACTGCGCTCGTGTTCGTGCACCAATAAAATAATCACCGGGCCCCCGACCGTTCTGCAACTCAACAGCCACATTATTTATTATGGATTCAGCTTCATCATATGCAGTCTCAAACCACTGATAAGAAATAGGCTCACCCACCGGGGCATCCGGACGGGTGACAAGAGTTTTACGGAGGTGCTCATTGGACTCATTATAATTGTTGGTAATTAGGCTATTGATAGCCGACACTATTGTCTGTGTGGATCGGTAATTGGTCTCCAATTTGAATGTCAATCCATCTGGATAACGACTCTCAAATCCATTAGCAAGATTAACTTCGGGAGTAGCCCCCGCAAATTTATAGAGCGTCTGATCAGCATCCCCAACGATGTACATTCGATTTTGTGGTGCTGCTAAAGTTGACAGTATACGCATGGCCTGCCCACTGGTATCCTGCCCCTCATCTACCAAAACATATTCTATATTATTCTGCCACTTCACACAAACCTTGTCATTATCAGCAAAAAGGACTTCAACGCAATAAAGCATATCAGGAAACGTAATAAGATTCTCCCTCTTCATTTTACGATCAAACAAACGTCGAATTTCCGCCATCTTCCATGCGTGCTGCACAGACACCCCACGATTGCTTAACATCTCTCGATACCACTGTTCATCCTGTCCAGACCGAACCATCTCAGCCTTAGCAGCATTTATCCAGTAATAGATTGCTGCCCACCCCTCCGCAAAATCTAACTGCTCCGCGGCCTCTTCAATGGCCTTCTTAATCTGCCATTCCTTGGCAACCTGACGACGGTCACCTTCTGCCTTAAGAATTCGGAATGTGAGAGCATGAATTGTACAAATGCGCTTTTCAAGGGGGGAACCGGCCACTTCAGGAGCAACTTTCAACGTCCGCTGAAACAAGTCATCCGCCATATTCTTAGAGAAGGTGACGGCTATGATTGATTTAGGGTCAACACCATTATCCAGCAGAAATTTAATCCTGTTGGTAATAACCGTCGTCTTTCCTGCACCGGGGCCACTCAAAATTCTTGCAGCTTTGTCAAGTGGAGCTGTTACTGCAACCAATTGCTGAGAGTTTAATGAGAATGACATTCTTTCTCCCTTGCCTATCGAGCGAACCATCCACGCATCCGCTCTTGTATCTCTTCTTTCGTGGGTGGGGCTTCTGGCGTTAGGACTACTGGCATTCGTGGCTCTATGATTTCGCAAGGGCAGTGCTTGTGGGCATAGACAACCTTGATCTTTCTTATTGGGTCGCCTACCAGCACCTCTCGGAAGTTGGCCTTCAACTCATCTGCTTTCGTTATCGGTTCCCCACACTCTACGCAAATCGTGACTGTCATCTTTCCCTCTTTTGTGTCTAAGCCCAATCAAATCTTACAACTGAATTATACACTGCTTTTGCACAAAAGTAAAGAGTAACGACGTAAATTCCGCGTAAATATCATCAATGGGTGGAGATAGACTCGAACTATCGTTGCCTGAGTTACAGTCAGGAGTACTAGCCGCTGTACTATCCACCCACGAACAGGATGGGCAGGAATTGAACCTGCCCGATGGATTCTCAGACATCATGGCTTCTAGCATTCTATCTTCTGCTCTCATTCACTTACACTCCTTTCAAATCTGATAGTAGGTTCAAATTCGATTCCAATTGTTCCCTCGCCCTCGCCGTCAAATACTCTGGAGCCCGATTATCTGCTATAAACTTGCCAATCCAAGCATTTGATCTTTCCAAAGCAATAACCAATTGCTTAATCTGTTCTGTGTCAATACCATGGATCCCTTGAAAATGAAAATCCAGTATACGACTCATTTTACCCATCCCCCCCATTCTTTACAATCATCATTCAAACAAGTACGAAACTGACGACCTTTGTTCTTGACTGTCTTGGCAGTGAATGCACCTTGCAGTTCACCACATTTCCGACAACGAGAACTTTTTAATCCCCAAACATACAACTCTCTCAACTGCTTGATCATCCGCTTGTCCCATCCGGACACACGGGTGACCCAACGGGATTCTGTCTTGCCCAGGGACTTGTTGTATTTGGGAGAATAGAGATATAGACGAATACTATTCTCCCCCAGACTATCGGCATATCCGGTCCACTCACTCACAGATGAATGAATGCGGATTTCTAACTCCCCCGATTTCACTATGCCATTGATAATGGGCACAGCATAGATGTATTCATGTCCTACCGTCTCCCGCCGCTCCCAAAGATTTTTACCTTCCTTGTCCCTGGGTAGAGCGTCCTCAAAATCTGCACTTGAAAATCGCTCAATAGCCATCAACCCTTCCCTCTACAATAGAAGTTAGCTAGTCCTAAAACTCTTGGTCAGGTAGGATTCGAACCTACTTCGTCCCCACTAAAAGCTGCCAGATTATTCTGCCGCATGGCCTTTGGGGGGTAGGCAGACAGCCCCCGCTTCCGGTGAGTGACCCCGTCTCCTCGACAGGCGACGCACAGGCGCCCGCGATGTCCACACCGCCCCAGGCCAAGAGTTTTAGAACTAGTCAACTCCTATTCTTGGATGTCACAAACCAGACATCCTTGCCGCCAATTGCAAATACTCTGCCGCCTAGCCGACTGTACCGTAAAGCTAAATGATAATCGGCAAAGAAGGCAACCTTCTTCCCTTTGTCGTCACAGCATTTGATGATTGCCGCGATGACATGCCAGCAGGCTGTCCATTTGTTGCCTGGGCAATGTGGCTGTGACCCTGTCACAGGTTCCACCCATGCGCATGAACCAGTCAACATCAGTTCATCAGCAACCTTTACCCACTTGAGAAATGTGTCATGGTAAGTTCCCGGCTTGGAAACTGAGATTACACGATAAGCCCGATCTTTGCCATTGATCGGATTGACTGCACCCGCCTTAACAGCATAACGGGCTTTGTCTACTCGCCCTTGTAACCGTTTCTGATCCATTCTTGCGTTTCCCACCGTGTAATCTCCTTGTGTCTAAGTCCAATCAACCTTACACCTACAATTATACACTGCTTTTGTGCAAAAGTAAAGGGTTTTTGGAAGATTGGACGTAAATTCCGCGTAAAGAGACGTTCCAACCGACAGAATTCCGACTAAGGAATTGAAACGATTATTTTTGCCACTCAGCCATTCTTGATTACATTCTTTACTACAAAAATGAAGTTTAAATTGCTTAATACGGCTTGGGAATAGGAAGAATTCATTTCCACACCAATCACATATAAAAATTTGTTTTCCACCTCTCCAAAAATGACTATTTGCCCCTTTCAAACTAATTGATTTCCATTTATTAGTACATTCATGACTACAAAAACAATGATCAACCCTTTTAATTTGGCAGGGCCATCTTTCTATTTCAGTGCCACACCAATAACATGCAACCTTAATTTTTGGCATTTTCTATTATTGTCCTAAATACAAATAGCCTTTTCCAACTCAGGACGTTTTGTAGACTAGGACAATCCATTCTGAAAGCTAGAAAAGGCTAAATGACTTAATTATAGTCCTTAATAGAACGGATAAATCCTAGTCACTCTTAATTATAGCACAAAACTTAGTTTTTGTCAAATTACAATCTTTCTATTGTCACCCTAAAGCCACTATCCTCTATGTTTTTAACATACTTGTGTGGTAATGTCTCAGTGATAAATCTGGAATCGTCCACTTCCAGTATACTCTGTAAAGCATCACAAATGAATTCTAAAAAGTTATGAGTATCACGCCTCCTTTTGTCGTGAACCCGCATCTGCAACGTAATCTTATAATCAGCATCTCCTACTGGAAGTCCATGGAGTGCCTGCCTTGACAGAAATTGAAGGTCACTACCCCAATCTTTAGCTTCCTTAGACCAGACAGCAAACCTGCCTTTGACTATGATTTTTCTATTCTTGCTAATCACACCAAAGGCAGGATTCCATCGACCGTTGTTGGCCAATCGCATTGGGGCGTGAACTGTGAATTCTACCTCCCACCCACTCTCATTTGCCATAAACTCGATGTTTCCATTCAGCTACTTCACTCTCTGTGAAGGACCACCTTCTCCCCGTCTCACCATCCAGTCGGGGCATAGCGTCTTCCCAATCACCATCAAGTGGAAAGTGTTCCTGCCCCCACGTCGTATCCTCGGGCGTCCTATCTGCCTTACAATCCACATATCTGCTGCACGCCCTATTGCGCAATCTGTGGTAGACCAAACAATTCAGGCAGTCCTTCTCAGACAAGGACTCTCGATAAAATGGTAGTTTCATAATTTCTCTCTTTCAAATTGGCTCTCTGCGAGTAGTCGTTTGTATTGCTCCGGAAATCCAAATGTAACGATTCGAGATATATCCTTCCACGCCCATTGAAAAAGTGCTGCTTTTATCTCATCTTCACACTCTTCCTTCACGTCTCTCTGCAATTCTCTTATCAATCCGCCAATATCCTTTGGTTCATTGACAAGTTCCCCACTGTCCCGTAAATGCTGAATAGCCTTATTCCATCGCGCTTCTGTCCGTAGGCTCTCACCGATGATTTGAATTATGCTCTTGCCGGTCTTAGGTGTCCAATTCGATTTATTTGATTCCTTGAACTTCTCAGAGACATATTTTCCCATCAACGCCTTTTTATCTCTCCCCCACCGAGAATAGTTCTTGATTACAACTCCTTCGATGGTTGACCCGCCAAGGCAACTTGGTGTATCCAACAACTCCATAAATGTATTATAGTCTGTGAACATTCCCTCTGCCAGTACAGGAACACATTCCAATCCTAATCTCTGAGACTCATCTCTCTTCATCTCATAAGACATGTAGCTTTCCATGCCCACGTCCACGTCAAAGATGATGATGTGTCTATCAGGTACCCTATCATACGCGATGGTGTTGTGCTTTGGGTTTTGCAAGTACTCACCACGATAAGTCCACCCAGGAGTTAGCAGATGCTGAATGCTCTGAATTGTCTCTATGGCCTTGTTAAACATCTTGTCCTGTTGGCCCGGACTTTGGTCCTTCCCCTTACTGCGGCACATCAACTCACCTTCTGTGGTCCGGCTGAAAGAAATTTGCGACCCGTCGATTTTCTCTTCTACTATCACGTCGTCAAGGAACAGCTCTTTTATGGCGGCGTGACCTAGATTGTATATCTTCGGATAGCTTCGTATCATCTCTTTCCACCCCCGCATCTCTGGCATATCCATAGCTTGCCATCAAAAATGTGGACAATGAACTTCTTGCACTTGTCACACCACAGCATCTTTCCAGGCATCAAACAGTCTCCTCCTCATACTCTTCTATGCTTATAACCTTCGCCTTATTCAAGGTTTGAAGTGAGTAGCTTCCATGCCTACCTGCTCCACCCACATGTGTATGAGGGATGTTCCTCATTGCAAAATACCTAGCGGCCTCCTCAGTCTCCGCTTCTACGTTTATATCCTGCTGAATTGTGACAACAAACTTCATTAACATTCGACTTACCACCACAATTCTTCCCTTCTACTCCAGAAGTGAATGTCGTCATTTAATGTCTGCCCACATGCAGGGCAAACAAAGCCATACGCATCTTCAATACCATATGCTTCGACCGTACCTATCCACTCACATTCATCAGGTCCAAAGTATTCTAGCCCATGCCAATATGGACCGCTAATAGGCAACCCACAAATCACATCAAATACTATCTTCTTCACTTTCTCATATCCTTCCATGCTCCATCCACACCAACATCTAGCATTGGATTGATAATCGTGATAGTGGTAGAACCCAAGCTCATCAAAATACATCATCCCAAGAACTTCTCCACACCTTCCTTAGACCATCCTGCTAGTATCTGCCCGGACACACTGTCGTGCAGCACAGGAACAAAAAACTGCCCATTCAGCCTCTTGCGCAAAAACTCTATCACGTGTGGTTGCGCATCCACATCTACAACTTTGTACTGCTCACCAAGGCCATCCAAGAACCCAACGAGTTCATGACAGCCATGTCAACCACTTTTAGAAAACACTGTTAGCATATGCACCCTCGAATTAAATAATTGTTTTTAGCCAGTCTTTTTTGTCTTTTGTGCAAAAGTCAACTGTCAACCAGTATACACCACCACCCACCAAATGTCAATACCCCAAACGTAAATTTTACGTAAATGTCACTTTCTCATCAACATAGGACTCTCTGACCACACATCGACACCCAACCACACCTTTCCATCACGCATGGTCTGCCACTCGTCCCACGGAACTAACTCAAATTTTAGCATGTCATACTCGCCTACTGCCATTAATCCCCTGACACGAACACGCTCCCGTCCATTACGGAGTGCCTTGTAGAATTTCTCAGAACAGCTGCCACAAAATCCAATCACAGGCGTGTGTCTGTATGAGTCTGACATTTGAGTTCCTTTCTGAGTAGTTTTGATATTATCTGTCAAGTAAGGATAAATACACAAATTATACTTCATCCCCCCTTTCTATCAGAATTTTGTGCGTAGCACACATAAATGTAAATGTTCTTTTATTAGTAGTTGTTCTCTCTAAAGAGTAGTGTCTTCTTACTGTTGTACTCTTAATAGTGTTAGCCCCACGACTAACTTATAAGTTAGCTGTGGGAGTAATTTACTCTGGGGGGTAATTTAACATAAATTTAGTGGCTATCGACCCAATCCTGTACTGCGATGTAGCTGTAAGGATATTCTATCCTAATCTTTCCTGAGTCATCCCATTCCCAAAATCCAACACAGTAAAATGTTCCATGCTGTTGAGAACCGTTCGTTCCTGTCCAATGCCGAATATCAGTTGTTAGAAAATTGTACTCCTTTAAGATTTTAACCAAACCATTCACATGCGTGTGATGTATTCCCAAATCATCAGCAATATTTCTTTGTGTTCTGAATGTCACAAGAAGGCCCTTTTGGTATAGTGGCCCAATCTCTCCCCATGTGCTTTTGTTCCCTCTTGTAACATGAGCAAGTATGTCCATGTACACGAGCATGGCAGGACCAATTATCTTTAATAAACCATTGCATTTAGACTCAAACAGTCGCTCAGGAAGTTTTATGTAGCTCCACAGTCTCTTTGTTCGTCTTGTTTCTTGGATTCTTGGGTCACTAAAAAACATCTTTCGTGATTGCAACCATAATGGTTTGTATTCTACTTCACTATCCATATAGTAATTCTCCATTTAGCCTAAAAGACCCCATTAGGTATGGATTTCTAATGCTCCTCTTCTCGGCGTCGCCATAACTCGACAAGGAACAAGAAACCCATACCTAATAGGGCCTTTGCTGTTATGGTTGAATTTGGCACGAGAAGTTGCCATTTGTTCATATCCTTAATTATACCACAAATCTATGTTTTTGTCAAATGAACCCTGGCAGGACTCGAACCTGCTTGTCTCACACTCCCTGATTGAGTGGCAGAGTTCTGTTACCCTTACCTTAGTTTACTGCACAGCACATGACATAACAAGGCATTACTAAACCAAACCAGACACCACATCATTACTACAAGTATCCCTAGCAGAGTATGATGTCTGTTAGGGATAACGAACCCTTACCTTAGTTTACTGTACCTCACTAGACAATACAGCACCACACCGAACATCACATTGCCGAAAGAAGTCTTCTAACAGAGTTTGATGTCTGCTAGAAGAGTCGTTCCCTTGCCTTAGTTTACCAAACAACACATCACCGAACACCGCACTACAGCACAGTACCACACATGACATAAGTTGTATTTTAATCGGCTACGGCAAAGAAGATAGTGCCTCTTCGATAGCCAATGTGATACCGGACAGAACCTGATACATGCTGTACTTCTTTTGCCAGATTCTCAGTTGCTTCAGGGCCTGGTCGATAATCTGTTGTTGATAATCCGGCGTGTCCTGAACAGTCTGAAAGGCCGCATAGACGTTATCACCACTTGGAGTGGTAACGCTAAACCTGGCACGAACCTCCTCAACTTCCTGGTCCTTAACTACTACTACCAAATGGTTCAAAAGAAGTCGCGCTTGCTGCAGGCGGTACTTCTCACCCGCCACACTATCATCCCATTCAAAGACATCGTGTAGAATTGATTGCGGGTCTTTAGCGTCGTTTACGACATCACGTACTGAAGCAGAGCCGACTTCACTCAGTGTATCCAAATATTCTATTCGTTCCCCATAAGCCTGTGCTTTGTTGGGGTCGGCAGGGCACCATCCTGGTTTTATTCGATAGATTGGCGACATCTACTCACCCTCTCTTGCAATTCTAAATTTTCCATGCATGCCACCCGCTGAACTGCCAGGCCGCCACGATCCTACTCCAATACACCATCCAGCAATGTTTACAAGGCCAACGAGCTGTTCCAAACTAATGGCTGCTGAATTGTAGGTGATGGGGAGAACGGCAGACCACTTAAGAAACTCACCACGATAGGCTAGATCGGCTGACCCCCTTCCAATTTTCACTAGGTCTTCTCTCATTTGTGGTTCACCAATAATGTCAATGTACTCACTATCGACAGTGATTGACTGCCGCATGGCATTCATTTTTAAGTTGTCGTCGAATCTAGGTGCCTCAGTAATGGCCTTTTGGAACCCCCACCCAGGAAAGGTATAATTCCCTGTCACAGGATTCTTTGGGTGCAAAGAACCAAGATAGAGCGCCTCTATATCCTTTGGTTGTCGACCGGAATTTGGTTGCCCGGTTTGCTTCCCACGCATCCTCTCCTTTGTTTTATCACTCATTTTGTTCTGTATCATTGACGATCCACTTATGCTAACTATTGGGATTGTAACACTCTTGAAAATCAATCCACTGACTATGACATCCGCAATTTCTGGCATTTCTTCATTCCTTTCATTGATTGAGTTTTACCTTAATTTATCGCACATGACCCCACAGTACAACACTTGACAGCACTACACATGGTCTTATTTCATTCTCATTCCCTCCTTTTGTGCAAAAGTTACAGACTAAAAGACCCCATTGGGTGTGAGTCCTTGTGACCCTTTTTCTCATCGCTGCCAACGCGCAGCAAAGCGTCCAAGAGCTCACACCCAATAGGGGCTTGTATTTGCGTTGGGTTCTATTGGCGTGAGAATCACCATTTATAGAGCACGCATCTACTGTCTACAGTATACCACAAAACTCGCTTCTTGTCAAGTGCTACTTTTTCTTCTTCATCTCGTCTACTATCAGAGTCAATGTAAATAGGATCCATGGACCGCAGGCGTATGAGATGTTCATCACTAGTCTGCTATCACCCATGAACCATGCTAAGCCCTGAAGGAGAATAAATACCACACTTACAACAGCTACAAAAGCATTCATTGTTCGTTCCTTTCACTGTTGGTTTGTAAATCCCATAGTGTCAAATTCTCACAAGGTAATACTTGCCTAAAATCACATCTTGTATGTGTACACAGTGTACACTCTAGATTCTTCTCGCCTGGACGAATAACGATATGTGAAGCAAGTGGTAAGAGATTGATAATGTTGGCCTGGACGTAGGTTCTCCACATATCCCAAAAGCCTTTTGATGTTCTACTCTGTTTGACTAACTTCATGTCTTTGGCCCATTTAGCTATTGACCTGCGGTGTCTGCCAAGAGACATAGCTAATAATGTACCATTCCATTCTGGAAAAATATCTCTGATTATTTCCATCTCAATGTCTGTTTTAGCACGTACAGACATGATAGTATTATGAATAGCTACATTGGCATCTTTTACAGGACATCCAAGAATTTTGGCGATTGCCTCTGCACCTAGGTCTGCATATGTTTCTACCCAGTGTATATCTTCTAATTGGTTCATCTCATCCCATGTCCATCATCCCTTTGGTCCTTTCTGTATATTCGGAGAGGGCAGGAGGATCAGACCTACCCTCCCCGCTGAATAGAAACTTGGCGGTACAACCGCCAAAGGCGATCTGCGGGCCTCGCACCCTATTACTAGTCCCCTGATTGCCAACTTCACACTTATCCTCCGCCCCAAACGTACCAGATTTGGGGAACGCCAGGTTCCCAATCTCCAATTAGATGCGATTCACAGCCCAATCCCATATCACAGGTAATATATGTGCTTTTCTTTGCAGCAATCTCTCTGGCCTCTTCTACGCTTCTGGCAACAGCTACAATCATGCCAGGAGTATAATCAGACAATACATCTTCCCATATGTACAAAGTCCACGGCATTAGTTCCATTCCTTTCTATAGTTTCGGCCTGAATGCCACCACTACGCAGGCCATAAAACACACAAACAGAAAACCTATTATTATCGAATCCATTGGCATCACACATTCTCCTTTTATGGTGGAGATGGGTGGAATTGAACCACCGTCTTCAGCCAGCCGCTTTGGGCTCTCAACTGAATCGACCCCATTTCATCCCCGTGACAGGCCCCCACCCCGTTATGGCTCCATAGTATAAATTCCCACCTGTCTGTTTCCCTACTATACGTACGTGCCAACAATTATACACTGTCTTGGCACAAAAGTCAAATGCTTTTGCGTAAATTCTGCGTAAAGAAGGCTATGAGTTTGACAGCAGTCCGTTTAGGTGTGACAACACACTCTTGCCAAGTGGCGCTATAAGTGCCAACCACGCTATCACCACAAGTCCTTCGTTTAGTGTGCTTTGGAATTCACCCAACAGGTCGCCCGTTAGCATCGGAATGAGAAACGTGAGTGCCACGTACCCGACGAGATAGGGCAGCACCATGCTTCTGTAGAACCTGCCAACCTCACCAAAGTCAAACTTGCCACTCTTCAGCGACTCCGCAACGCCCAACAACACATCTAGCAGTATCAATGCCGCTATGGTACGCACCCGCGGGTGTGTAATGATTGATAATATCTGAGCTTCTATTCCCATTTTACTCTCCTAAATAGTGGGACACATCGTCCCATCCGTATACTCGTTTTATCTCATGTCTGTCAGGGTACAGGCAGAACTGAGGCCACACAAAATTTCCTTGGGACCAGCGACTGATAGAATATGGGTCCGGCCCATCTTTGGCCGTTCCTACTGCTACTAGATGTGTCTTATTTATTGGATGCACACCCGCCCTGTATGCTAGCTCATGATGTGATATTTCCTGGTAGGCATAGGTATGCTTATGTGCGCTTATGATAAAGTCGGCTTCGGGGCAGTCCCACAACAGAGCACGTATCTGTGAGTGGTTTGGATTGTACATGCTGGTCCCTGGCAACTCATGCCCAACCATAAACACGTATCGTTCGCTGCCAACGTCCAACGTCCAAATGCCCTTGCCGACAAAATAGGGGATGTTCCTTCGTTGGTACTCGTTCTGCAAAAGGTCTTCACCTATGGCCATGCCCGTATTGTGGGCTCTGGTGCTGGCACAGCCATAGAGAAGTTTACCTTTTTCTGCTAACATAGCTATCATTCTGTTGGCTAACGAACGTTGGACTAGCGGTTTTGTGAGCTGATCCAGCACGGGGAATGCTGCTCTGAATGAGGTTGAAAATCCTTCCACTTCGTCTCCATGCATTCCCCAATATAGCCTGGGTGTATCAAGTGCTCTCTTAAACGCTTCGTTAAACTCTGGGTAGCAGACCCATCGACTTCCTATGTGCATGTCCGCTACGAACTGAATGATAATCGGCCTGTCTGTATCTATCTTGGAGTGGGCATCTGTATAGATCGGTTCAACCTTTTGCACCATACCCTGCATTTTGTGCAAAAGTGACATCCACTCGTCCCAATCAACTTCCGGGTTCTGCAACGATTCTGCTATGGCGGGTGGCGTTTCGTCCACTAATACTTTAGTGTCAGGTTCTAGCCTGATTCGCTTCCACTTGTTCCTGCAACTCTCCGCCGTCCGTTCCGTTCCGACTTCGCTGATTTGCTCTGCTACGTCTGTCCACGATAAATCATCTCTGTCCGCCAGTTTTGCCAGCATCTCTAACTGTTCAGGGTCGACTTCCCAAGGTATCATACAGTCTCTCCTATCCTATGGTTGTGTTAGCAGTCTTTGTTCTAGTGCTCCAATCCTCCTCTCCGAGTCTTTGAGTTTCTGTGCTAATTGCCATGTCGTGTCAGCAAGCAGCATAGTCCATTTCTTCATAGCAATAAAATGCTGTCCATCACTATTATACGTTACAAGTCCTGATTTGTCAAATATCGGTTTGAACTCTTCTATCAGGTTTGAAAATTCTTCTCTGATAGGATTTCCTTCGGGCATAAGGCTTGCTCTGAGAGTTCTTACCATAATAGCATCGTCATAGGCGTCATAACTGCTCGCTGATATCCCAGCATTAAGATGCAAGTCGCCATCGGCGTCGAATATGGCATGGGTGGTTGTCCTATTCCGAACGACTACCAGATTGGCATCCACGGCGGCATCCTGAGTTCCGGTCCCATTCTTTTTGTAGCCCCGCAGTTCAATATATCCAGTTCCTGCTGTTGAATGAGTTGTGTCATCGGTTGGTGCGGCACCAGATAGCAGCAGTGCCTGAGTGCCTGTGTCCCTTGCTCCGACAATACTCATACCCCCATCTGCTGCTGCTGCCTTTGACACATAGCCGAATGTGTCTGTCTCTGCTAGGGTTGTCATGCCATGCGCCACACTACCCTTAGACTTAAATTCCAGAATATTATCAGTATTTGTGGCTAGATCAATCGTTAATCCAATAGTTATACCACCTGAAGATGATGCACCAATAGTTATAGTTTCTTCAGATCTTATATTATTATCTTGGGTATTGCCTGCTATAGAACCAACTCTAAGACCCTTTCCAATCCTAAAATGATCTGTAGCAACTGCATATTGATCACCAGCGTCAGTAGAAGCAATATGAGCATATACTTGTGAAGATTCAGCTCCAAATACAGCAACTAAGCCGGCTCTAGCAAAATCACCAACGACTTGGCTACTATCAGCTCGTACTGAAGCATAACAATCGTAGCCTGTAGCCGAGGAACACCAAAGTTGTACACCTTGATCAGCTCCTACTCCAGGAGCCGCTTTACTTCCTCTAACTTGCCCAATAAGTACATCACTAGAATCTAGAAATTGATAGGATCTATTATCAACATATCCAGTGGATAGTTCAATTTGTATTCCACTGGCATTTGTTTTAACTTCCTGATTATCTCCAAAACTTGCCGCCGCCCCTGTTATACTTCCAGCAGTCAGCATTCCCATATCAGCATAAATAGCTGAAAGAGTATTGCCTGTAATCTCAGTAGCTGTTATCGTACCTGCTGCTATCTCGGCAGCTGTTATTGTGTTAGCCGCTATCTCATTGGCCGTGATGGTATTGGCAGCTATGTTATCAGCTACGATAAGTGGTACGCCTTGACTATCACCGCCAAACACTTGGAAACGAGCTTTCTTTCCCGACGCAACGTCTTCCGCTACACAGATGAGAATCTTGTTTAGCCCTACCGCATCAGCACTGTCCGTGGATGTCTGTAGAGCGGTGGTAGACGTGTCCGAATCGAGATAGATATAGGTTACCTCTGTTATGTTTCCGGTATTGGCACCCGGATCAATTGTAAATGCTGCTGCTGCCTGATCAGCCAAATAGATACTTCCAACAGCCCACGCAACTGTATCATGGTCTGTCGCGGTGAATGCTATGTTATGCGACCACCCGCGAAGGGTAAATCCCGTCGTTGCTGAATCAACGGTGGAATATGCACTTAATTGATCAAAGACATCTTCTGCCTTTACCCAATAGTAATACGTCTTCATGCCACCGGCTTCGTCAACGTAAGTGTCTGCATTCCAGGCGACTTGGGCAATCTCTGAAGATGCACCGGAATCGTCAACAGTGTGGCGATATATGCGGATGGATTTAAGGTCTGTCTCCGTTGGACGGTCCCATGTCAGTGTGATTGTCCCCTGCCCGGCAGTCCCCGCAGTTGCAGCAAGAGTTGCAGGTGCCGCAGGCACGGGATTGGTGACAACTTCCAACAACGCCGCACCCGTTTGGCCAGATATATCCTCAAACGCCATTGCCACATTAAACGATGCCGGCGGTGGATTAGTTCCGAATATAGCAATTAAGTCTTCAAATGTATATGTTACTTGTGAATAATATGCTTCCGGCATTAAAACCACCTCCTCCGCCGCTTGCTGAGTGTAGCATCAATCGTAAATGAACAGCCTGTATTGACTAGCAAATACGGTATCAAGCTTGCAGTAGAGTCAGAATCGTGGATTAGAACATATTCAAGTGTGCTCGCTTCCGTCCCTGCTACATCACAAGATGATACAAGAGCAAATTTGGTGTCACATCCTGAATTTATGCCACTTGCCGTTATAGGTATTGAATAGTAAGTGCCTGATACCCATCCATCATTTGTGTCTCGTAGAGTGCCTTCTAGTGACGCTGTGGCCCCATATGCACCATCATAGTTTGTTTCTATATCAGACCCACCTAGACTTTCGTCCCAATTGAATCGATATGCCTCAACAGTAAACGAGCAGGCCGCAGCATTCAGTGATGCTGCTACAAACAAAGATGCACTAACGATGGAAGCGCCTGACGGTATCTCAGATGTGTCAAAAGATAAATAACTTCTGTAGACACCATATACACCACCAACCAATACCTGCCCAATGGCCGCGGAACCCTCTGTAGTCTTAGCCGCCGATGCCGTGTTTCTAGCAGTGGCATACGCCGCCCCCAACCCGTAGATGAACCCATCTTCAGCTTCACCATAGAACGTCTGTGACCATTGATAATTAACCAATTCTTGTGTTCTACTACCTGTCGTAAGTGGTGATGCAGTGACTAATTGGAATATTACATATCTGTCCGTTGGGCCAGAAGCAGAATAACTACCTGAGTCAAACGCCCACTTTGCACTTGCACAGTAATCAGTAAAATTTGTTGTGGCAGAGCCACTAGTATTGAATGAGGGTGGGGATGTTGAACTGGTTGTCCCGCAATATAAACAAGTGGACGTATCCGTTGTACCAGGCCCCCACATTTGTAGTCCAAAGATAGGACTGCTGTCTGGGGACGCAGCTAAGAATGGTTTAATCCATCGAGTGACTGATTTGCTAACTTCAGGTATTGGATAGGTATTCCGTGACCCAGACTCAGATGCAGAACTATCACGCCTTAGCATTGTCACATTGCTGTTCAACACGGACGATGATAGGTCAGAACCAGTATAAATTGATATTCCAATAGATGGTGTCATAGACTAAAGTCCACATCTATTCCTGTAATCGCCCCCAATTCAGATGCAGTTGCCAAAATCGTCATTACCAGATCACGCCCTGTAAAATCTATGATCATAGATGGTGCAGTAATTTCGGGCCATCCACCTTCCCAATAGGGTGGGGTAGAACTGTTAAACTCAATAGGAAATCGAGAAAAATCACTAGAGTTGCCCCATATATCTACAGCAGAAAGAGCAAGTGATCCGGATATGCCCCAAGGAAGATTCTCTAACCAATAACTACTACTTGTAGCTGTGGTATAATTCCAAGCGGTTGAGTCGCCCATTTTCCATCTTACGCCATAGTAATGAAAATCTGTCTCAGGACTATCATTCCACGTAAAATGGGCATCAACCATTCCACCTCTAAGACTAATACGGTTGTAGTCGTTTAATTTCCCTCCCGCTCCCCCTCCTGGGATATTGGGCGCTTCATCATCAGGTTGTGGTTGTGATGGACGAATTATAAACTGCTGATACAAATTTTCCATCAATGCGCTACGTCTACCACGGCCATCTTTAGTATCAATAACCCTTAATATATCCTTTTTAGGCATCGTCCCACTCCTGCGCCCTTGTTACTTCATCAGCATTATAGTATGTACCAGGATACAACTGATCTAACTGCTCTACATTTAATGTATAAGGTGTGTTCCATCCTGTTTCTAGATGGTAAGATCGTTCTTCTACGATACTGCCTGTTGTAGCAGAGCCAAAATATTTAATTGCTGGAGCTTCATGTCCTGTTCTGGCCATGTAATGCAAATAGCGTGATCCATTTCGTCTCAGTATACCAATTCTACCACCCTCCTCCCCGCCATCAGAAGCACCTACTCTTTTCATAGCCTGATTTTGGTATTTTAGAAGTTTTCCACTAGCTGCTAATGCTGTTTGTCTTGCCGAATATCTATTCATACTGGCAGCTTCTACAACCATGTTTCCATGCTCCCAAGTCGGTAAAGTCGCCGCAGAATAATCTTCCTCAGAATACACACTAAGATAATACAATGATACACCTGTATGATCTATGTCTTCATCACCCTCTCTAATCTGTGCTCTTATTCTTACATAATCCCCTTGTGCAGCACAACCAGATACATCTATAATTCCATCGTATATACCACTGGTTGAAAATAGTATACCAGCTGCTGTGGGTAAATAGTCACTGTCCCACACACCATCTGCTGATTGATACTTAAATCGTAGTTTTGTGTCTGTCGCCGCCTTGAAGACGTATCTTAGTTTTGAGACAGCCCCAGGTTGGATACATCCACCACCCCAATAAATATCGTCTGAACTATCATACTCACTATCTTCTTCATACCTCAAATCTTTCCATGCTTCACTCCAATCATCTCCTGCCAGTCCTGGAGCAGCAAAGGATGCAATAGGACCAATAGCCACATCTTTCAGTTTGCTGGCATTGGTTGATAATGTGGTTAAACTACCAGACAAATCAGTCATTGCTGAATCTGTAAACGTAGGCGGTGTTTTCCAAAGGCCAGAGATGTTATAGCCTTCATACTCAGCAATCCAGGCGAGTTGGAAAGCTGTATTAGTTGGATCTCCTACTAACTGATGTGCAAAATATACATCGTACCAGCTACCAGCAGTTAATGATAATCCAGATAAATCAAGTGACCCGGTATAAAATATACTAGCACCTACACCTATTTGACTGGAACCCATATCATTACCACCATAGGACATAGAAACATAAGTTTCTGCTTTATCACTTGTCCACCAAAACCCAAATCTTAGACGATCTTTTTGGTGGCGAATATGCCCTTCCCAGATCACTTTTTCTAAATCTGATCCCGGAAACTGATCGTGCTTTACACCAGCAAACACCATCTTCTCACCATCTGCTCTTCCTGTGAGCCATTCCATATTTCTAGTCAATACATTTAGTTTAGCAGCAGATAGTAACGTACTGCCACCCCACGCTGAAGAAGCAGAGAATGTTGGTGGTGCTTCCCATTCAAGCATAAGTCACCTTTAGTAGAATAATGCGCATGATGATGTTCCTAACTCACTGTTATCCATTACAAAATACTCACTAGCCGCAATAGGATATAGACTACAGGCAGAAAGCATGTCCACGTCCATTGTGTACGATTCGCCTGGCCTGAATTGCCATGTCATCCCAATAATGTAGGCACATGTTGTTATAGCACTGTCGGACTCTGTTAGAGAGACCTTGTCGCCCAGTTCCAACCAAGGAATACCTCTAGCGCCTTTCAAATGATAAATTATACGAGATTCCATCAGTCTATCACGATAGAATGTACCTAAAGCCTCCGCCTGCCCTTTCCCCTGAATATATGGATTGCCACGAATCTCAAATTCTTTAATACCACTAATACAAGTTGATATGTATTTTTCCTCGTTTACAGGACCACCGAATAGTGGATCACCACGTAATTGAAAATCATAGATGTATAGAGCATAAGATGGATTAGAATTGGTGAATTCTAAATCTACTTGCTGAGCATAGGCTACTCCTACTACAGCTATGCATCCAGATGTACGCATACCACCACCTGTTAGAGTGAGATAGTCTGTATCTTCTATGGCATCGTATACTGTAGTACAAGGTTTAGTTAGTCGTGCTTTAATACTAGCAGCAGCACCGGGACCAACATATATCACGTCATCTCTTGAGTATACAATATCTACAGAACCTTGTGATCTTGCTTGGTGCTCTACAATTGCTGATGTATAAATCTCTTTGTGTGTCTGTTCTGGTTCTAATTCCTGAAACGATTTGATAGTAAAATCAAATGTAGATGCTGTTGTAAGTGAATCTTCTTCAATTAACCAATGATACATATTCTCGTATATGAGAGAGCCACTTTTGTTAAAATACAGGTTGCCCCCATCCGCCTCGGCAACAGCCTGCATTTCGCTAGTCAGCGGTTCATCATCCAACCAACAGAAGGGAAGAGTGAACATACCCTCATCTAATATCTGATCACCTGCAGGTATGTCAGCCTCGGTAGCTAAAATAGCCAGCCAATCTTCTACAGTCTGATTGGTGTACATACCAGTTATTGCCTTTTCCTCAGCAAATACAGCAGCTCTATCAGCACATGTAAAAGAGACCTTTTTGGTAATAGTCTGTTCTTTTGGATCAACTATCACACCTGCAAATTGATCTAACAGTTCCGGGGTTGCTCCATTGTAGAAACCCATCTGAATTCTAGCAGGAACTAAATACCTATCGCAAGCCGAATATCTATTCCCCGTGTTGCGCAGGGATATAGTAGCTCTGTTAGATATTGTGTTACCTGTCTTTGATAATCCAGCACCAAATCCAGACAGCCGCATCTCACCGGATATGGATTCGACATTCACGGATTCATCAGTCCACGACCCGAGTGAGTCCCATGTATTGTACCAATTCACCTCAAATTTGTAGGCTACATTGCGCGACACACCGGTTGCGTTGGCTGACAGCGACGTTCCGAAAATAGACTGAGCCACTACAGCTCCTCCAAACGCATTCTGATATTATATCTGATAGACCCACTCTCAGATGGGACGGGTATTTCTGAGTAACTTGTGACAAACACGCTGAATACTCCACAGGTTGAAGGTGGTGAGAAATACTGTGAACCGGTTCGCACGGCTTCCGTGTTAATGACCGCTTGGTCTGTTCCGTTTAGTAGACCCCATTGGATATCCCACGAACGGAACAGTGGGGCACTTCCAGTCCCATCGAACGTAAGCGTCTTGTTTGCCATCCGTGAGTATTGGCCTAATTTATTATATGTTATTGTGGCATCATAGGGGTCTGCCAATGTCACAGATGCACCCACATATCCTAATTCAGTTATACATGCTGAAGCCATTTATCTAGGCCCCCCCCACTGAGCATTTATTATCTCTGCAACCCGTGGTGATACCGCTCCGGCTAATATATTGATAAAATCAGGTGAAACCAACGCTTGGGTGATTCCGGCAATCAATACCCCACCCAGGCTATTGCCCAATATTAACAGTTGGTTCCTTTGTGCTTCCAAGTCATTGTTTGCAGCGTCGACAAACATGCTAATCGGTCTTGCGTCAGTAACTGTTTGGTTATATCCACCAGTCATTGCAGTTCCTAAATCCCCACCACTCAAGGCCATCAGTGCTAACTCAGGTTTGCCTGCTACAAGAGCGCCGAGTACATCCATATTTACAGTTCCACCACCCGCCTGAATATCGGCGGCAATGGCATTTACTATCTGTTCCTTATTGAATGCGGCTGTCATAAGGTCTGTATATTGTTGTTTTATTCTATCGGTTTTTATGGCGCTAAGGTCTGTGAATTGGTAAAAAGCCTCAACATACGCAAGAGCGCCTTCTTTCACGCCCATAGCTTCAACTAACTCCTTAAATTTTGGCACAGTTTTCATTAGTTCTTGGTAGTGTGGTGATCCTTCCCCCAAGTTGGCAACGTCTGCTGCCTGTCGAGCCACTTCGTCCCATTCGTCCTTTCTTGGCAATTTGGGCTTCCACCAGTCGTCAGGCATCGTCGGCGTTAAAAGTCCTGATATCGTACTCTTCATAGTTGCTATTCGTTGTTTTGAGTCCCTTTCGGCATCATCAAGCATCTTCTTTCTTGCACTTTTTTCATCGGCAATTGCTTTATTTAATGCTGACTCCCGAGCTCTAGACTCCTGAACAAGTAAATCTGACTTAGCAAAAGCAGTATCAATTGCACTATTTATCAGAGCATCTTGTGCCCATTTATCGGCCCCAACAATCTCACCGGCTAAGTCCCAGGTGCCATCTTTTAATCTTTGTAAATCAGTCTCAACTTGTTCAATAGGCACCCCCAGACTAAGAAAAGTCGCTGCAATGTCTTCCCCAGCTTTGTTAATTTCTTCCGCTATGGCGGTGGTGGAGCCAGGATAAACTTGAATATCATAAGGCCAGTCACCCATTTCAGGCATTCTGGGCCAATTTGCCATTGAAGCTTTAGCTGTATCTAAAGCACTTGAAAGTCCTAGTATCGCTTCCATAGCCGCTATTGTAGGATCCGCTATTTGTGGTAGTAGTCCAAGCATTATAGCAAGTTCCATTGAAAATTCTTTAGCTGATATCTTGCCATCCGCCAAGGATTGTTTCAGTTCGTTGTGCTTGTCTCGCAATGCTATGACTTGAATCCCATTTAATTGCTGGGAGTAAGAAAGGGCATATACCCGTTCTAGAAAGGCATCAGACGCCTTTTTTATATCTATAAACGTCCCTGCTAGATCTTCCCCTCCTGTAAAGCCAGCCTCCCCCATATCAACAAAAACTAGATTTAATTCCTTAATTTTTGCTTCTAGAGCGGCTGCATCAACTACCGCAACTTTTACTCCATCAGACATATCCGATAAGGCTATTGTGAATTCATCAACTGTTATTACACCCCAAGATACTTGTTGCAGCAGCTTAGATAGTTCCCTATCCATCTCTTTCCATTGAAGATATGTTAATTCACTAGTATCAAATAATCTTTTAAGTTCTTGGCGATAGGCATTCGCCATATCCTTTCCCTTGCGTTCACCCTCTAATAATTTAGTTACTCCTCCCGCCAACTTAGCCAATACACCTTGATAGAGTAGTAAATCACTCGCACTGCGACCAAACTCAGCCTTTAAATCAGCTTGAGCTGTGGTCCATTGTTGTGTCTTAGTAATAGTATTATCTGTACTGATACCAACTTGGTCTACAAGGATACCACCGGCTCTAAGCGTCTCATTCAACAGAGCCATTTGTTTTTCTTCAACCGTCAATGCATCCGTGCTTTTTCCCAATTGAGCGGCCAAATTCTGATTTGCCTCTCCAAGTGAGAGTTGTAATCCCAAGTTGTCAATGATACGTGGACTCATACGTTTGAGCCCAATTGACAGAGAACGAATCATAAAATCCACGTCACCCAACGCTGGGTTTGCAATGTTTGCCGCTCGTGCTATCTCGATTAACTGAGGATAGGCATTAGCCATCATATTGCCAAATTCAGCACTAGATCCTATCAACGATGTATTTAGTGCTTGCATTAACTGCAACTCAGGAATAGTCCCACCAGCAGCGGCCTTCATCTTATCCATGATGTCAGCACCAATACCTACAGACGCTATCATTCGATTGAATGATGCCTCAGTAACTTCTACCTGAGCACCAAGCATAGCCATTTGCTGGATCATCTGCAACCCATGAATACCCACGTAAGCCCCGATGAATCCAGTCACCATAGTGGTCAGACCACCAAATGCCCCGCTAAGAGCTTTAGTTCCTTGTGACGCCTGTTTTGCGGTGGTGTCTATTCCCTTCATGCCGTTTTGCACTTGATTGAATACAACTGAAGCCTGGTCACGAGCATCGATTATGATGACTGCCCGACTACTCATTCTTCATGGCCTCCTGAACCTTTTGCATGATTTTCATCTCCGCCTCTATCCCCTCCCCAAAGTTTTCTCCACCTTTTTCCATAGCCCTATCACACGCCTGCAATGCCCGCAGAGTGTCAAGCCCAACAGCGGCAGTGTATATCAATTCATCCTCTTCCTCCAAGATAGCGCTAGGAGTGGTGTGATAGCGTTCGGCGAGTATGCTCAGTTCTACTTCCAAGGGGAGATTGCCCTTCCCCTCATGGGCTAGTCCGATTCTACGGAGAAAGGGGCGGATTGCGCTTTGCTCCTTCCAAGGATGATTGCCTCCATGAATGAACCGACCAGCCATGCATACATAGGTTCGTCAAGTTCTCCAACATCATCCAGTTTTGTATCACTGTCGGGAAAAGGAACTTCCTTCCCGTCAGCATCGGTCAGCTTCCATCGTTCCATTACAGACTTCAGGACATTCCAGACCTCTTCCTCACCCACCTCGCGTTGATACGCCAGCCTATCTTTTAACCGGATAGGTTTGTACTCAATCCACTCCGTCTCATGTCCTTCTATTCTACATTCTATTCTCATCATACAATAGTCCTATTTATGTCACTTGCACCAATCATAGTGAATGACAGTGCAATAGGGCCATCCACGGGTGTGGTTACAGAGAAGTCCGTGATTATGCCTGCCGAGGATTTGAACCTTGGGGAACCCGTTCCAACAGGGCAGCCTGATGGGAAGAAGACTATGCAGGTGGCGGTATTCAGTACGGCATAAACTGTGTCCTGTGCGGTACTGGCAGTGGTATTGAAGAATCCACTGTAGTCCAAAGACCAATCTTTGTGACCTGCGATGCGTGTAATCCAAGTGTCGCCAAAGGCCAATGTCTCAGCCGTTGTGCCTGTCAGGTTAAGAGTGATAGTATTACCATCACCCTTTAGGTTCTGTTCCGTGACTCCATCCGACACGAAAAGTACTGCGTTTTTACCATGTATCTTTGCCATTATTTACTCCTATTAAGTATCATATGTTTCTGCTGTGACTATCCAATCCAAGTTAGGAGCTGTTGCTCCCGTGAGATCCCATTGGCATCTCACATATCTATCCACAGACCCTGAATATTTTAGTATTTCAGACGTTACACTCTCAAATACTGTAAATCGTGTGTACGTAGCGAATTCACTGGCAGTGGTTGAACTTGCCGACTGAATTAACATGCTTGCTGATTCCGTGGGCCAGGCAGTAGCGCTCGCTGATGGGACACGCAATACAAATGTGCCCCGTGATGCCGTCGCTCCCATGTCCTGAGCCGCACTCTCAGCGGTTGTGACTGTTGTATAGGATGTACAGCTTGATAATACTGTCGTCCTACTAAGTCTTCCACTGCCACTGTATGTCATGTTAACGGCCACAGGACCGTCTACAGGACCATTTATGGTATAGTCTGTCTCTATCGGCACCCCCTCATAACCCACTTCATCCTCATTGGGTTTGTTTGGGAAGACTCCAATAAGAACCGATGCCGCCAATAACGCATTCAACGATGATGAAAATCCACTGGCGGATGCTGGATCGTAGAACCCTGCCAAATCCATACTCCAACTGTTCTGCCCAGCTAACCTCTGTACCCAATCATCACTATAGCATGTCACCTCCACCGGAGCACCTACCATGTTGACAGTGGTATTATTGCTTATCCCAGAGAAGTCTACTGCGTTTAGGTAGACCCTCCAGTTCTTACCATGTATTTTTGCCATATATTTGTACCTCTATTTACCAGATTGATAATGCTAATCGGTTCCAAGCAGTATTAGCCGTGCACACATAGATATAATTAGCATCTATTGATACTTCGCAAAGGTCACAAGCCATTTTGGTATCCAATCGCTATAACATTATCTCCGGTATTTCCTAAAGTTACTTCATAGCCTACTGTGGTTTGAAAACTGATGGTATTTACCTTAATAGGCCAACCGAGCGCTGAAGTACGAAAGCAAACCAGAAGAAGCATAATGCATATACCAGTTGAACCCACCCGCATATCCCGAGTACCTCGCAGCACCGCCAAGCAAGGCCACCTTCCAACCGGCAGCCTGATTGTAGTAGTCGGTGATTTTGGTCGTCGATGTTCCCGTAACGTCCGCTGGCAAGAAACCTTCGTCAATCTGCTCCAACGCACCCTGATAGCCGTCGGCATTGTGAAGAGTAATACCTGGGACATCGTAGTTCGTTGCTGTGTCGTCAGCAAAGTCTGTGTCAGTATTGCTGAAATATGGTATATTGTTGTTAATATTAAACCCGTCGATGAACTGCCAAGTATGACCAAACCAGTTCTCGATACCGCGATATGTCATATAGCTACCAACGACCCCGTCCCCGCCAGAAACGTTATTGACAGCATCTCCGTCGCCATTACTCAGCCCACTATTGTTGATTGCGTGTTGAGCATTGTACGCCGTCCATGTCGCAGCGACCCAGTCAGTTAATCCAAGACCAATCGTACTCTGGGAGTAGAAATCTGCGTACTCCACCAGATACAAGAGTTGGATGGCCGAGGCCAAGTAGAAGTCGAATTGCCGCCAACCTGTGCCTCGCTTGGCTGCGATGAGCCGAAAGTTGGCCCGTGTGATCCCAGTGAATGCCTTCTTACCGCTCACACTGGACAGTATATCGTTCGACGTATCCACCGCTGGTGCACTGATGACGGTAGTAGCCTCCACTCCGTCTGCGCCTGTAATCACTGCGGTTGTAGTAATGACGTTATCACCCGCTATGCTGTCAATGATGTACGTGCCATCGTTGTCTGCCGTGCCTGAGACCACAATAACGTCACCCGCCTGAAGTAAAGCATATGGCGTTCCTGCACCTGCCGTGATCGTGCCCTTGCTGGCTCCATTGTCTACGTCGAAGGTGGCCGAATGCGATGCTACAGGGTTGTAGTCGCTAGTATAGACACTCTTGGAATCATCATACAACACACCCTCGTAAGCGCCGACGTAACGGAAGTCCACCTCCACACCGTTTTTGACGAATGCCGGGTGAACCACGAATCCTGTCAGCTCGTATCGGGAGATGTCCCAAGTGTGGACATTGGAGACCCATGAGTACTTGTAGTAGAACTTTGGTATCTCCACCATGACTTGACCATCCGCACCAGTCAAGTCCGACGGATCTCCGTTTGCTTTTAGCGTGGAGTCCGTTGCATTCAGGTAATACTGTACCACGCCCGCATCACTAATCACACATCGGCGCATGACAGACTGAATAGGCAGGGTAGCGTTGCCAGGGGTTGCCCCCGCTGCGAAGGCAGCCAATGACCCCCGCCGGGTGTAAGCGTCTGTGCTCTCGTTCCACGAGAGACCTTGCCACAATTTGCGTGTGCCATATGTTTCTGCTGTGACTATCCAATCCAAGTTAGGAGCTGTTGCTCCTGTGAGATTCCACTGACACCGAACATATCTATCCACAGATCCTGAATAATTTAGTATCTCAGACGTTACTCCTGCAAATGGCGTAAAATTTGTATACGTTACAAATTCTGCTGAGGTTGTTGAACTGGCTGACTGAATTGCCATACTTGCCGCATTCTCAGTCCCCCATACTGTGGCACTGCCTGAAGGAAGACGCAACACAAATGTCCCCCTCGATGCTGTCGCCCCCATATCAGTTGCTGTACCATTCGCTGTTGTCACCGTAGTATAGGAAGTGCAACTAGAGATAACTTTGGTTCTTGATAATCGTGCACTGCCGCTATATGTCATATTAACAGCTATAGGACCGTCCACAGGACCACTTATGGTATAGTCTGTCTCTATCGGCACCCCCTCATAACCTATCTCACCTTCATTGGGTTTGTTTGGGAAGATTCCAATAAGAACTGATGCTGCCAGCAACGCATTTAGTGATGACGAGAATCCGCTAGCTGAACTTGCATCGTAGAACCCTGCTAGGTCAATATTCCAATCATTATGGCCGACTATCCGTTGCATCCAAGTATCGCTGTAACATGTTACCTCTGCCATAGTCCCCATCATGTTGACAGTGGTATTATTGCTTATCCCAGAGAAGTCTACTGCGTTTAGGTAGACCCTCCAGTTCTTACCATGTATTTTTGCCATAAACTTACACCTCTATATATTACTCCTACCTATCAACACTTTTATGCAGCCCCAAGCCATTATCCGATGTAATTAAATCCATTAAGAAACATGATCAAAGTCATAGTTTTCCTGCTCTAACTCATGCTCAATCTGCTTGAGTCTGTTTATCGAGTCATCTAGTTGTCGAGAGGTTTCGTGGATTCGACCGTTTTGATAATGTACTTTTGCCATCGTTGCAGCTGCCAATAAGACGCTCGTACCTATACTGATTAGCAAAATATCATTCACGTTATCTCCCCAATCTTGTCTCTAACATAGTGACTATCCGCGTCTGTACTACTACAAATTCTCTTAGTGTCGTGTTTAACATATCCAACCGCCTATCTGTCCTAAATAGTAGCCAGAATACCACGACGCCTGGTATTCCAAGTGTCGAAGCAAGTTGGGCTAAGGTAACAACATCCATATGGTTCTCCAATTCCTATTAGGCACATATTAATTCTTTGCACCAATCCACTACCCGCTGTGTCGCCTGCCCATCATGTGGCCCTACGTATCTCTCAAGAATCCTTGGCCTGGCATCTCGTTCCCATACAGCCTTTTGTGCAAAAGAAAGTTTAATTGCATTATAGAGTGATTCAGCATCATAAGGGACTGAGGGTATTAATGGGTCTGCCACAAACCCCTCACCCATCCATATGGCCGGACTGCCCAGCATCGTAGCCTCGGTGGTGTAGTTTGAGAATCCGTTGCTAACCATTAAATCTGTTGCTTGTAGAACGATATCTCCATGCTGTGCTGTCACAAGACAGTTCACCCCCAAGTCCCTAGCGACAGCAGCGTGCCATTCCGCAGTCGCATTCCTCGAGTTTGGATGAACCTTGCATACCAACTGCACCCCATCATTGCGTAATTCATGCATTGCTGATAGCATCGTTTGCCATCCAAGTTCAGGTTGCTTGGGATTGTAGAGAAGAGTAGTCCACAACACCCAATCGCTGGCATATGTCACCACAGGTCTTTTGTGGTCCAACTTTAGCATTGCACACGCCCATCGCCTGTCTCTCTGCATTGTCGTGAATCTGTCCCACTGTGGGTGGCCCGTCACTCGTATCCTACCCTCATCCACACCACGGTCCATGTACCATTCCTTCATATACTCGCCCGCAACCGCTATCCAATCACATATCACTCTATTATGAAGATCTGGCGGATTGCCTATTATGGTTCCGTGGTTAAAGTGTGGCACATTCAACGTGGGCGTCCCTCGTGCCTTCGCGAACTGAGTGAGAGCCCTCGTGTCCTCACACACATCCTCATGTGTCACCACAAGTTTTATGTCTCTAGTCTCCCACAGGCGCGTCCAGACATTCAATCTGGCAACTATTCGCGACAACCCACTCATGGCAAACCCAGGGAACCATGACTTCAAATCCTCCGACAGGCTGCCAAAAATCTCTGTCTCTGGAAGCAACGATCTCATCCCTCGTTTACTGTTAAGGTTCCCTATGATCTTTGGAATGTTTGTCGCCGCCCAATTTACTCCAAATCCCTGGTCGACCTGCGAACCACCCTCGTCTATCCCAAACACAGGCAGTTTTTCTTCCTTTAGTGGCTCTGCTATCTGCGGATAGAGTATCCCTATGTCGTATGCTTCCGACAACCCTTTTGCCAGCGGCTTTACTGAATTGCCTCCACTGAGGATGATGACTGGTCGCCGTATATCCTGCTCAGTATTCTCTGATTGATTAGTTGCGTCAATTGGTACTCCAGACATTCTGCTACCTCCACTCCTTCATATGTCAGTTTAATGTTTTTGTGCCACTTTTGTACAAAATCAAATGATGTCTGATGAATCTCTTTGTCTATGTCACTGAACATGAATCAATCCCTCCAATTCTGTTATCGGTCTGATGGGAACAGTGACGTTGATAATCCCAGGCAGCCCCATGTTAGCTACCCTGAGACCCGCCATCTTCCCAACCATCTGTTCAAAGAACCCAACGTTTCTTTCCATGGTAAGGCCCAGCGTTTCTTGCCTTGCCACCTTCATCTTCTCTTTCTCCCCGTCGAGATTTGCTATCACATATTCTATTCGCTCTTCCCACTGTTCAGGAGTATTTGAGACAGGGTGCCCGAACTTCCCTAGTTCTGCATAAGGTGGTCCGTCACTGAACACCCAAGGCACCCCTGCTAGTATATATTCTATACCTTTTATCCAACTGCGCCTTGCATCATATGGATGTAAAAGGTCGAGTGGAGCCAAACCAATGTCAAATGTGCTCACAATTTTGGGCCATTCCGATGGCGGAACTCCACGTTGCCACATTTTCTGTCTCATGCCCTGCACGGGAAGTTGGAAGAAGATTCGCCCATCATTCCCGCACACTTTGAATATTACTTCTGGATGTCTCTGACATATTCTACCGAGGGCATCTCGCACACCGCTAAACCAGTATGAGTCATAGTGACTTACACTTCCGCCCCATCCAATGATAATTCTGTCGTTGAACTGCTCCGGTTTGCCTGGAAGGTCTTCATACCATGAACCCTGTGGGAAGTTCGGAATCCAGAGTGGTGTGTTAAGGTGCTCCCAATCCGCACAGATGACTTTACTTGGAGATGACACTGCGTCAACCAGTTGTACACCTATCTCTAATCCTTTTAGCGGTGGTGGATTTAGGTTGCGGGCGTTTTGTATCCAGAACAAGTGCGCCGGATTGCTCCACGGTAGAATCGGATAGGCATCATCCAAATCCAATATCACTGGTTTCCCCAACCCTTGGAAGTACTCCACCGCACTAAACATCGGTTCCGCAAATAGGTTGCGTTGGAATATGATAAGGTCAGCCGGCATTACAGCATCCTGTACTGCCGGGTCCTCAAACTGTCCGAACTTCTCAAACCATAACCCCGTGGCAGTATGTCCTTCTGTTGCATTTATCGCTCTCATGGGCAAAGCCGCTCTCCATTCACTGCAATTCCACTCTCTCGCGGACTCCTCTTCAGGAGTCCGCTATAACGAACAAAATATGCATAGCGGACCCTTTTAACCTCCCTTTCTTAGTAATTCATATCGTTCTAGCATTGTTTATTGACTTTGACAAAACTTTACACATTATATTCAATAGGTTCCAGCATGAACACAAAATGATTGAACTGTCTCTTCTTAACTGTCTCCGTTCCAATGTCTATCAACTCTACTTCAGTATGGTCTATAGCATCATTCAACGTGTCTGAGCCCGTGATAGCGTCAATCACATCCTGTATAATGACTTTTGTGTTATCCTGCCAGGTGCTCATTTGTGAGTCGTATGGCAGCCACACACCCAGTATCACAGACCATGTCACGTCATGACCATTTCCACCATAGGAAGTTCTCTGTGACCTGACAGGGCCAGGGACGATGACACAGCTCCAGGGGCATGGCGTGGTATTGATAATGTCCATGTCCATGAATGACACGTTCACCTCGTCAAACGAGCTTGTGGCTGTCAGGACCGCCGATGCACCGCTAATCACTCCTGTAAAACTCATATCCTTCTCTCCAACCAGGCGACTGTGTCCTCCGCCATTTGAAGGGCGGCATTTGCTATTCTCATCTTCCCAAATCTTGCCAAGGCCACCTCATGGAATTTGCTTGGCTTTGTTCCAGGATGCCATACCCGCTTGAAAAATACTACCTTGCCCACCTTGGGCCAGTAGAATCTCAGTGCGTTTGCTCTAACTGCTCTAATCTCATGAGGCCGTGTGCCATCTAACAGATAATCCCATATTTTAGAAGGATATCTGCCAGAGGGAGGTGATTTTACTTGTATCTCCCCACGTATTCCTTGTGGTTGCATATACGTTCTATATATGACATATTTACTTAATCCACCACTGCCAGGAACTTCTTGTCTCGCAGTGTCCCGAAGATCTTGCATCATCCTCTGGAACCTGCCGCGAACAATCTTTACGATGCCGGTATTTTTGACCTCCCCATATCTAGCAGCAATCTCTTTCAATCCTTCTGTGTATATCTGGATTTTTATGGTCATACCGTTGTCCAATCCGTCTTTTGCCACTCCATCATGCCAGACTTGAAACGCGACTGAATATAGTCACTCTCACTCTCATAGGTGTCCCGCTCCGACTCGCTCACCCCACCTACATGCGCCAGCCTTGATATCGCCTGGGCCTTGGTGGCTCCCAATATCCACAACGCCATTCCGTTGAATGATAATAGCCTCTCCATAGCCTCGTCGTAAAGGCGTTTCCAATGGGTGGGCTTGGACTCCTCCTCAGCACCATCCCAACTACTTGATTCGATAAGAACACCACTCTCGGCAAGCAAGGCAGCTCCCCACTCGGAAATAGGATCTAGGGCTGCCAAAAGAGCAGTGCCCGACACAGGGGTTGAAAATCCGATACTCGCAAACGCGACATCCATCTGGGCGGATACGTCAGCCAGGAAGAGTGTCACCTCAGCATCGGTCGGGTTTGTCTCACTAGAGAAATTGCTGTTCCCCTTTAGAAGATCCGGACATATTGCCGCAACACCTGACACTTTGCCGTATGCCATGTCTAACTCCTCATCGACGCAAATACTTCAAATGGTTTGGCTTCAGTACTACCATTCCATGGATCAAGATGAAAATATGCCTGCAACTCCCATATTCCTGCCGTGTCCAAGTCAGTTGATGCTGTGGTAACATATATCAGTTGGTTGGAACTGCCACTTCTCGGACTGCCACTCCACGATCCCGTTGTGGACTCATCCGGCTTTGTGTAATAAAACCATATTCCAGATGCACTTGATACGTCCAGAGATGCGGTAGTGCCAGAGATACTTGTTTCTTGTATTGCAATTACAAGGCTCGCGCCCGTGTCATATTGATGAAGTTCCGTTGCCATTATCTCTCCAGTACCAATATCTTGGATCGTGCTATGTCCGCTGTGCTTCTACTAGACCGCCGCATCTCTGCCACTACCGCTTTTTGCCTACTTATGTCTGCCGTCAGCAACAGGAATTCCGTACTGGCTACTACTGGTGGTACCACAGGAGCATGAAGCCACTTCAGCACCCAGAATGCTATGTCTCTAGTCTTACTCACGTCACACCGACTATGGCGCTAGCCGAGTCATCAAGGGATGCTGACATTGTCCGATAGTTTGTCGTTCCATCTACACGATAGATTGTCCAATCACTGCCGCTTATCTGTGATTCTGTAGCCATTAGGATTAGAGTTGTCAAAGAGTGGCAGGCTGACGTTGTCTGCACTTCACTGGCTGATCTTGATAATATATCGTTACCTATGGTGGATGCAGCTATTAGATTACTAGCACTCAATACATCACTTCCACTGATTATTCCTGTTGCTGTTGCAAGACTCGTAACATCGGCCATGAAGTTTGCTGGTGTATTCAGATCATCCAAAAGTGCTCCTGCGGTACTGGCAGTATTGTGTGCATTAACAATATCCTCATCCCATATATTATCTACTAGAGTTGAAGCTGTTAATAGATCACTTGCACTCACTGCCGCTGTAGCCGCTTGACGAGTAGAAACCGCAACGTCAAGATTAGTTACTGTCGCCTTGAATGTCGCTGGCGTATTTAGGTCATCTAACAATGCACCCGCTGTGCTGGCGGTATTATGAGCAGCTATTATATCTTCATCCCATACACCATCTACTATAGTGGATGCCGCTATTAAGTCAGATGCCGATAGAAGATTAGATGCACTGACTGCCGCTGCTGCTGTTTGTAGCGTTGACATTGCAACTGTACCATTTATATTAGACGCTGCTATTGGACCTGTTGTGACTACATCTGAGGCTGATAGTAGATTTCCCACAGCCATCACAGTTGCTGCCCAATTTACAACATTTATTCCTAGTAGAGCGGCACTAGTTGAAACTGATACACCTTCAATTTCCCATAAGTCGCTTTGGAATCTGTCCACACCATATTTTGTATCCCAATAATTAGCTGTGACTACACTGAAGTTGCCCCAGACAGGAAGAGCGCCAGACATGTTTATATCCCAATAAGCTGTGCCGAGAGTGCCAGTGTCAGTTGTATCAACCTCGACTTTGTAATATCCCGCTGCCATGTGCTCAGGAGATGTGGAACTATTCATAGCAGCAATCGTAGCACCATTCTTTGATAATCTTACGTCAGACGCACTAATAGCTAATCCTGTTTCAGGTGTGCTACCATTTGTCCCATCTAGGAATGGGCCTGCTGGAAAGGATGCCGCTGTTGATTGTCTTAATTCTGGCATTACCTAATCCTCATGTTTCTATAATATCTCATTGCCACTGGTATCGACAGCCCCGCTGCCACTGCCGCCGACAGCCACGGCCACAACTCGATGTCGAACATGGAGCAGGGCGCGAGGTAGAGCTCCATTATCTCGGAGGCGGTGAGGGCACGGTTGTAGAGAAAAGCGTTCTCTACTGTGCCATCCATATACTGCCCCGGTGTTGCAAATTCGCTACGGCCTAAAGTAAATTTGTCTATCGTACCTATCGAGCCTTGCGATGTTGTTTCTGTTGCTCTTAGCCTACCATCTACATATAATAATCTGAGACTATTAGACTCAAACACCCCGACAACTTGATAAATCTTACCAAGGACAACTTCATCCGTGTCCCGAGCTAAAGCTTGGCTACCGTCATAATGCTGTATATAGAATTTATGTATATAGCCGTCTAAGGCGTCTTCCTGCGCACCCAGTCCCATTACCCTGGTCTGCCCACCAACATACAATCCAGCTATTCTGCCGTCTTGAGTTGACGCCAGACTTACATTTACACAAATAGTACAAGGAGCTCCAGTAACAGTACTTATCCCTATAGGAATACAATCATCCGTCCCATCAAACGCCAGCGCAGGCCCATTCTCCCCCGGATTCCACCCACTCGTAGCCGTGGGAGGGAAGGCCATTCCTGTTAAAGTGCCTATACTACCATCTACCAAATTAGTGATGGTATTGCCACTAGCCTCATTCATCAGGTAGAGGGCTACCAGCCTCTGCGCCAGTGGGTGTGCAAGGTTTATCTGTGAGCCTAGAAACGGCTTCTGTCTGCCCCAGTGGATGGTCATAGCCTATGCAGTCGTGTAAGCTTGTACGGGTGTCACCCGCACTTTGTAATTCAAGGTGCTACCATCGGCATCGTAGCTGTTGTCCACCACCACCCGTGCCCTGATGGTTCCAGCAGGTAGAGTGATTGGGGATTTTGATATTGCCACGTTGAAGACAGCCGTGTTCAGTGCGTGCTCATTCGTCGTCCCGTCTAGGATCACCACAGCATTAGCCGACTGTGCACTCTCAAATACCAGTTCTGAGTTAATCAACGTCCCATCCTCGATGGCCAGCCATTTACCCAGCACCGTCAAGGCATGCCCTGTCAAGGCAATGCTGGTCGCAGCTGCCGCCAGGGGATTGTCCTCGATCAGGTCAGTGGCCGCAGTGCCAACAAGCGCCGAGAAGGGTGTCAAATCATGCCAATCCTCATCGCCCGATGCAGCGCTAGACGTCTGGACGATGAACTTAGTCCCCGTGTGCGCTGTTGTGGTGTCGAGAAACGCTTGGAGGCACAGTTCCGCTTGGAACAGATCGGACACATCTAGTATAGCCGAATGAACGATGGTATTCTGTGCGACTGCTGTCCAGTCCTGTAGCGCCTCTGGTGTCTTGGCAACTGTTATTGATCCCATCGCCTACACCCCGTAGATAGCAGTAGCTATCGCATTGACAGCGCCATTCACATTGTCCTGAATAGTGCTGTCGGTGGCATTACGAATATCCGCCACGGCTGCGGCCCGGTTTGCCGCCAGCGCATACTTCCAAAGGCGCGCCGACTCTGACTCGCTAGAGTCCAGCGCAGCATTGGCCCATTTCGCCCGTAGCTCATGAGCGCCAGCAGTCTGGTCGAAGGGTGCTACAGTGTCAGCACCGCTGATAATCGTCTGCGCTGCTACAACGACTGCAACCTCGACTTTAGCCCGCAGTTCTCCTACTCCAAACAATGCTCGTAGTTCCTCATATGTTGCCATGCTAGTCTCCTAAACATCTCTTTTCCCCATTCATCTGCCAACAGATATTCGATGAGAATAGTGGGGAATAAAAGTTCTGTGTTTTTATTTGAGTACTACCAATCAAGGGCATCCAACTTTTGTGCAAAACCAAGTCACTATGCTACATTCCACAAAAGTCACTGTACTATCGCTATCCCTCCTCATTACGGTAGAATCTCAGCGACCGCCTTCGCCCGCGTCCAATCCAAGAAGTTCTGCAGTGCAGAAATTTGGGCAGCAGAGAGGTAGGGGACTAGGTCCCCACTTCGACGATCCATCCGTGCACCAGTCTGGTCTAGGATTTCGACATGATACAGTCCCCTACGTTCGGATGGGTCATCAGACGGATCGACGAGTTGTAGCTCTATCCGCCCGATGGTTGTTGCTGTTTTGATAGTTTCCTGATTCCAAGACATGTTTTCCTCTTTTTTCTATACATTTGATTAGGTAGACATTGATAATGTCAACAAAAAGATTCCTACTAATAGACAAGCGCGCTTGATCAAGGTAGATAACAATATGCTACACTGTACGTGAATGGGCTTCCGCTATCATGAACAACATTCATATCCCATATCCTTGGCAAAGGATAACCAATGGTCTCAGTTATGCCTTCTGCACCAGCAGCAATATTTGGATAAATCATATAGGTATAAGATGAAGCTGTTGTCAAACATGCTGACGCAATCAAATTTCTATAACTTCCGCTTATTGGGTCTTTGGTTCTAACATACAAAGTTACAGTCTCAGAACCTGATATAACAGAAATGTCCCAATAAACAGTAACACCCTTACTGCTGTAATTGGTATAATCCCCACTTGTGGAGCTCGACGTTCGACTCCTGCTTGCGAACGCCGTCCCCGTTTCCGTTGTCCCATATCCACTATTGCCAAACCTTCCGAGAGTGACTTCTTGACGGCCATAACTATCCGTAACCATAAAAGTAGCATCACTCGTAGCGGACACCGCCGAAGGTGTTGACCTATATATACCACCCACTAATAGAGGTGCTATGGCAGACGCCGTGGTGTCCGCTCCCGTCGCACCCTGTCGTCTAGGTGAAGATTCTCCTGTTGCCATAACTACCCCCGTACTCTATAAATAAAATGGCCCACCAAAGGAACAGGTATGACATCCTGCCTTTTGAGAGCCAATATTAATGTTCCTGCCATATAAATCCTCCTAGTATAGTTTCAGTCCCGGCCAGAGGTAGAGACCGGACATAGATGTTACTCTTCTGGTATTACTTTTGGCTTTGCTCTTTTGTGTAGCTCTTCATCGTTCTCATGCCGCATCAACTCAGATATGCTTGTAAAGCTCTGAGCACAGCGCGGTTGACGACAGAAATAGGTTATATGAGGCCGTACCAAACCCGTACTAATTAGCTTGTCATCATTTGGGAGTCCGATAAACAATATAGGATCTCCCCTATTAAATTTTACGTCCGCAGTGTATTTGAAAGGTCGGACGGCCTCATATGTTATCTCTGCCTTAAAAACGTTAGTCATTATGCTTTCCTCCTGTAATCAGTCAATGATTCGATTCTATCATACGCCTGGTCGATTGTGTCCTGTGT